TTTCTTGGCTTACAACACTTTTATCAGCATTACCCCAATCGGTGTTTATATTGTCTCTAAAAAATTTATTTTCTTGTTGCACTGAATTAAAGATATAAAAATTCATATTTTTCTTCCTTTAATATAATCTGCAAAAGTCTTATGACACTTTGGTCCTGGATGTAAGTTATCAGTACCTTTATCGAGATCATGTTTTATGTTTCCTATACTTTTTACATTAAATTCTCTTTTTAAGTTTTCTAATTTATAATCATATTCACCCATCCAAACTGTAACAAACATTTCTATATTTTTTTGTTTACACAAGCTAAAAAATGTGTATATGTTCCAAAAATATTTTTGCCAAATAGTTTCAGACATTAACGTATTTGACCTAATAAAACTTTTGCGTAATTTAAGATTATCATTTAATAAATGCATGTCTCCTGGTACATATAAGTTGACATATTTTTCGTCATCTCTTACTACAACTTGCCTATGAGGATCACTTGCATACCAGTAAAGTTTTTTTACATTATAATTATTTATTGCCCATGTAAGATTTAGTAATTGTACATCTATACCCGAACCAGGTATTGCGACATTCAAATAATTATCTCCGTTAGCAATTAGGTATGGCCAAGACTGTTCTGCCTCAACACCTGTTGCATATGTTAAACTACATCCACCAAATAAAACAATTTCATCTGAAGTAGGTTCAGGACCTCTAAATCCTAGACTGTTATTTTTATGATCAGTGTCATCAAACTTTATAGGAATATCTATAAGAAAACTAGCGGACATCAAACATCTCTTTGATAAACGGAAATATTTTAGGAGTTTCTTCTGCTCTAATTTTATCTAACCTGTGTGTCATATTTTGCATTTTAGGAATTTGATTAGTTTTATCTTCTTGATTCATATATGTAACTAAATTTCTAAAAGGGTCGCTTGGTATTTTATAAACTTTTTCTAATTCATCTGCATAAGCTAATAGTTTATCCGTAACTTGTTTTTTTAGATGCGGTAATAATATTTGGCAGTTATAATATTCAGGCTGTATTAAATTATTTAAATGGAATGTTGTAAACCAATGATCATGTTTTTTATTTACATCTATCATTCCTAGTTTAATACATTCTCTATGAAAGTCAGGCATATAATAGATATTCCAAAAACTTATAGTAGGATGTAATCCCCAATGCATATTTGGTCTTTCAAATAATCCACTGTCCTTAAATTTACTGAAGTTAGCAACTACTTTATCCCAGTTGCCGCCTTTTCTTATATAGTTATAACGGTCACCCATATCATCTATACTTGCCATTAATTCAATGTGATCAAAATGTTTCCACATTTCTAATATATCATATTTTTTATATTTTAGTGCATTAAAGTTTGTACTGTAACGTAACCTAACATCACTTCTACCTGCTTCTATTAACCTATCTAGTACTTTATAATGCTCGTCAGTAATTAAAGGTTCGCCTCCTGCAAAATGTATGTATTCTACTTTATCAAAAAATGTGTCAAAGTCTTTTTCAAACTCTAGTTCGTCAATCCAAATACGCTTAACTTTAGGTGGCGTACTAGGATGATTTTTATCTAGGTCCCAAAGTTTTATAAAGTCAGCATGCCACTGAGTACTAAATTCAATACCGCATGTTCTACATTTTTGATTGCACACATTACTAAATCTAAAATCCCAATGTATTAAATTCAGAGGATCAACACGGCCGTCTTCAGTTGTTTGTTCTACAATACCATAATGGTTTTCCAAATAACTGTCATTCATATGAGTACGTAAACTAGTAAATCCGTCGTTTTCTTTTTCGTAACATCTATAACAAAAATCAGGTCGTTCATTCCCTTCTAGCATATCCTTACGTAGTTGTTTCATACGATCACTATTCCAAATTTGCGGAATATCTTGATTGTTCATATTTCCTATTGTTTCATGTATAGGTGACAAACAACACGGATTTACATCTTTGTTTGGCATAAAATGCATGTGAGTCCAAGGAGCCATACAAAACACTTTTGATTTTTTTAAATCTTTTTTCTTCATATTATCCATATTGCATTTCCTTGTACAATTTTATAACTTTTGGTCGGTTATCTTTATTTAAGAATCTATTTCTATTACTTTCTAAAAATGGTTTAATTTTTTTAGCCATGTCTACACGCTGACCTATAGTCATTTTATCTAATCTGTCAATTTGGTCACATATCATATCAATTCTACTAGATAATTTTGCTACTCTATCATACGATTCGCTCCAAAATTCAGGAAAACTAAAATATCCTTCATTGTTTAAATAGGTAATTGTATCTTGAGATCCTAGTATTATAAACGGATGACCTATTTGAATAGGCTTCCATGTTTTTTCTGTAGTCCATAATACATTTATCTCGTCGTGGTATTCATACTCTCCTTTATCAATAATATCAGTTGCATATGTTTCTGTAACTAAACTTACTAGGCTATTTGCATAATGTTCTATATTGTGATATCTATCATCTTTATATACATCGCCATCTTGTTTGTCAATAATAAGTCTTGCATTTTGTACATATTCCATCCATTTTAATTTTTCTTTTAAATATGCGTTAGATTTACTAAGATCAACAACACGGTTATCGTTAGTAGAAAATTGGCTACACGGTTGATCATACACATTATAACTAATATAACTTTTTTCTTGCAAATTACGTAAAAGTAACTCACTTACTAAACCTGCTCTATGTATTCTATTATTACCATTATAACTAAGTGCAACATTTTGCGGTTGCCATGTGTCTAAATTGTTTAACAACTTTTTGCGTTCTTTTTTTAGTACAGGTTTATCATAATTACGCAAACTTGTCCAGAGTAAATTTTCACCTGCCCTTGATTTATATGTAATTTGATGTTTTATCTGCCACCAATCTAAGCCAAATAACTTATAAGGATCTAAAAATTTTTTATATGCACAATTTATATCTCCTAATAATACAACTATATTGCTTTTAGGTACGCCCATATGAACTAACTCGTCTGCTTGTTTTTTAACAAGAGCTATTGTTTGTATAGCAGCACCCTCTTCTTGATAAGTTAGTAAAATTTTAAATCTATTTTTTTTAGTCAAATATACAGTCTTTTCACTGACATATCTTGATATAGGTTTGCCACCATGAAAACTTAGTTCTATAGGATAGTAACAGTTTTTTATTCGCTGTTTTCCTGTTACAATATTAGGTTGTATTCCTATATATTTTAGTGTATTATATAACATTGTAACTCTATGAGTGCAACTATCATTATAAAACACGTCATCAGTTATGTAAGGTATCTGATGTTTGTCTTTTGTAATATTAAAGTCTATACAAGCATTAGGAGCAGGATTTCCATTAATAATATTATCATAATAAAAACTAATATTTTCCAAGAGGTTCTCCAATGTTTTTATTATCAGGCTTTAGTATCCAGCCTTCTTTTTCTGCAAGTTCCATAATACTTGCATCTGTGTCTGGAATACTTTCAACCCAGTCTGTTAATATTTTAGGAAATACACTTAGACTCTTGTTTCTACGTACATCATACTGTGCATAAAATGTTTTAAAATCGCGCCACAGTGTAACAGGATTACTTGTGCGTCTATGCGGTGCATCTACAGTTACTAGGTAATCTATTAAACGTTCAATACTTGCTTTTTCAAATTCGTGCCAGCCTGGCTTGTGTTTATTCTCTTCCCACCATGTGCTGAATTTATTATGTAAATGATCTTTAATATGATTAGGCAATGCTAACGGGCTTTGAAAACTTGGAAAACGCAATAAGTTTAAACTTACAGTTGGCGTTCTACTTTGTGTAAGTTCTTTTAGTTTATACACTTCGTCTAAAAATTCAGTAATACTAAACAAACACAAACTATTAATAGTCATCATAATATTAATGTTATTGCAGTTACCTTCTGTTAGCATACGTTTAATATTAGTAAGCCACTGTTCATAAACTAATCCGTCACGAATATATTCTGCTTGTTTACCAACTGCTTCACAACTAGTATACAAATCAAAATGTTTCATTCCTTGTGTTTTATCAATTAACTTGTCGATAATATCTTCTTTAGCAATTAGATTACTGTTAATTGCAAAACGCATATTAGTTTCTTGTGCGTTAAACCAATCAAACAGTTTCCAAGTGTTGCCGCTCATTAAAGGTTCGCCACCTGTAACCCGCAGTTCTTCTAAACTATCAGCTAGGCCACTATCCCACCATTTCCAAAATGCTTGTATGTAAGGATTGTCTTCGTCATTTTTATAAGGTTGTGTCCAACTACCGTCTTGCTTAAATGCACCAGCGCCATCACTTACAAGATTAGTGTATTCGCCATTCTTTTTAATATCTTTAGCCCATGTAGTTGAAAAACTTGCATTGCAATAGCTACACGCTAAATTGCATGTCCTATCAAAAGCAATTTCAAATGTTTTAAGATTAACATTATCATTTGCATCTGCTTCGTATGCACGTTGTAATTCTTCGTCTGAGTAAATAATACTTTTAAAAGTTCTGTCACTAACAGCATCTTTTTTCATATCTTCCATCTTCCAGCAATATTCACACTCAGCAGGTCTCTCGCCTTTTTGCATCATACGGCGCATTTCTTTTTTATGTGCAGTATTGTGTATTGCTGTGGGATTATCTTGAATCTCTACTAATGGTATTTTATGTGCAGGTGGGTGATGACAACTTGCAGTTGTGCCACTACCTAACCATGTAGTAGCATTATACCATTTAGCACCACAAAAACTTTTACTTTTTGTATCTAAAACTCTATCACGATATTGCTGTAAATTTTCGTTATCTTTTTTAGGCACTCCATGTCTCCATTAAGTTCTCGTAATCTTTAAAGGTTATATAAAAATCTTTACTACGCCTTTTATCATATTCGCTTATAAATTTTACAAAATCTTTTCTATGCTCTACAGCATTAGTCTGTGTTTTTAAGTATTCACAAAACCTTTTTATCTGATCCCATTCTTCTAGATATAATCTAGCAAACTTTTCTGGACTATTATACTTTAACCAACTATTACAAATTGTTTCAATGTCATTTGCATACTTTACTCTCTCCTTAGTATCAAGTAAAGAACATTGTAAATGAGGTGGCCATCTTAAATAATTTACACTCAACGGAACACGATTATATTCAAACGAAGTATTGTGTTTTGCTCTTAAATCCATAAGTGTTTTTATAAAATCAGTAAACGTTGGTAAACTTAGAATATTAATAGTAGTCATAATAGCAACTTTACTCTTAGTTAACTCTAATACTTTATTTACATTGTCTAACCATTGCTTATAATTTAGTCCGTCACGTGCATATTCAGCTTGTTCGCCTGTGCTTTCAATACTTGTATAAATGTCAACATTTATGCCAACTTCTTGTAACTGATTTAATTTTTTAATTAGTTTATCAATTAGTACATCAGGTACTCCAAGATTACTATTAATTGCAATATCTATTTTGTATTGAGGATTTTCTAATAGATAATCTAACACTTTCCAAGTATCTTTACTCATAGTAGGCTCACCGCCGGTTATTCTAAAAACTTTTAAATAAGGTAAAGCGTCTGGAAACCATTTCCAAAATGCCGTAACATAAGGATTATCCTCACTATGTTTATATGGATACTTTCCACTAGACTTTAAGTAGTCTAAATTATGAGCACCGTGCTTTGTAGGATATTGTCCATACTTGTTTATATCTTCCATCCACTTAGAACTAATTTCTGGTGAACAATATGAACATGCAAAATTACATGCATTACTAAAACTTACTTCCAAATAACTAGGATAAACATTTTTGTTTGGATCTGATTTTGCTATTTCTTCAAATCTGTCCCATGCCCATGTGTCAGATGTTTTGTAATGTCTATCACTAAAGTATGTGTTATCTAAGTCTTCAATATTCCAACAATAATCACACTCTTTAGGACGTTCACCTTTTAACATTTTTTCTCGTTGTTCTTTTTTGTATTTGCTATTGTGAAGTGCAGAAGGGTCCAACTCAATCTCTGCCAAAGGTATCTTGTGTGGAGCAGGATGATGACAGGAATGGTTGAACCCATTCTGCAAGTACAAAGTCGTTTGCAACCATTTTGCTGTGCAAAAGGAACAACTTACCTTGTTCATTTGTTCTCGTTTTATTTCAAGAACTTGTATTTTTTGTTCGTTACTCATTTATTTCTAATAACTCTCGGAGTATTTGCATAAACAGTTTTAAAAAATTTACTTTGATCACTATTAAGAGACTTAACAGGTATTTCTATACCTAGTTCATTAACTAACTTTTCGCCCAATTCTTCAATTGAATCTTCTAAACCAGCTAATGATATTGTTTGTTCATTTTCTTTCCAAAAATTATTTAGGTACGTAAAGTCACGAGTTTGCACATGGTCCCAATCTGTACACATAGTCATATACGTACCTTGCCTAGCACCAAATATTGACCACTTACCGTTTTCTATATCAGCACCTACAGACATCCAGATTAAAAGTCTATGGTAGTTTTGCCACCAGTTTGTTCTTAGGTCATCAACTTTTTTTCCTTGATCTAAACTCATTTTGACTCCTTCACGAAAACCTGCTCTCCAGGCTTGTTGCGGAGTTGAACTTATTATACTAGTACTAAAATTTTCGTTAAGCTGATAGTAGTTGTCAAAGTAACAAAACTCTATTTGATGACGATCTTCACCGTCTGTGTTTTCATGCGTTTTCATATTTTTTACAAAATCTTTAGTCCACATTTTTAAGCTACCATTGCCATATTTTAAACCGTTTACATCTATATTACCACACCAACTAAATTGGTAATCATCATCAACTCCAAGTTTATCAAGATCCAATTCTTGTTTTAAAAAGTCAGGATGCATTTGAGTGTCACCGTCAACAGTAACAAAATGCTTAGTTTCACTTAATTCAGCACAGGCTTTATGGGCAGCATCTGAACCTTCTACTCCGTGTACACGTTTTGCCCAAGGAACCTTAGTTAGTAAGTCTGTGTAATTTTGCTCAGCATTAGGCTCGTCATAACTTAAAAATATAATATCTTGATCAATAATTTTTATCTTTGACATGTTATTTCCTTCTATGATAATATGCATCAAAAACTTTGATACAGTATAAACTGGTATTTTTGTTTGATGCAATATTATTTTTAATTTTATATGTGCCGGTTTGTAGCAATTCGCTGATAGGTATACTCAATGTATCTATCAGGATATTAGGGTTATTTTTTTCAGTTATATAAACATATTGCATTTTATCTTTATAAAAATTACTACTAGATAGAAAAGTTTTTAATGTGTTACTAATAGTAACTTCCCAAACTTTTTGTTTTATATCTTGTACAATTTCTACATAATTTTTACTATTAGGCTTTTTATCGACAAGTTTATGTATACTTTGATCTACATCAAACTCCATAAGATCTTTGTTTTTTCCTACAAGCTCAAACACCTTATCTTTAGTTGATGGTATTACTATATAATCTTGCATTAACTTTTTACCATCAATAAAATCTTTATATGTATCGCTGTCAACTTCAATAAAACTGCTATCAGGCTCTACGTTAGTAAATGATTTAATAGTACCTGTTTTTTGGTCAAAGTTAATATACAACATTATGCAGACTCCAACTGTTTAATAATTTCGTTAGATAAGAAATTATCTTCTACATAATGAAATGGTTTTGTTTGTAAAAAATTTCCAATCATAAGTGAACCATCTGTTTTTAAATATTTGCCTATTGCTTTTGTCCAACTTGAGGGAATATTATTCCAGTGCTGAATCTTAGGTTTCATATGTACAAAATTAATAAAACTATTTGTATTTGTTATTTGTGTTTCAATTCCTAAAATTTTACAAGCAATCGCGGCACTCATATCAATACTGCACCATTTTTGAAATCTTTCTTTTGCAAATTTTGTATAAAATAATTCCCAGTTGTTAACAACTATTTCTAACATAGTATAAAACTCTTTTGCTTCATTGCACTTTTTAAAATAATGTATTGTAGAATATAACATAGGTAGATCATTTGCAATAAAAGTTTTTCTATGTGCGTTTCCTATTGGTTCGTTTCTATAAGTTGTTGGGTTAGTTACAAAAAATAAATTATATTTGTTTAGTTCTTTCCACCAATGATTAATGTTCTGTAAAAATAGTACGTCAGCATCACATACAATGGTTTCGTCGTATGGTGTTACATGATATATTTTCCATCTATTTTCAACTTTCCAAGTTGATTCTTGTGCTTGGTCGTCCCAAGGAATGTCTATAATTTTGTCAAATACTTTTTTATACTTTGCAGATACTTTATCGTTTGTAATTAAACTAATTTTTGCATCTGGATTAAATTTAATAATACTTAATGCACACGCATACGCTTGTCTTACATAGTCAGTTGTTTTGTTATTTTGTGCAAGTATACAAAAGCCTTTATTCATTTACAAACTCCTTATCTATGTGTCTGTTTAAACTAAACTTATTCATTAGATGTAAGTTACAATCTTTAACAGTGTTTATTGTATAATGGCCCATCCAGTGTTTTTTATCAAGTAAGATATAAAATTTTTCATCTTTATATTGATGTAACACATCTCTGTCAGTTGTGAACCATAGATTACCTGGCGGTTGCTTTGGCCAATGTTGTTTTGTAAATCCGTTTAAAATATGTATTGCTATACTAAAAGCAAAATCATTCCTAAAGTTCTTTGTTGGTATTTGATATATTAATCTATAGTAATGCCAATTTTCTCTAATATGTTTTACTAGATCAAAATAAAATTTTGTTTCATCTGTTTTTTTAAAATAAAATATTGTAGCCCAATACATATCTATTGACCTGTCACTGATTCTTAAATATTCTTCTTTGTCTGGTCTGTCGGGATTAATGTCATGGATTGTTTTATAAATTAAAAAATCTTCGTTATAATTAAAACATTCTAATAATTTATCATTGCTTACAATAATATCTGTATCCATTACTATTGTTTCGTCAAATGGTGATACTTCGTAGCAATCTGATCTATTATGATTTTTCCAAGGCAATGTTCTATTAGCCATAGACCCGTCGTAAAATATACGAGTTTGTTTTGTTTCAGGAATTGACGCTTCGATTACGTGTGTAATATAATTTTTATAAAAAGGATACGTTTTCTTTAGGTAAGGGATGTTATCAGTGCAGACGGCTACATCAAGATTAAGAAATTCCTTAATCCTTTTTGCACAATAAACTGCCTGTTTTAAATAATCAACGGACTGGTTATTATAAGCAAATAAAAGTACGCCTTTGCTCATAAATCAACAATACCTTCTATTGTACGCTTTGTTTTTATTTTACTATATTCTGTAAAATATGCATTTATATTTGTAAAATAAATGTTAAGCAAAGTGTCATTGAATTTTTGTAAATCTTCAATTTCAATAGGGGTATTATTGTCGTCAATTAAAACAGTTTCAGTTTGATTATTTTGTAATAACGTATTGCAAAAGTTTAACAATACTTGTGTTACTGAAAATTTTCCACCGTTAATGTAGTGAACAGAATTTTCAAGGAATTTCTCGTGTAACAACCTTTTTTGATTGTTAAGAGTAATCATATGGTTGGAAAATTCCAACGCTTTTTCTAATCTTTCATCCATTATAATATGCTCCAATACCTATTATAACAGTATATATTAAAAAGTTAGCGTTGTCAAGTGTTTTTGTGGCTTACGACCAAGCACTATTGGTAAATGATGCACTATTAACCGAAACATAAGACCCTGATGCTGTTTTATCTGTAACAGTAACAGTTAGTGAATCGTCTGCATGTATCAGCACACCTTCGTCTTCGCCTGGGCCTGCTGGAGTAACAGTAGGAGTATCGCCTTCTTCACCACCGCCGCCTGTATCTGATCCTGCTTGTTGGTCTCCTGCGTCGTTGTCATTTAAGTATACCGTAATTTTAAATGCTACTGTTGATGTTGTAGTGACTGTTACAACAACTCTATATTCGTTTTCTGCATAGTTGGCAGCACTACCTGCTTTAAGATATGTTAATAGTCCAGAACTTGCATTGTTACGCAAATATTCTGCTGTATATGTTGTTACGGTACCGCTACCTGTAGTTGTTACTCCACCTTTACCAAAAGTAACTGTACCTGCATTTGACAAAAGTGTAATCCAGTCCGATTCTTTGGAAGACGCTGCCGCTGAACCTTTTGCTGCCGCAGTACTAATTGATATAGTGCCGCCGGCATTCCAAAATGCTCTATAATGAGCAAGACTACTAAAAGTTGCAATACTATCAATTTGTACATTTGCCCCATATGTTGCTGAAGAATTACCCCAAGCACCTACAGTTGCAGTTCCTGTAATACTAGGTGTTAATCGTGTTGTGGTTGTTGCTTGAGTAGGGTGAACAATATCTTTGTTTGTTTCTATACTTGTAGTTTCTGTTTCATAATCATTAAAACCACCGTAAGGAAAATTACTATTCATTGTAACAGTGCCGTTGGCATTTAGTACAACGTTAGGGTCTGTTGCTGGAATTGTTGCGTTGGCACCTATAAACATGCCTGCAGAGATATCATGTAAATTACCATCAACATTTAACTGATGTCTTTTACATTTAATTATATCTGTTCTAAGATTATCCATTTGTGCAGCTGTAACATTTTGTGTTCCTGCTACTGCTGATGATGACATACCCATTGCGTAACCCGAAGAATCACTAGGTGTGCCACTAGGGCCTACTAAAATACTTTCAACTCTAGTTCTTAATCCGTTGTAATCACTTGCACTAATTGTATCGCCAACACTTACAGCCATTATTATATTACTCCTATAATGTATTTATTATAACAGTTGTTACGGATTTTACAAGTTTGAAGTGTTTGCATATGCGGGACTCGTTACTGCAACAAAACTGCCTGTTGCACGTTTTTGTTTTATAGTAGAAGTTAAAGTGCCGCCAATATTTTCATCAAAATTAGGATCGCCTGCGTCGTTATCTTGAAATTCTATTTTAAACTGTAGCTGTGCAGATGAAACTTCTTTTGCTTGTATTCTATAAATGTTTTCAGAATAGTTTGCAGCACTACCGTTCTTTTCAAATATTTTTTGATAACTTGTAGTAACATTATAGTTACCTACTGCTTGTGATGTTCCTGTGCCTGTGTTAGTTGTTGCATTTTTTTGGAATTTAATTATTCCTTGATTAACAAACATTGTGTTCCAATCTTGGGCTTTTGCCGTTGCATCGCCTGTAATATTTGCTTCTAACCACACTTCGCCGCCTGTATTAAAAAAATATCTTCTGTGGTTAGCATCATTAAATGTTACTGTAAATGTATGTGTAACAGTACCGTTCCATTCACTTGTTCTACTACTAGTTATAGCAGGTTCTACTGTTGATTGTGTTCCGTCTACTAAATTTTGATTAGCTTCTAATATTTCAACACGGCTTAAAAATGCATTAAATCCTGCGTTTGTGTCGCCATCACTAGCATTTGCACCAATAGTATCTCCTGTTGTAATAACACTTAATGTTGTGTTAGAACCAAATATATGTCCGTTAACATTGTTGATATCATCAAGCAACGTAGTCATATGTGCTGCTGTAATAGTAGTTTGTGCTGATACAGACGAACTACTTAATGATTGCCCGTATCCGTTTTGTCCATTACCTGTTCCTAGTACGGAGTTTACTCTACTTTGTAAAGTATTATAGTTTGCTGCTGTGATGTTATCGCCACTGTTGACTGCCATTACTATTTTTCCTCATTAAGTGCGTATATATTATTTATACTTTTAACACACACTCTATTAATTTTTCTTCTTCAGAGGTACTAGTTTCTAAAGCAACTCCAACAAGTGCGTTTGCTTGAATTGTTCCTGCAACACCATCTTTCCAGGCATATACAGCCATTCCTTTTGAAACAGGACCTATAACTCTAACAGGTACACGACCTTTTAGTGCTAGAGCTTGGCCGTCTGCTTCAGCATTCATTAAGTATGCTGGGTTTTCACTGATAACACCTACAGCAATATCTCCAACATTTGCTGGTCTTGTTTCAGCTTCGCCGCCAACTGCCATTACTGTGCCAACCGGTTGATCTTCATTTGTTGTATATTTTTCAGCTAAGTCAGCATATTGAGCAGCTGTTGCTGTGCCTCTAAATAAAGTTGCGTATAAATCACCTGATGCATCTCTAACTGCTACTGTATTTGCTGTTGCGGCTGTATCACCGTTTCTAACGTTGCCGCCTACAACTAATGCACTGGCTTTTTCTGAAAGTCCTGTAAAGTTTGTTGCATACACGTTTGTATATTGTCTTGATGTTGAACCTAAAGATACTACTTCAGTAGTTACATTATCTGATTGTAGACCTGGTTCAATACTATTTGCAAAAATTCTTAAACTATTTTTTTGAATACCACCAGAGTCTTTTGCTGAAAGTTTAATCATTGTGCCAACTTCGTTAGCAATTAACCCTTGATTATCATTTTCAATTTTAATTTTTAAATCGTTGTTGTCACCAACTGCAATACCTGCATCAGCAAAACTAACTAGTGTACCAAACGATGCTGAGCCTGTTTGTACAAAACTACCTGCAGCAATGCCTCCTAATTTATCAGCATTTGACGCTGTGCCATGGAATCTATGGTCTGTACTTGTTACTCCGCCATTAGCATTTAGTGTATTTTTAAGTGTTAAACCTTTTCTTACTCTATCAAAACCTGGAATTGCATTGTTTGCATCACCTGTGTCAATAGTAAAGTCTGTTGAACTTATAATATAAACAACTTCATCGTTTACAACAGCCTTAATAATTGGTTGAGATACGTTACTTGTGTCTCTAACTGTTGCACTAAGAATTTGTGTTTGTCCTGAACCTGCACTTTGCGGACCAACTAATACGAAAGACGTTCCGTTATATGCATAAAGCTGTTCATTTCCTGTATCCCACCAAAAATCACCTTGCTTTAAACCTGCAGGTGAAGCTGAACTTACTTCTGCTCCTCCTGTTGTACGCCATTTTGTACCATCGTAAAATTTTAACTTACTATTTGAACTATCAAACCATACTTGCCCACTTAAAGCTCTAGGAGGTGCAGATGTTCCTGCAAAGTTCTCCAGTAAAAAGACCATGTTTTCGTTTTGAATTTCACCATAACCAGCATAATTTTTACCGACTAATTTAATATCGGTTGTCTGATCAATAGTTCCGTCTTCGACTACTGTTAACTGAGCATTGTTATATCTATTAATTGTATATGCCATTTGTATTATACCCCTAAAGTGTTACATGTATTTATCTTATCCATCAAAGTACAGCGGTGTTAGACCAAGTCCAAGACCCTCCTGAAACTACAAACGTCATATTTGCCCTTGTTGGTGTGAATGTTGCTGTACCACTTGCTGTTGTAAACGATATATCTTGCACTACAGACTCATTCTGTGTGCCATTACTGTCTACGCTTATGAAACTTTTACTTGCAGCTGTTCCAATATCAATACCTGACACTGTAGTATTAATATATTGAGTCACATGTACCCTTGCTACTGTGCCGTTTTGTTTACTACTTGCTGGAAATAAAAAGTCTAATATTCCTATAACGGAGTTATATGGTCCTCCACTTGATAAATTAGCTGAAGGAGCCGTTAAACCTGTTATATCTAAATGTGTTGTTATTGGTTCAAGGTCAATTTGTGTGTCTACATACGTTTTATTTGCTGCATCTGCATTTCCTGTTGGATTTGCAACGTTTGTAATCTTTTGTGACGAAATATCTAGGTCACCTGTTGAAGAAAGTGTTAATCCGCCACTAGCATTACTAATTGTACTTCCATTAATGTTGATATTATCAACATCTAAGTACTGTAATGTACCTACTCTTGTTAAACCTAATGCAGTTTGCACTGTAGAACTTAGTGTGTTTAGATTAAGTATTGATGAACCGCCTATTTTATATTCTTTACCGGTAGCTACATCAAAATTTTGATTACTTGTCCATGAATCTGTACTTTGCGACCATGATAAGTCTTTTGAGCCATCTGAACTTCTAACAATTACGCCAGCACCATCAACTTGTGCATCATTTCCTTCTGTGCTATCATTTAATAACCCTAGTTCTATGTGTTTATCTTCAACACGTAATGTACCTACGTTTAAATATGTTGTATCACCACTAACTAGTAAATTACCATCAACTTCTAAATTACCTGTAAACCTACCATTACCAGTAACATCTAAACTTTTTTGTGGTGTACTGTTCCAAACACCTAAATATTTTGAACTTGCATCTGCATATATTGCTGCAACCTGTGAGTTACCACTTCTTACCCTTAGATGGAAGTCTTGATTTGCACGTTGGAGATCTAAAAACGTTGTTTCTCCAACTATTTTTAATATTGCGTACTCAGTATCTCCAACTCCAACACTTACACCTGAACTATTTTTAATTCTTATACTACCTGTAGTAATAGCATTAGCATCACTTGGTAAAAAGTTTTCAGCACTTTTTGATACACCTGCTTGGTTAACAAGATTTCTTGCATTTCTTGCAGTTCCTTGCCACCAAAAATTTGAACCTCCTGGGTTAAAACCTACTCTTAATATTTGTCTTTGTGGTACATTAGTATCATCAGGATCTACTGGAAATCCTGGAATGTTAACGTTTGGTCTAAATTCAGCTTTGCTCCAAATGCCTTGTAACAGTCCGCCTATATAAAGTTTTAATACTGTTTGGTCTTGGTTAGCTGTATCAATTACACTTACAACTTCAAAACCTGTTTTACCTTGTGTAGCACTGTATTCTGGTCCTACTAATACTAAATCTGTACCGTCAAAGAAGTACATTTTATTATTTTCATTGTCGATCCAAATATCACCTGTAACCATTGTAGGCTGTGTATTGCTAACAATTGGGCCGCCGGCACTTTTAAATGTTGAACCTGTATATATTTTTAATCTCTGTTCGCCACTGTCAAACCAAAGTTGTCCTGTCATTGGATTACTTGGTGCAGCTGTATTACTAAAGTTTTCAAGCATTTTGATGTAGTTTTCATTTATAAACTCACCAAACCCTTTATAATTTTTTCCTACTAAAGTAATATCTGTAGTTGCTGTATCTATTTGACCATCAACAAGATCTACTAAAAGCTCGCCGTTTGTTTTATTAAGTTGATAACTCATATTATGCCCTACCTGTGTAAATTATATAGTTCATACTTAATGTTGGATTCATTGCATTTAAAGGTTGTCCAACTGATGAATCACTAATTATGCCACCACTGTTAGGCAATGCTTGTCCGTTTCCTGTTCCTGTAGGAGCATCATATACGATTGCTTCTGAATCTGCTGGTGTACCTGTAACATCTCTAATTGCATAATATTGATCTAAACTATCACCACGCATATTGTGTTTGTGTTCTGGAAGATTATTAGTTAATATTGTTTTATTTTCAGAACCACCTACACCGCCTATTGTGTCTGCATAACTTGCAGTTACAGTATCTGCACTAGTGCCTCCCATATTATCCATACCCATTGGCAATCTGCCTCTTAAGTCTGGAACTCTAAAAAATCCTGAAGCAACACTAGATTGCGGAGCAAAATTATAACCAATTGTTTGGAACAATGCACTATAGTTTGCAATAGATACTAATTGTCCATCACATAATAACCAATTTGTTGGTGCAACTAGTCCTGCAAATGGTAAAACAATACCTGGAGGATTAATCGGAACTGCTTTTAAAAGATTTGATCTTGATATTTTAAATAATCCAGGGTCATTAACATTTACTCTATTGAATAAAAATTCATCATCAATCTGTGATTCTGTTTTATTTACTTTTCCTGCTACAACATCATTTGATAGTGTAACATTAAATACTTTTAGTAGTGGTGTTTCACTGTTTGCTTGATCAACGTATTGTCCATCAAATACAATATCTCTATCGGCACTTACGTCACCGCTAATTCTAAATGTAGTTGCAGTTGTTAATTTGTCTGCACTACCTGCTCTACCACTAACTGTACCACTTACGTTACCTGTTAAGTTACCAATAAATGTAGTTGCATATGCATTTGCAAATTTTGCTGTAGAACTACCAAAGTTTCTTGTGTTGTTACCATCAGGTAATATGTTTGCAGTAGTAAGTACTCCAGTAAGTTGCGTTGCGCCACCAACATTTAAATTTTTAGCAATACCAATACCACCTAAAGTTTTTATACTTCCTGTACTAAACGCATCACTTTGTGTAAGTGAAGTTACATTTATATCTCCACTTGTTTTAATATTACCTGTAACATCTAATGCTTCATCCGGTGCTTCGTTGTTAATTCCTATACGTAAATTACTATCAACTCTTAAAACAGTTTTGGTTGATCCTGCATTTTTTACACGTAAATCAATATTGGATCCTTCAATTTGATGTTGAATTATACCTGCTTGGGCTTCAACACCAATATTAAGTTCAGCATTTACACCGTAATTAATACCTGAGTTATTTTGTATGCTTATTGGAAATAAAGATGTACTAGCTACGTCTTTTCTTAAAAACTGTGAAGCAGAAACATTTACATTATTTACAATTAAATTTTCTGCTTTTTCTGCTGTACCATAAAACTTGCCAGCGCCATCGCCGCTAATATTTCTTATACTTAAATTAAATCCTGGCTTAATTTCTGTAAATCCAGGAATAACAGTTTTTGGTGTAAAATTTTGTGTAGCAATAATTGCAACAATATTTGCATCTACTTCTAATTGAATTGCTTTGTATGTTAGATTATCTGTACCAATAATACTAACTGGAGTTGCTCCCGTAACAAGACCATCACTAAATGCAGGTCCAACTAATATCCAACCAGAACCTGTAAATAGGTAAAGTTGTTGATTATCAGTGTCAGCCCATAGATCACCAATTTGGCTTTCTGCTACGTTAGGTTCACTGTTTGCTTTCTTTAGACCGCCTGCTGGAACCCATCTAGTTCCGTCATACACTTTAAGGACTTCTGATCCAATAGTACTGTCATACCATAATTGTCCTTCAACTGGCCTAACAGGTTCTGTATTACTAGCAAAATTTTCTAATAAATGTAAAAAGTTTGTGCCAATTGCTGTTCCGTATCCAGTTGTGTTTTTACCTGGGATACTTAAAGTAGTTTCGTTGTTAATATCATTATCTTGGACAGTAATGCTACCTTTGTTTACAGAGTCAGTATATTGTATTGTATATGGCATCTATTACCCCTCGTTAAACCCTGTTAAACTTTGAATCCTTACTGTATAATCAATTTGAATAAGTCTATTCAAACTTTTTTGTACTGGATGGAATATTACATGAGTAAGCAACATTGGTGTGCCACTTGCTGAGTAACTTAACAATCCTAATTCATCAAAGACATAAGATGCATTATTATCTGTAGCAGTATCAAAAGCATCTTGTCCGTTTGGTTCACCATAATCAAGTAAACAACTTACAAACACATCAGTATAATTTGTTCCGCTTACATGGCGTGTTTCAATTTTATTTCTTACAGGATCAACATTACTAATACTTCTATCATCTACAACCTTAGTATAAGTTTGATTATATAAACTGGCATTTGTCCCTGTACTGTTTGGTGTTAGATATGTTATAATACCTGTTGGATCTACTGTTGTGCCGCCATTACCAAATGCCATTGCATTTATCCAACTTTCTCCTGAATTACCTAAACTTTCTGCTAGTGCAATACTCATGTTTTCATAATGTATTGCATTTCTTTTGTTGATTAGGATTTCACCAGACTCAGGGTCATGTATTTTAATATGGCCTTGTATGTGTATACCGTTTATATCTTTTAAATTATCTGTCATTTTGTTTTATCCTATGCATGTATTTATCTGGGCAAATCTATTGTTGACGCTAGTAAGAAGCTAGAAATGTTATTATTTGCTTTTGCAAGTCTAGTTCCTGGATCTGACCACAATCTCCCTTCTTTTTTGACGACATTTACTATTGTATTTTCACTTGCCGGCATTGCTAATACAAGATTATTACCTGTAAACGTATATTGTGCAGGTAAAGTTTCGTCACCTTCTGGTGAATCTTGTGCAATACTACTTGTAGTAACTCCGCTTATAATTTGTTCAAACTTATATGCTTGAACGCTATCTTTTCTTAGTCTTTTACCTCCAACAAATACTTCAACTTGATCTTTGTAAGATGCATTTGGATTAAAAGTAAAATCTGTTATACTAAATGTATTAGAAGTTCCGTCACCTACAAATGATTGCGAAACAGTAACATCTCTATATGGCATATTAGTATCAATACTTTGATCAAGTACCGTTGTACCTTCTGTGTATATATCCTTTGTACCAGTACCTAACGTACCTCTTCGAAGTTGCTTCAACTCCGTATCAGTTTTAACTAGGTATTCAATACGTTCGCCTTCAATAAACACAACACCTGGTAATTTTTTAGTTGCATCTGGATCAGGTAAATCTTTAGTACTATTTAACTTAATGCTTTGATCGTACCAATTTAAATTAGATGTAAGTATAAATTCTTTTCTATTATCTAATCGCTTGTAGTGATCTCTGTTTAAGATATCTTTAAACTGTCTCCAGCCAAATTTTTCTTCTACTTTGTCTGAACTAAAGTGTATAAGATCTATTACATCATCTTTAGCTAATTCTACAATAGTTTTAATATATTTTTTATTTTCTGTTAAGTAGTAATCTCTATTTGGTGTTAACCAAGTACCATTTTTAGCAATCCAAACATATTCACTATCAACCGCAAGTTTTCTTAAAGGTATTAACCCACTACGCAATAATCTAAATTCATAAAATTCGCTACTACCTACATTGAAGCTGGTACGCTCTACAACATCAAAGTTTTGTCTTTCAATTTTTTGAACATCATGATTACTAAATTGATATACTGTAATCTTTTGGTTTTGTGCATATGCAGTGTCAAAGTAAATTATAGGCGTTGTTGAATCTTCACCTGCTGTTGAAATAAAATCATCACTACTATCGTAATAACCAAATCTATATTCTCCGTCACTAATTATATGTACACGTAACTCGTCACCTGCTACACCAACTCCGTCACGCAAGGTTATTGTACTTCCTGGTTGATCTTGAGCTGTTGCATTTGGATTATAAGTTCCTGCACCTTCATATTCCCATTCAACGATATACGTAAGTCTTCTACCATTTAAATATAATTCAATATCTTTTGCACCAGTAGTTGCTACTGGTATTTGATATAATCGTAACTGATATTGACGCACTGAGCTAACTACAAAAGTTTCACTATACCCGGCATTTAAAATATTATCTCCTACTGTAACTACAGTATAATATGCCGCAGGTTGTTGTGCAAATGGTGCTTTACTTAATTCATATGCTGTTGATGTTCCATCTGCTACCAAGTTATCAATAGTAACTTGACTAAACGTATCTGTATTTCCTTGGAATATACCGTAATTAATTATAGCATCTGTTTTTGGTGCTGATGCAAATTTAATAACAATATTTCCTGATGCCGCATAACTTGCATCTGATTTTTCAAAACCTACATCAGTATATGTTCCGTCTACTGTTACTGTATAATTAAAATTATCAATCCATCTAACATTTGTTAAAAACTCTACTGTACTTCCGTCACCGGTAAATGTATCTATATCTAAAATTTGTGCGCCAGTAAGCGACAAGTGACTTAAATTAATGCCTGCTCCTAATGCAGGTGCTGTAAAAAATACAAGTTCATTTGTATCATAATCAATTCTATAGTCAGTATCTTTTTCTTTTACATCATAATTAACTTTTACAAAAACGTTACTAAAACTAAACGGCACAGTTCCTAATGGAAACTTTAATGTTGTCCCGTCACCGGTATAGTTTCTAGAATAAATTTTACTACCGCCAGACGTAGGTCTTTCAAAGACTGTTATATCTAATGTGTCTTGTACTTGTCCTGGTACAATTTCCTCAGGTCCTTTTGCAGTTGTTTGTGTAACAAATCCATCGCCGTCAATATTAATATCTGAAGCTTCAATACCAGTGGCATTACTGTAAAGTAAATTTCCGCCGTCTAGTTGTGTATCATATTCTAAACTGTCTGGTAGTAAGGAACCGTCACTTGTAATTTTTCTAATAATTAAAGTATCATTATTTGCTAGTGAAAACGCCGCAGTATCAAGTGAAAAAGTAGTTGTTGTTCCATCTCCTGTAATTGGAAGCATAACTGCATATGGATTAGTTTCAACTGTTGATCCGTCATAACTAGGATCGTCTCTACGTACATTTAAACGTTGTCCGTCAATTAGTGTTTTTGTATAAACATTGTATGTAATATTGTTTTCTAATGCTGTCGTCAAGTTTACATAATTGCTTACTGCTGTTGGAATTGCAACAGCATTTGTTGTATTTTGAATTCCTTTACCAAATGAGCTTAATAATGTACTGTCATCAAACCTAACTTCGTTTGTAGTATTAAACACTGTACTAAAGTCAGTGTCTAGTACAACAGAGGTTCCTGTTGTTTTTGCAATAACAGTACCACTTGCTCCTGTGCCGTCTTGAATAATTACTTCTCCAGCATCTACAGTAACAGTGCTACTGAATGTAAGTGTAACTTTTTTCTTTAAAAATATTTCGTCTTCAAATGAGTCGTCAAATGTATCCCAAGGCTTACTATACCAACCGTCTACATCCCAACCTTCTTCCTGACCAAACTCGAAACTCTTAACTTCAACTCCACCATAATCAACACCATCCATAAGCTGTGCAATATCTTTTGCATACTGCCCTGTAGTTGGATTATAAATTAAATTAATTCTATCTTGTGCTTCAAGTAAATCTGTTGATTTTTGATAAGAAACAACTATTGTGCTGTTTAGTTTAGGTGGTGTATTAAAGGTAATACGTCCATAATACCTATCGTATCCCTTTGTAGTGTCTAAAACATTTTCATATGTGAAATCACTTGACAGCAATAATAGATTATCGATTGTAATACTAAAACTAGTATTTGATAAATCCATCGGCCATGTTAAATCAAATTTACTTATTGTTCCTGTGCCAGTAAATGTTTGAGACTCATTTAGTTTTGTTATTAGATATAAACCAGAAACTCTGTCAAATTTTACTTTTGTTAATATAGACCTTGTTAAACCATTACCTAGTTTTGCTGTAAGTTTTCCGTGTTTACCTGTATCACTTATTGTTCCATTTAATGTAACTGTTGGTGTTGAAATATAACCCGACCCTGGATTTGTTATAACTACATTGGTAATCTTTCCGTTAGCACCTATACTTGCTTCTGCTGTTGCGCCGGTTCCGCCGCCGCCTGATATAGTAATTTGTGGACTACTTAAATATCCTATTCCAGAATTACCTATAAGTAGTGATTCAATACTATAAGTTGCGTTATCAATCCAATGTTTTTCTGGATATGTATCAAAACCTGTTCCTGTACCAACTATTACTCCGTCTACAACTTTTGCACTACTTGGAGTAATATTATTTTCTTGGGAATCAAATTTAGCAGGTAAATCAAAATCTGTAACTACACTTCTCGAGTTATCTGTTTTTTCATATGTACTTAGATATTCACGTAGTTTTGTTTTAAAAGGTTTAACTTCATTTAAGTATTTTTCGTAACTAGGCAAACTATCATTTTGAAACGTAATTTTTTGTGATAACTGCCCTGTATTATGTTTCGCTTTTACAAAGCTAGTTTTAAATGCCCAGTCAACATAAAGTTGCTCTGACAAAACATATTTTAAACTTGCAAAGAATAATTTATTGTATTCATTTTCAAGATCATCTACAAGAATATTGTTCTTTATTACATTTAATATTGTTCTAATTTCATTAATAGGTTGACTATCAAAAAACTGTGTATCAAAACTTTGTGCGTCAAAACCTACTTGACTTGCAGTTAAGTTATATAATGAAGATTTAAATTTAATTGTTCCGTTTTGTTTGCCAACAGTTTTATAATTTACAGTGTAATCTGTAGTATCAGTGTTACTAGTCTTTTCAAGCAACAACCAACCGCCGGAACCAATTGTAGAAATTTTTACAATTTCACCAATTGAATCATTAAGTCCTTGTAGCTCATAACTTTGATCAATTAGATAATCAATTTTAGTTTGTTGACTGTAACCTGTTGCATACCAATCTGCATAATCCCAAAACAAAGCTGTATTATATGACTGAGAAGTTTTTCTTGACCACGTTAAACTTTCAGAAAGTCTTTCATAAGTGGCCCACTTACCGTTGATAGTTTCATCAGCAGCAACTAACGCTATAAACCTTCTTACAGTTATTGTAGTATCAGCAGTATATCCATTACCTTGTTCTAATACGGTAGCAGTTGTTACTTTACCTAAACTATCTATAGTAAGCTGAATATTGACTCCAGTTCCACCTGTTGACGTTATAGTGTAAGTAGGAACAACACTATAGCCTTGTCCACTATCAACAATTACAACACGAGTAATTTTTCCATCTTCAATAACAGGTTGTAATACACATCTTCTTGCTTTAGCAACACCAACAAACGCGAGGTCTGCAAACGTATCAATTTTTGTGTCGTATTCTCTACTAAACGCAGTTGGTTCTGGATCCCTAGTTGATAATAAACTAATATCACTGTTATCAACAATTAAATTATCATTCATTACTGAATTAACACGTTCAATAACTTGTTTTAACGCTTCTGTTCTATTAACAAACCAACTTTGTCTTGGAGTATTAAGGGCACCATATTTTTCTTTTATACTTAAAGAAGGATCTGGTACAGGTCTAAATGCAACATCATAACCGACTAAACTATCAAACCATTTGTTTTCAACATCTTTACTAGGTTTACTTGTACCTAATCCGTCAGTTATAATTTGGTATTGATTATGAATATTTTTTTGTTGGTCTTTAATTGTCCAATATTGAATTCCTAACACTACATCACTATCTTCAATTAGTGAATCACAGTTGTGTAACACAAAACTATTTGGAGTTTGTAATTCTACATACGGATATGATTGGTTATTAGGATCTGAAATGTATTTAGAAACATCAGCAACACTAAATGATCTTGATTCTATATCTGGAATTGTCTTTTTGTCTTTTACCCAATAAAAATATTTGTTTGTGAACTTTTGCCCAACTTTATCAAATACTTGTTTTGTAACATAAGTTGTATTATTATACCTTGGTAACCCGCTTATACCTTTTGTTATACCTTGTTCAGTATCAGCAATAGTAGACCATTCTGCAGGAGTTAATGTTGTTTCAACCCATTCATAAACATCTATTGTATTAGAATCAAATAATGTATTCCAAGAAGAAGTTCTATTAATAATATTGCCTTGATAAGGATTAAGGAATTTAGCATTTGTTAAGTCCCACCAAACTTGACCAACTTGTGCTTCGCCCCAAGCCATTTGTGGGTTAATATTAACACCCGAGCCACCGTTAGTATAAAAAGCAGGATCGTAGTATGTTTTATATCTTATTTCTTGATCTGCAATACCTGCAATTTTTCCTTGTAACGGATCAATATAGTCTAAATATTTAAGTATGACTTGTGTTCGCTTGTTATAAAGTATTGCACGTTTTATTTTGCTTACGTCAACAGTATCAATTGGCGTTCTTAAACTTTGCCAAACATTATTTGCTTCAGGACGTCTAAAGTCTTGTACGTATCCTCTTAAAGAACTATCACTTGCATTTAAGTTTGGTAATCCTACATAAACATGATTACTACTTGCATGAATATTTTCCCCAAAGTCTGAAATTAATTCATTATTTCCAGAAAGTACTTGAGCAAATACTAACGTGTTATCTATCTTTTCATACACATAAACAACACCACTTACATTATCTACATCTGTAAATCTTGTAAAGTTATTATCAAAAGTAGTAAGGTCGCCATCAAACGTGTAATCTTCTAATAGTCCGTTGCCACCCCTGGCACTTACATATAAAGTTTCGCCGTCAAACTCTAAGTTGCTGCCAAAAAATTCTGCTATTTTATTTTGTTTACTTTTTAGTGTTTGTGATAATACAAATTGTCCGTTAACTTGTTTGTAAACAAAAACAAGTCCTTGGTCGTTAGCAATAGTGTCATCATTAGGAGCACTTACTGCTATTAACATTCCGTCATTGCTTATTGAGACTTTTTTACCAAAGTTTAATGTGTCATTAAACTCTCCGTTGTTATGTTGTGCAAAAATTTCTTGATCTAATAAAAATTGTCCGTTGAATGATCTATATACCGCAATCTTTTTTGCTGACGGTCTTGCAGAATCTGTACTTGTTGCTGATGTTACTAGTACGTCTCCATTTGTTGATACATCAAAAGAATCACCAAATGCTGTTAGTTTAGTTTGATCTATTGTAACACTATCATCTGATGTAAGCACTAGTGAAGTATTGTTTGGAATATAACCTACATAGTCTGTGTAGTTAGTTAATAATGTCCAAACTTCTGTATTAAATGTTCCTGCACTTATATTAGTAATTGCTTTATATAAATTACCACTATAAAAAATAATGTCATTCTCTAAATATGTATGAGCAGATGTAAACTCTCCTCTATATCGAGGATCTTTAGCAATTGACCAATCATATATCTGTCCGTCAACACTTGTTCCTTTATTAATAAAATAAATTTTTCCTGGATTAGCATCTGCATGAATAAATGTATTGTACAAAGAACCAAACTTAGTAATTTTTATTGCTGATCCAAATTTATTATTACTAGCTTTATCCGGAACAGTAAATCCGCCAACTGAGCTATAATTACTTGAACCTGTTCTTTGGAATATAGTAGCAAATCCCTCCTGTGTATTACCATCAGTAGTACCAGTTGAATCTGTAAAGATTCTGTTAACTAGTTCCCAATCATTATTACCTACTGTAGGAATATTTGCTGCTCTTGGTATACCATTTACTGTTCCTTCTTTATAGAAATAATATTCCGCATCTGTAATAGAATCAGTTGTTCCAAATGCAACATTATTTCCATCATTTGGAACAGTGAAGTTTGAATTGTGTTGTATAACAATAAGTTTACCAATTCCTAAGCTGTCATTACCTAAACTTGTACTTTGTATTTGACCCATTACCCTGTCTACTTGATAGACTGGATCAGCATCACTAGGTACTCCTAAAAATCTTATTTCACTATTGTTACCATATAAGTCACCTAAACTCCAGTTACCAGTTTTTCCTTTGATAAAAATTGTTACATCATTCAAAGACCTTTGATAACGTGTAACAATACCAGTTGCTCCAGTTGTAACATCTTGTACAGTAGCACCAACTCTGGGTTCAAAAGGATCGCCTGACAGACCAAACTTTGTAAATTCAAAATTAATATAACCGTCCCAAAGATCGTAAACAGTTTGACGCTTATTTGTTATTGCATATGTTAAATTAATATTTGTTATGTCAGGATAACTATTGTCTGAATATTTTGGTAACTTGTTAACATATAAATCAAATGTATCCGAAGCTGTAAGAGTATCTGTAAGTGCTTTAGGTGCCCTGACAACATACAAGTCACTCAGTTGTGGATCGAGTGAGTTATTTGGTCCTGGATATCCTCTTGTACTTAAAACACGCAATAAACTATTTTGATTATTTAAACTGTTTACAGTCGTTGTTGCAGTATCGTTTATGTTGTAATAATATCTATTTGGGTCTGATACCCCTGAAGGTACAACGTCTTTATATACTAGCCCTCTACCCTCATCGTAATTAGTTGTGCCAACATTATAATTAGTTGTGTTAACAAACCAGTATCCGTCTAAGAAATTTGTAGCATCTACAGTCTCATCAGGTCCAGCTCTATTATATTCGCCAACAAATTCTCCACTACTAATTTGTACTGAGCCACTTGTTGCAAACGTTCCGTTTACGTTTTCAACATAAATTGTTGCTGCACCTTCTACTGCAAAAGTGTATGCTACTGTACCAAATGCATTTTGCGTTTGTATAATTTCACCTATTTGTGGTAAAGTAGTAAAACTAGGAACACTAAGTATTGCATCAATCTTTTTACTAATTGTAAATCCGCTATTAATAAACGCTTCATTAATACCTGTAATAGTACCGTTAAAAGGTTGTCTTACTGTGTATGTAGTTTGATCCTGATTAGCTGTTGTTACTGTATTCCATTCTAGTTTTATAGAATCACCTATTCCACTACCTTCATACATGTCTTTAGGAGCTCTTATTAATAAATGATCAACTCCGGTTAAATTTTTAAACGGATAATTTCCTGTCAATATAGTTTTAATTTTTGGATCGCCTTGAGCAAGAATACCTAATGACTCAATAATATTAGATACTGCCTGAAAACTTCCAAATTGAATATTTGCTTCTTGGCCTTCTACATTAGTTACTGTTCTCCAAAGCAATTCTTCGTACTGAACTATTTCACCTTGGGGATAATCTGTTGTTAGTTGATATGCACCTTTATATTTTGTTTTAACGTTAGACGCATTAGGAGATCCAACTAGTATATATTCGCCATCTGGAGATATTGCAACACTACTACCAAATTTTTGACCTGGATCACAAACAGTTGTGTCAGCTTCAATTGTTTGTATTAAGTCTAAGCCAGTTACACTGCTAGGTCTTTGATAAACATATACTTTTCCGTCTCCGTCTTCTGGAGCACCTACCACAACAATGCCGTTTCTATCATCTGCGGCTATTGAACTTCCGTAACTTCCAAAGCCGTCGCCTAGTTCATTGCTAATAGTATCATTAAGTTTGTAGCTTTGATTATTTTTTAATACTTTCCATTTACCTTGGTCATCACTGTCTACCCAGTAAATATCATTGTTATCTAAATTAGTTTGTGAAATGTCATTAAGTGTGTTTAGTGTTGGAGTTCTAACACTAATAAATCTTGTAATAATAACATGCTGATTTAACATTTCTGCAGGAGCACTTGTAGTTACGCATTCAATTAAATTGTTTGATACTGATGCAACTTTATAGTACCCTTCGAGTCCTGTAACATCTTTAATACCAATAACATCATTTTTTACAAAATCACTAACTGTAGAATTAAATTCAATGTAAAAATTATTACTACTTCCGCCTACTGGTTTAATTGCTATTCCGTTTTGTTTATATGCTACATGCTTAAACACATTCCAACTAAGATTATCGTTACCTACCCAGAAATAATCACCGTTATTGATTGTATTAATATCTTTGCTTAATATTGCATCTGAATCTGCAACGATATACTGGACATCTTCTTGATTAACATATCCAGCATCTTTTACATACGGCTTTGTTACATACTTTGCTGGAAACGGATTACTATTATAATCTTTTGGTTTTAAATAAACTTGATAAGGTAAAATTCTATAAATTAAATCTTTTTCTTGTCCAGTTACTGAATTTGTTAATTCTATAGGCTGTGGCTTTAATTTAAATTTTGTTTCATCTAATACAAACTCTACTTCATTGAAACCTGCACTTGCACCATACTGGCCACTTTTTATAGCCCATTCTTCGTAAAACTCTAAACTATCTTTATCTGCACTACCAAGTACATCAAACAACTTTGTTAATGCATTTTTAGTACCTTTGTCTTGAATAAATCCTTGATAAAACTTATATTGACTAACATCGTCATTAATAATATTTGACAAGTAATCACGTTTTTGATAACCAATTAAATGCTGTGCAAGTTTTTGTTGATCAGCTTCAAAGTTATCACTGTCTAAATCATAAAAATCAGCAAACTGATTTGTTTTATAATCAAAGTTTGCTATAAGACCTGCTTCGGGTTTTCCGTCTAACTTTCTCCAATTTGCTGTTTGAAAATTTGCTGCTCCAGCAATTTTTGCATTTGCACTATAATAAAATTCCTTGTACTTTATTAAGTCGCCAAGTTTATAATCTGTCCACGGTTGCCATTCTGTTATTTCAGCTTTGTCGTATATAAAGCCGGGAATATTGAAACTACCATTCCATTCATCAGTTCTATAACCAAGTATCTTAATTCTTTCTTGTCTATACCCTGGTGCAATATCATATATAATATCATTAAACACTGTAACATTATCAATTAGTACTACATGTTCTTTTTGCACTAACGGTAACGTAATAGAATATATTCCGTCAGCAGTATTTTTTGTACTTACTTTAAACTGATTATCATCAGATCTATTAATAGTTACAAATTCACTGTTTAATTTTTTGCCGTCTGCTTTAAACAAACTATAACCATAAAAACTATCAAACACATTGCTTACTACAGAGTAAGAACTATTATAAGTAAGTTCTTCAGCTGCAGGACTTAATGAGATAACACTTCCTGGTGACCAATTTTGTGTGGTCCAAAACATAAGTTCTTTAGCACTTGTTGACCAGTCTTCAACTAGTCCTACACTATTAGTTTTTTCATATGTAAATCCTAAGGATTTATAATAATGTTCTAAGCCCAGTAAAAAATCTATAACTGCTTGAACTGATGTAAATTGCGTTCCATATGGAATTCTTGTAGCATTTTTTTCAAACTCACGTGTACTGAATATACCATCTCTACCGCCTACTAAGGGGAGCTCAGCTAATCTAGTAAATTTAGAATCATCAAACGTTGATGAACTTGTATGATTTTCTTTTACAACATAATATATTGTATTAAATTCTACATATTGTCCTTGTCTATAAACTTTGTTTTGGTCCCAAGTTAGATAAGATTCACTAACTCCACCAATATTAATTACAGGATCATCAGCTAGTCTTATAGGTTTAAAATAATCAAAATATGGATTGCTATTACTATAACCTCTAATAACATATCCTGAACTTAATTTTTCTACAATAACACCTGAATAAGAAACTGTTTGGATAGGCGAACTTGTATTTTCAAAAACTGTAAAGTTTTCATCTGGTATAAAGACATTCCCCTCATTTGTTGGCGTTCTACTATCAAGTATTAGTTTAAATTTACTTTTATCTGTAAATCCTCCTAATTTTAATCCTAATTGATTTTGTAGATTTTTTATATTATCTTTATAAGTGTCATATGTCGTTGTTACATCAGACGACATATAATCTGCAATATAACCACAAAGTCCGCTTGTAAAAATCTTTTGCGGGAAAATAGTTGTTGGAGGAAATATTAAATTATTTAAATGTATATGTGTACTAGTTTCTTTGTATATAATTTGATCTGTTAAATTTTTAATCTGACGTGTTCTATCAAACGCTCTACTAAACACATGATGAGGTTGATTAATTACATAACTTGTTATTAAACTAAATGCATATTCTGAACTATTTCTCCAGGCTGTTTCTACAGGTCCGTGATCGCCAAATAACCATATCTTATCTAAATTAGTAGAATCAAATCCTTGCACATATCCTGAATTATTAGGACTTAATAAATTGCCTTGATCATCGACAGGCAAATGCTTTGTTAAATTTGGTCTAATATATTTTTTATTAATAATAAATGCTTTATTTGGTTCAGAAATTTTTCCTTCTTCAATGTCTTGCCACATTATTAAATTATCTTTAGTATAAGGAGAAGGTCCGTATTTTGTTTCCCACCAAGTAGGCTTAACACTAAAGCCTAGCATTTCCCAAGGATGTGTATGTGGACGATCAGTATCATATGCATGTTTGTATACTGCTCTCCAAAAACCTGGAAGTATATTTAAACTGCGATCGTTCATACCCGCATAATTAAAAGTGAAACTTTCTGATCTATCAAATGTAGTATTTTCTGTGTAATCGTCTTGTACTAAATTTGTCCATTCGATAAAATCACTTAACATTGGTGCATTTACTTCTGATAATGAAAAATTAGTTTTTCTTTTTTCAGATGGAGCAAAATCTAAAACATCAAATATAGTTTGATCATACTGTGTTTTTATATTATTATAAATTCTTTTTTCTAATTCTAAAAGCAGATTATCTCTAAAATCGTTGTATGCTATAGTTCTACTTCCATCATGTCCTTGAATAACATTAACTGGATTAACATAAGTGGTGTCTAGGTAAATCTCAGGTTCGTATTTAGGATATAACCCTAATTTACTTGGTGTTGCAGGAACATAACTTCCGTTTGTAGTTTCATATTCATAAATTTCAACAATGTCGTCAAGTACTACTTGTTTTGTAATTCTTACAAATCCTTGATTGTTAAAAGTATAGTCTTTTCCGTAAGTAAGTTGTACTTGATTTAAGTATACTGCAACTGCTTTATCAGACGGTGTTGCTATATCAAATATTGCACTTAAGGCATAAAATTCGTCATTTGGATTTATTACAGTGTGTAATGTTTTCTTACTTGCAGTATATGGGACCATATCTGAAAAATAAAACGATTGTGTATTTGTTTTATCTTTGTTAATACTGAATAAAATTTTATCTACATGTTCTTTTACAGGACCTTCAAATCCTATCTTATCTGCTGTTTGTATAAACAGTCTTTTAAACTTTGCGTATTCTTTTCTTGAATATTTTAGTGATTTAATAATGTTAGCATCTTTATCAAGTAAATGGTATAATGCTAAATTAAATGGTCCACTATGTTTTAAGAATCTATTTCCGTATCCACTTAGTTTGTCTAAGTCTCTTAAATTACTTGATCCTGGGTATGTGCCTGAAAAGTCTGTTGTTTCTTCAACAATAGTTGCTACATGATCATTTACTTCGCCTAGTGTAAAATCATTTAGGTCTGAATTATTTGGATTCTTTTCTAAGTTTGATGCTATCTCATAATAACCATTATTGTTTTTTTCAGTGGATGATTTGGTTTTTAGAATAACAATGTCGTTTTCATTTAGAGTATTTACAAATACAACTTCTTTATTTCCTTTTGCATTATCAATTACATTATAATCTGTTGTTTCAAACTGTAAAGTATTATTAACAAATACACGCAGCCACAAGTCAGTAACTTCGCTAGAAGAATCATAAACATCTATTTCAAATCCTGTACTTGTTAGATCATTTATATACTGTCTGATAATTGGTTGATCACTAAATTGTACTTTTTTACACCAACCGTTAGTACTTGTAAACGTTGTTAAATCAGAATACTTCCTAGCATATCCTACTTTAGTATATTTTTGATATTGCTCATTATTAAGTTGATATGTTATACTGTCAGTGTTTAAATTAAAATTAAAAGTAATATCACCTACGTTACTAATACTTCTGTACTTTAAAGGAAATCCTAATTCAGTGTCATTTGTTCCTGTGCCTTCTGCATAGCTGTAAAATTTTGTTCCTGGAAAGGTGTTTGCTGGATACGTAGTAGTGTCACTATAACTTTTACCAGCATTATCAAATATATCAAAGTACGGTGGTTGATTTACTTTTGTTTTTTCTTGACACTGTTTCCATTCAGTACCGTCAAAGTACCACAACTTGCCTCCAAATTGTGTGCCTTGTTTTACAAGCACAACTTCATTTTCTGCTGGTTGTGCATCAGTAACTTCTACAAGACTAAGCTGTCTGTTTGTTGTTTGACCATCTGCAAAATTAAAAAACTTTACTTCGAATATTCTACCATTTACTAAAGGATCAGGATCTTTAATAAACATAACACGCATGCCATTGGTAAGATCAATGCCGTCTATATTATAACCTGTTTTGCCTTCAATGGTACTAAACGCATCAGTAGTATAGTTGTCAATTAAATTAACGTCTACTTTACTTTTTGTGCCAAACTTGTGTAATTTTAATCCTGCATCAAATTCAATAATAGGGCGTCTTGCTCTTTGAGATTGATCAACTAATATTGGTTGGTTGTTTATGTTAGCTGATTGTTCAATAACAGACTTATGGAACCATCTATTATATCTGCTCCATAAATTTCCATCTGGACTTGCACGATTAATTACAATATAATCTTTATCTTGAGGATAACCTATTGCTTCACTAAACGGTAAATTATCAAATCCTATTGAATCAAATTTTACATTTAAGTTTTCTGCAAACGCAGTACCAATACTTAAATCTTCTTCAGCAATTAGTTTAATTTTATCTCCAACGCCTTCTACATACCAACTACCGTTTGCATATTTGCTAGGAGTAACTTCGCCTTGAAAAGTAATTTTCATTCCATTACTTAGAGTAACGTTTTCACCAGTAGTATAACTTTTCTTACCCAAAACTTCTGCTTCAACATCTATTGACTTTGCATCTGTTTGATCGTATACCCTAATGACTCCGCCGGCGTTTATTTCATCATCGCAAAGATAATATAAAATATCAGGACTGTCACTTTCTAACTTAATTGTAATAGTACCTGTTTCAATACTGTTATTTGTTACGCCATTAGTATATAAAAAGTTTGAATCTGTATCATTTTTTGTTTTAATTGACACAGGAAGTCCTGGAGTATTAACATCTATTTTATATTCAACCCCTCTATATAAAACAAGTGTAGGGTTTTGTGTAAGTCCGTTAGGAGTAAAAACATATCCATAGTTGTCACCGTTGTTCACTAAATCTAAACTATAAGTACTTTTTATATCTATAGATGTTTTGCCTGTGATGCCAATAGTTTGTGGGCCGCTCGGAAGCCAATAATATTCTCTAAAATTGCTAAACTTATCCCAGTTAATTTGAGGATCCCAAGCATATGATTCTTGACTATTTGTTTTACTATGGTCGTTAGTACTAAGATTAAAATTTTGCAACTGATTCATAAAGTCGTTATAGTCTTTATAGAATGTTACATTGTCTAAGGAGTCTTTAATAACTGCTGCTGGCTCTAACTGATAATCAGTACGTTGTTTTGTAACATCAGTAAGATATGTGTCATCACTGCTAAACGCCTTTGCTGATTCTCGTCCAACATAGCCGTTTAATTTTTCTACTACTCCTGGTTGAATCATTTGATCCAACGTTGCAGCTAAAAATTTATTATTTTTTGTAGTTCTAAAATATTTTGGTAAGTGGTAGGCACTTCGTCTTTTATTAGACTTATCTTCGTTGCCAGCTGGCAACGGAAATTCGTTTTGATTGTCATCGTAAGACATTAGTAACTGTATCCTCCGCCACTAGAACTACTACTGCTTGATGTACTTGTACTTGTACTTGTATTTGTACTTGTATTTGTTGTAGTTGTTTCTGATACATATTCAGCACTTTGAATACCTGTGTTTGTACTTGCAGACGTTGTTGTAATAACACCTGATGCTTTTAATTTTGTAGCTGTTACTGCATCAATTATTTCAACATCGTCAACTGTTGCACCACTAATAAAGATTTCATCTGTTTCTGATTTAATTTCAAATAATGATCCAAACGCTTGGCTTTCTTGCGTTGGTACAATAACAAAAGTTACTAAGTCTGGTGCTAGTTGCCCCATTACATAACTAGACATTTCTGTAAAATAAAACTTTTCTCCAAAGTCCCAGTTATCAAGAGCAAAATATTGATTGATTGCACTAACAATTCTAGTTTTTATATCATTATCGTTTAACACTAAGTCTGGATTTTTTACAACTTTAAATCTTGCCTGCAAACCTGTCTCCGCTTTAGTACCAAACAGTACTTTATACTTAACTGGATGATAAATTACTTCATCACTAAGTGATTTAATTTTGTTAATATCTGGTCCGTAACTAATTGCAAGTGCATCTGAACTTGCAGGTAAAGGTTTTGTTGCAACTACATTGTTTAAATATTTTCTGTAACTGGTGTCGTATGTTTTTGTTAACACATATAAGTCTATAATATTACTTGCTGAGGGATCTATCCTTGAACTATCATCTGCAGCATGGATATATTGAAACTTAATAGTGTCTCTTCCTAGTCTTGCTTTATAATCGCTTATTACACTATAAGTTCCCGTACTTTTAGTAAACTTTTCAAATATATCTTCTTGTATATAATAAAATACTTGTCCGTCAGTATTTTTACTTGGAGCATTAGTGAGTTCGGATTTATTTCCAAGTACTGTAATGTTAGTTGTGCTATCATAATTAAAATCTTCTACACCATCATCTGTTATTACTTTTTTAAAGAATATATATTTTGTACTTGCATTAGTTGTAGGAGCAACTATTTGTTCAAATAGATCTGGATCGTCTACAACTCCATCTTCATCTTCATCAAAGAAACTGATTTGTATTTTTTTACTATCAATATAACCTTCTGCATCTCTATATTCTTCAACAACTTCCCAATCCCAATCAGTTGTAAACGGTGTTAATACGTCAGGTTTTTTATTAATATCTAATATAGAAATTTTATCTTTAACAATTTTTCCTGTAAGGTTATTATAAATTTTATCACTAGAGTCATAATAAAATCTTACTTCTTGATCACTTTCAAATACATATCTCATAGATCTATATGTAATATTATATGTTTGACCGTCCGTTTCAAATAACAATATCCAACTTGCATCAAGTTGCTGATTTGTTGTATCTCCAGTTTTACCTGTACTAAATCCACTATACAAGTTTAAATTGTTTTCTGTAATTAAACGCCAGTTTCCTAAATCAATATCAAAACGTAAACCAAAAGTTCTATAATTAAAAATTTGATCTGTTACTTGTGTGTTAACATCATTTTGTAAAGTGTTAGATAAGTACGGAAGTATCTGTGTTAGTTTTGCACCTGATGGAATAATATCATTAAGTTGTATAGCACCTAATCCTGCATCAGTTTTTACTGTGCCGTTACCTTCAACACTAACTATTTTTGTCCATTTGTAAGTTACTGCATTTGTGTGGTCTGCTGATCCTGTCATAAGTTTATGAGAATCGTCAGCCATAAAGTGTTGCCCTGCTGGTGCTTCAAATTTTACTAAAGCGCCAGGTACAATTAATTTTAAATTATTACCCGTAAATGAACCTACAAAAGATTTTATATCTCCTTTTTGGAAATATCCTGTATTTTGATTTGTATCTGTTGTTTCAGATAACCATGTCACACCCAAGTCGCCTACAAGTTTTTTAGGAAATGTATCGTAATAATAATTTCTTACATTCTTACTTGCTAGTATAGGTTCAACTGTGTTTAAGATTGCTCCTTGTACATCAGTTTTTGTAGTAAAAGTAAAACTTTCTTTAGGGTTTAAATATTCTTTATATATTACACCGTCATTTCCATAAATGTTTGTTTTACTGTATTTGCCTGTAGCATCTAATAAATCAAAGTATCTGCTAATTCCGCTTGTAGTTCTATTAACAGCTTTAGCTTTAATAATTTCTTGATTAATACCTAATGGACCAACTTGATAGTCTTCGCCGGTTATTAATCTATTTTGTGTATAATATGTGCTTGGAGCATTCTTTTTAATACTTGCACTAGTTTCACTTGTGCTAGAGTTATCAACTGTGTATTTTAATTCTAAACTAAGTGTAATTTCTTCTTGCTTTCCTTGTTTTGACAAATAAGGAATAGTGACGCTAATACCACGCATACCTTCTGGAGTTACAATAACTCTGTCTGCTCTACTATTTCTATAATATGTTCTAAAACTACCTTTTGGCAAGTTACCAAAAACACCATCTGAAAATATAAAACTAACTCTATCTTCTGCTCTTGTTAATACACTATAAATATTTCTAATTTTTTTGTTTACAGAATTATAAATTATATTATTGCCTTCTACAGCATCAACTTTTGTCCATAATTCTTCTTCGTTGCCTAGTGTGTCTAACTTGTATAACCAAACATCGCTGTTGTTAATGTTTGTACTATCAATTGCAACTATTTGGTTTGTGCTAGGACTTGCTATTGTAAATTGTCCACTATCTAATGCACCTTGTTTGAACATACAGAAAAATCCGCTATTAGAACTTGCAGATCCTCTACCATCATTTCTATATAAAAATGCAAAGTTATTTCCAGGGTATGGTGCTTCTTCTACTATATCTCCGTCTACGTCTGTAGACACTACTTCAAATCTTGTTGACCTTCCGTCAACATTTTTTGTAAATCCAAAAGCAGGTACTTCTGTGTTAGTACTATTAAGTCTATACTGTTCTGTTGGAATATCATTAACCGTTTCTTTTTTAACTGGTTTGCCAAATGCATTATTAACAGGTAATGCAGAATTTAATACTTTAATAAATTGCTCATACCAGTCTGGGTTACTAGGATCATTCCATATAATAGTTTGATCTTCTAAATTTACGCCATTAGCATCAATAACTTCTTCTGATGACCGTATAGATTCTATTTTTAGCAATCCGTTTGCGTTTCTTACTCGCTTAGGATTGTATGACAGTAAACGTGCTAATCGTAGAACACTTTCTCTACGTTCAGCTAATTCTAGATAATTTTCTCTAGCATTTAGATCAATCCTAAACGCTATGTTTTGTCCAAGATATGCAATAAGATCAATTAGTGCAAGATACTCTGAACTTTCAACATAATCATTAAAATCTTCAGGATAATTTTCACGCAGATAACTAATCATAGTTCTACGTAAATTGTCAAAGTCATAGCTCTGGAAGTCTGCGTTTCTAAAAGTTTGATATACTCGCTTCCAGTCTTCTGCTAGTAATAACCTATTTTGTCTATCTGTTGACGACATTCATTTATCCTCTTTTTAGTATTTATTATAAACGATTAAGTGCGTGGTTAATTCTATGTTAAAAACCCGGCATCTTCATCAAATTTAAGTTTTATACTTTCGCTTATGTTATAGGGCAAATAAGTTAAGGTACACTCTATTTGTATACCTGACTCATATTGATCTACTGTAATATTATCTACACCTACACGTGGATCATAGTTAATGACCCTAGTTACATTTTGTACTATTGCATCTCGCATACCGTCAGTTAACGGTTCAAAAATAGCGTCCCAAATAATTGTTCCAAATTCAGGATTACTTAATTTTTCACCTTGTCTTATATGAAAGTGATTAATAATATCTTGTTTTATTAATGCTATGTCATAAAGAACAGGATCGTTACTCTCTGGATTTACTGTGCTAAATCCTCTGTAAGCCCTTGGAGAGACATCTTCAGTATTTTTTACATTACTTTTTACTGTAACTTGTTTGTATAAATTTTTTTCTAAAGTGCTCATACCGTATTTACCTTAATTTATGTCTGCTTTTTAAATGTGTCAAATATTGTAGTACTTGTTGCAGTAGGTTCAGTTGCTCCAGTTGATGACACAGTTTTGTCTGGTGTAAACTCTGCAGGATTTAAATTTTCATGTCCTTGCCACGGTTCGTGCTGTGGCACTCTATTAGGAGATGTTGCATCAGTTGCAATGGCTGCTGTTGGTCCGTTCATATGAATATTATCTGGAGCGGTCTCAGTATGTGTTTTAGCATTAATATGCGTTCCGTTAGCAGCGGTTAGTTTACCATCTACTCCTGCTTTGACTTCCCAATTTGCTCCTGTTTTTTGAAATATATTCTGAGCTGATATCATATTAATGTTATTACCTGCTTCAATATTAATATCTCTATCTGCTTTTAAATTAAAATCATTACTTGTGTGTATACTTACACTGTCTTGTGCAAAGATATCAATCTTACCATTACTTGTCATTTCTAACCAGCTAGTTCCTTTAGCATTGCTTATGTAAATTAAATCTTCACTGTTGTGTAAAAGTATTTGATGGCCTGTTCTAGTTCTAAGTCTAATTAATTCATTAGCAGGAATACTAGGATCTCCTCCTGTGTCACCTGCTTCTATATTTGCATATGTTGGACCAGTTGTAGATGCTGTACCTTTTCGTAATAACGAAGCATCTCCGTCGTCCATAACAAAACTACTTCCACCAAGCCTACTAAAAGGCACATCACTTTGAGAACCTTTGGTTCCGTATTTTACTTTAGGTTTTCCGGATCTTTTATCTGCAGGTCCTGGAGTACTCCAACCAAAAACCATACTAGGTGCTTCTCTTCTAGCACTGCTAGTATTTGATCCTCTAATTTGATCTTCAAGTAATCCCTGTGTTTCTAAAATAGAGTATTGAAGATCGTTATGCGGTTTAATAAATTTTGTAGGATCTCTTCCTTTTGCAGTTTCTTGTTTTTTATTATATTCTGCTACAGGCAATGATTTTGTAGAATCTTTGTCATTAAATGTTGTACTTGCATTTCCTGGTACTGAAAAATTCATATACTCGTCTTGTATACAACCTATCCAAAATCCCTTGCCTGCATTACCTTCTACAAATATTACAAGTACCTTAGTTCCTACATCAGGCGGTATTGCCCACATTCCATATGCTTTTTGAGTAAAGTCATATCCGTCATTTTTTGTTAGACCTCTAAAAGGTGTTACTCCATAAAATGGACTTAGATATTGACATTCAACAATTTGTCCGGTAGTTTCTGATAAGTTTCCACTTTCTGTAATTTTTAAAAGTTCTACTTCTACTGCACCGCTAAATTTTGGATCAAGATGATTTACTATTTTTCCTATAAATGGTCCTGAATTTGGCTTAGGTTGTGTAGCTGTTCTTTTATCTATACTCATTACGTTGCGCCACCTTCACTACTATTCGTTTCAGTAATTTGATTTTCTTTATCACCTGAAGTAATAAGTTCTTGAAATAACTTACTACCTTTAAGTTTATTATCTGTTTCTTGATTACGTCTTCTAACACATTGCAAGTCTTGTTGGAATATACCTTTGTCAAATTTATTTTCTACCATTACAACTTGATACAAACCACTAAATGCTCCAACAGGAGCAAATCCGCCATCCGGAAAATGCATGTTGCCGTCACCTTGATAATCAATTGGTGTTCTAAAGTTTATTATAATATCTGTTTCACTACTTTGATAATTTACACTTCCGTCTTTTGTAATATTAATAAAAGTTGGGTCGGGCTTTGATGTATAATTTCCAATTCCACTATCAGCAATATAATAAGGATCTCCCATAATAGTAAAGTTTACTACAACTAAATCTGCTGGACTATTGACGATAGCTTCATTTACATCTCTTGCAACTTGTGTTTGTGGATCTTCTAAGGCTCCGTCGCCACCAACAGTTTTTTTAGCACCAGTAGTTGTTTTTGTTTGTGTAGTTCCTGAGGAACTTACTGAGTTATCACCATCTGCTTGTTTTGTTACAACGTCTGCATCTGTAGTTGCCATTTGTCCAGCGGCACCTTCTTTACTTGCAAGTGAAGCTTGACCACGCATGTCTTGAATAGCAAGGAAAAATGCTGTATTAATTTCTATATCAAATTCTAATATATCTTTATTTTCACCTGTGTATATGTAATTGTATATCTTTGCTGCTTGTCCTAATTGTTGTTTCCAGTTTGCCATAGGCTTTGACGGAGGACTAAATCTAGAAGCACTTACTTTGTAAGGTACTATTCTATATACATAAACTTTTGGCGGAGCGCCTGTAGCATCTACAGTTTCACTGCTTGAAGCATTGTAAACATGTGTTTCTATCATAAACCAAGGTATCATGTTATTTTCATCTGGCACTGCTTGGCTTAACTGTCTACCATAATCACTGATAAGAATTAATTCTTCTATTATTTCTTGTATTTTTGTACCTGCAACAAAAGTTAATTTTGAACCTTCGTCAGATATAGTAAGTTTACCTCTTTTAAATGAGCCTGGGCTATCTTCAATTTCTGAAAACTTAGCTTCACCAAATGGAACTTTTCCACCTTTAAGGTAATCTTTTACTACTTTAGCTTTACCAATGTCATTTATATTTTCTGGATTTTCAGCATACTCACGAACTGCTTCTCCTAACTGGCTTCTTTTTACTACTACTCCTAAAATTTCACTTACTTTAGCATCAAAGTCTGCGGGTATTTTTCCGTTTTGTATTCCTGTTAATGAATCATACAATTTTTGTTTTTGTTCTTCTGATAATTCTCGTTGTCCAGAGGATGATTCTGTTGTTGCTCCTGAGTCGCTTTCGCCTCCGGCTAAAACATTTTCTTCAGCAGTACTTTCTTTATTAGGAAAGACAAATACATAGTTGTCTGCTTTAGCAATTTGTTTTGCTTCTTCTAATGCTAAGGCTTTTGTGTTTAATATTGCAGATAAACTAGATGCACCTGATTGCAACAATTCTTCTATTGTTCTACCTTGTAGTACAATATCGTTTTTTGTAGTTTGAACATTATCTGTTAGAGCTTGATGGTTCCAAGGAATAGCATCAACATCATATGTGCTGCCTCCTTCAGTAACATTAAAGGAACTATTAATTATTTTAATTGGAAAATATCTTTTTGTTCCGGGGGCACTTACTATACGTCCTGAGCTGTCGTAACCTTTAAATTCTAAAGTTAATATGAATGGTGCTTGTATATAATTTTTATGCCCTGCTTGAAGTGCGGCTAACTGTAATGTTTGTAAAAACATTCCCATACTGTAAGGTTCAAGTACTTTAAAATTAAAAGATACTGCATTAGTTTGTCTTGTTTTAGGAGTTGGCGTAAGTACTGTGCCAATGTTGACATCTTCTATAAAAAATTCACAAGCGCCTTCGGTTTCATATTGTGTTAAAACTTTTTTTCTGCCACTGCCGCCACTTTTTAAAATTACAACACTTGGTCCTTTTACTCTGTATGTTTTGTCAGGATTATTTATTTCATCATCAGTTAGGCATCCTAAAGTGAAATTATAATTATAACTTGCAAATTTTTCTAATGTATTTGGCCAAGGAGGGAACCCTTGAAAACTACTAATTACTCCACCTAAACTTGTGTTTAGTGCAGCTTCAACTTGACTGTTAATTTTTCCTAAGGCACTTGTTAACGGTGATGCTACTGCATTTACTAAATCTTTTACGCCGCCTTCAACTGCTGACGCTACTCCGTTAATATCAATGTTTGAAGAATTAGCTAAAGTTGTGGCTGTTTTTTTAGCTTCTACAGATATATCGCCAACTGCATTTTTTCTTTCAGCAATGTTTTGAATATTAGGATTCATTTTAATATCCTAATAATTCTGCAAGACTTTCACCTTTAGGCAAATATATTTCTGTGCCTGCTACAAAGTCATATACTGGGTCTTTAAGTATACTTAAATTTCTTTGTGCAAACACCCACCATAATTTTTGATTGTCATATAAATCATATGCTAGTAGATCTGGTCGGTATGTGTATTGTGGTTCAATTGTATAAACAATGTCATCTGATTCTGCAGGGACCGGACGTATAGTTAAAATATCTAGATACTGATCATTTACAAACGTTGTGCTAAACCATGGACTGTCTGCATTATAGTTTGCCATTATAAAAATCCTTTTTCGTCTATTAGATAATCACCGCGTACAAATTTATCTAACTTAAATTTACCAACAGTTGATCTACTGTAAATTGGTTGTACTACAACGGATATTGTACATCTTGTTGGTGCCCATGTTCCGTTGGGTCCAATTTGACACTTAATATAATCTACATCGTTTGGTAATTCAACTGTAAACATTTGTACTGCGACTGGAACATTCTTAAATACATAATCTCCGTAACCGTTTAGTTGTACTATTGGAGGCGGTGTTCCTTGGTTTGCAGTATTTTCACCATATGCCATTTTAGTAACACTTCTTAAGTAGTGTACTGCTGCAACCCAATATTCTGCTTCTTTTGCATTTTCTATATAAAAGTCTCCAACTATAGTCATTGCGTTCACTTGTGAGTTCTGATATGCAAAAAAAGGATAATTACTATGTACAGGTTGCATTGTGTTATAGTTAGCACTTTGCTCAATTACAATTTGGGGCGTATAAGGAAAAACAAAACCATTGGTTTCAGCAAGAGGTAACAAAAGCGGACTTCCTGCAAACGTTGCTGGCATAGATAGTTTAACACGCCAGTCGTTATCGTTTGAACTTCCCCAATTAGCATCTGAAAATTTTGGAGATAGCGGATTGGCCCCAGTTAAAAGATTTACTGCTCTCAGAGCTTTACCAAAACCTGTATCACTAACAAAACTCTGTATATTGTCTTTAGCACGAGTAATTGCACCACCAGTAAGACCGTCACCGACTTTCATTGCTGAGCCTAAAAAGTTGTTTACTGAAGAAGCAGCAATACTTCCGTTGGGTTTACCAGGAACATCTGCTCGTGGACTAGATGAAACACCTTGGTTTACTCCATTTCGTGACACTATTCCGTTTTTAAAGACTGTTGGCAAAATTATCTCCTTTTATATAAAGTATTTAGTTGACAAAATTATCAGAGTATATTATAATAGAACATAAACCTAGGAGAAACGATGAAAAGAGTAAATTATCTTAACAACAAAGACATACTTAAAGAGATACACAAGTCAAAAAGTAGTTTTTGTAGTTATACTGACCCTGAATACCATCAATTTGACATTATATTGCCAGATGTTGATAAAATTAACATTAGAACAATAGCTGAAGCAAAAAGAAATAAAGCAAAAAGGTTGCAAGTTACGGACTATGATGCAAAAAAGGCTGCAGGTATGAAAGTAAAACAAGCAGAGTGTTTTGTTGATTATAAAAAGATTACAAAAGAAGAACTAATTTTTAGAATCATGACGTTTGACCATATACCTGAAGAACCAGGACGTAAGAAGAACCCAAAAACAGTGGCCGATACTAAAGAAAAATTAAATTTTCCTCCTTTTCAACATTATAAGTTTAACGATGCTGGAGAATTAATTTGTGTAGGCAAAAGCCATTGGGTTGGTGGTATGGAAAACGGATACTTTGACAAAAAAGCAGGTACAGCAACAAATAAACTTGCTATGATGTGGATGAAATTATGCGATAGGTACGCTACACGTGGTAATGTTCGCGGATACACATACAATGACGAAATGCGTGGCCAGGCAATACTACAACTAGCACAAATTGGCTTACAATTTGACGAATCTAAGTCACAAAATCCATTTGCTTACTATACTGCGGCTGTAACTAATAGTTTTGTTAGAGTTATTAACATTGAGAAGCGAAATCAAAACATTAGAGACGATATCTTAGAAATGAACCATATGAATCCAAGTTATACTCGTCAAAGTCAAGGCGAATTTGAAGCTGCTAAAAAACGAGCAGAAGAAAACTTAAAATAATCACATTGTGGTTGACACATGTACATTTTTAGTATATACTTTAACAGTATAAAATAAGGATTTTAATTTGTTTAAGAAAGCAGCTGTTTTTACAGACATCCATTATGGACTGAAAAGCAATAGTAAGGTTCACAATGATGATTGTGAAGAATTTGTTGATTGGTTTATCGAACAAGCCAAAGCTAACGGATGTGAGACTGGTATTTTCTGTGGTGATTGGCATCATAATAGGAACAGTCTTAATCTAACTACTATGGATGCTACAATTCGTAGCTTAGAAAAGTTAGGTCAAGCATTTGATAAGTTTTATATGTTTGTAGGTAATCATGATCTATATTATAAAGACAAGCGAGATGTAACATCTACTATATTTGGAAAACATATTCCGGGTATTACTATTGTTGACGAAATATATGAAGAAGAAGATGTTGCACTAGTCCCGTGGCTAGTTGGTGATGAATGGAAAAAGATACAAAAATGTAAAGCCAAATATATGTTTGGTCATTTTGAGTTGCCACACTTCTATATGAATGCAATGGTGCAGATGCCTGAGCACGGGGACTTAAGAGCAGAGCATTTTGAAAATCAAGAATATGTTTTTAGTGGACATTTTCACAAACGTCAAGTTAAAGGTAAAATACACTACATTGGCAATTCGTTTCCACACAACTATGCAGATGCATGGGATGATGAGCGTGGCATGATGATTCTCGATCGAGAAAATAACAAAGAACCTGAATATCTCAATTGGGGTAATTGTCCAAAATACAGAACAATTAAACTAAGTCATTTATTAGATAAAACTGACGAAGTAATGAAAGCAAAAATGTATCTAAGAGTTACATTAGACTTGCCAATTAGTTTTGAAGAAGCAAGTTTTATCAAAGAAACATTTTTTAAAGATTTTAAATGCCGAGAAATTACACTCATTCCACAACAAACCATTGACGAAATTGATACTGAATTAGATATTTCAACCTTTGAAAGTGTTGACGAAATAGTGTCAAAAGAAATAAGTGCTATTGACAGTGATACTTACGATAAAAAAATGCTATTAGATATCTATAAAGAGTGTTAATTAAATGATAAAATTAAAAGATTTAACCGTTAAAAATTTTATGAGTGTGGGCAATCAAACCCAGGCTGTTGACTTTAATAAGCAACAGTTAACACTAGTGCTTGGAGAGAACATTGACCAAGGTGGTGACGACAGCGGATCACGTAATGGTACGGGCAAGACTACTATTATTAATGCTTTATCTTATGCATTATACGGGAAAGCACTTACAAATATTAGAGCAAACAACTTAATTAATAAAACTAACAGCAAAGGTATGTTAGTAACATTGCATTTTGAAAAAAACGGCGTTGATTACCGTATTGAACGTGGAAGGTCTCCTAATGTGATGAAGTTTTTTATTAACGGCCAAGAACAAGAAATGATAGACGAGTCGCAGGGCGACAGTCGTAAAACACAAGAGTCTGTAAAAGACCTGTTGAATATGAGTCACGACATGTTCAAACACGTTGTTGCACTGAATACATACTCTGAACCGTTTTTAAGTATGCGAGTTAATGATCAAAGAGCAATTATCGAACAACTTCTTGGTATTACTATTCTTAGTGAAAAAGCACTTAACTTAAAAGAGCAGGTTAAAAGCACAAAGGATGCTATTACTGAAGAAACTGTTAAAATAAATGCTATGCAAAATGCAAACGAAAAGATTCAGTCTACAATTACTGATCTTAAGGGTACACAAAAAGCATGGCTTTCAAAACGTACTAACGATGTTTTAAAATTAAAAGAAGCCATTGACGAGTTAGAGCATTTAGACATTGAAAGAGAGCTAGAAGCTCACGAAAAACTTCAAAATTGGACTGAGCGTAATAACTCTATTTTGGCTCTTAGAAAAGAATTAGGCACATTGGAGCCAGCATTAGTACGTGCTGACAACAGCGTAGAAAAAGCGTCTAAAGATATCGAAGATTTAGATGATGCTAAGTGTTATACTTGCGGACAAGAGCTACAAGCTGATAAAAAAGTTGAGATTGCAGAACGTAAAACTAAAGAACTTGAAGATGCTGTTGCATATCAAAAAGAGATATCCAATAAACTTGTAGAGGTTACTAAGGGTCTTGAAAAGATAGGAGATATCAACGGGAAGCCTACAACATTTTATGAAACTGCAAAAGAAGCATACGATCATAGAAGCAATGTTGACAAGTTAAAACAGGCCTGGGGGAACAAAAAAGAAGAAGTTGATCCTTATGAGGAACAAATTAATAAACTAGAACAAGAAGCACTTCAGGAAATTAAGTGGGACAGTGTAAACGAGCTTACTAGTTTTAAAGATCATCAAGAATTTTTATTAAAACTGTTAACAAATAAAGATAGCTTTATTCGTAAGAAGATTATTGATCAAAACTTGGCATATCTTAACAATAGGTTAACATATTACTTAGATAAACTAGGACTCCCGCACCAAGTACAATTTCAAAATGATCTAAATGTAGAAATTACACAACTAGGACAAGACTTAGACTTTGATAACTTGTCAAGAGGTGAGCGTAACAGACTTATATTAGGTTTGTCGTTTGCGTTTAGAGATGTTTGGGAAAGTTTATATCAAAACATTAACTTGTTATTCATAGATGAGCTTATTGATAGCGGTATGGACACAGCAGGAGTTGAAGGATCACTTGCTGTTCTTAAAAAGATGGGTCGAGAGCGTGAAAAGAATATCTTCTTAATTAGTCATAAGGATGAACTAATTGGTAGGGTAAACCATGTATTGAAAGTTTACAAAGAAAATGGTTTCACAAGTTATGAGAACGATATTGATGTAGTAGAATGATGGACGATACACACGACAAACTAGTTAACGCATACTTAGAATACTTTAAAGCTAATGAAAAGTTTGAACAAAGGCTTTCAGTGAGAACACATAGAACTAGTAGACGTTGGTTAAGAGAAATACGAACACTAGCAAAGGAAAGAATGGAAGAAATACACAAAAAACATATAGAAATTAAAGGCGAAAACCAAAACGAAGACGATTCCATTTAGTACTAGGTAAGTACCTAGATGGAGTGGACATATAAAGGCAAAATTATTAAAGAGCTTCCTTCGGATTGCGAAGGATTTGTTTACTTGATCACAAATACTACTAATAATAAAAAGTATGTAGGCAAAAAATTAGCAAAATTTAAGACCACAAAGCCACCACTCAAAGGCAAAAAAAATAAAAGACGCGGCACTAAGGAAAGCGATTGGCGAGATTACTGGGGATCTAGTGATAAGTTAAACGCAGACGTTGCCGAAATAGGCAAAGACAAATTTACTAGAGAAGTATTATACTACTGCACTGGTAGAGGTGAAATGTCATATCTTGAGGCAAGAGAACAATTTGAAAGACGTGTACTTGAAACAGATGAATACTACAACGGTATTATCAATGTTAGAGTTGGTGGATCAAAAGTTCTAAGAGAAGCACTTAAAGGCAAACCAAGCAACACTTAAGGTTAGCGGGCCGGTTTATAATCCCGCTGTGGAAAAGCCTATAGGAATATAGGACACGTACATATTGATTGACACACCAGAGTGTGGAAGCCATCAAACAAATTGGGCTTACTAGTTGATATAAGTTGAATGTTGCCAGCTGAAAAACACAACATAGTTCATAAAAACCCTTAGCACTAGGAACGAAGCGGGGGATAGCGAAGAAATCCGCGAAGCGGTAAAGCGGTTTTGCAAATTTTTTCGTAATGTCGACGTAGGTTGGGAAAGGTCAGAGCCCATTGAACTAAGTGTATAAACAATTACCTACTTCCAAGTCTCGGCTGTGACGGACTCACATAAAGTCAAGATTAGATGGAACCAGCGATTAGGTTCCGTCTGACTGAAACAATCTACATAAAGCAATTACATTATTACTTCGTAATAATGCTTTAATTCATATCTACTGCTTAAATCAAAACGAAGTAATAGTTTGAGCGTAAGCGAAAACTTGAGTTAACGAAGTTAACTCATTTAATGTAAATCAGGATCACGTCCAAATCCAGGTTTAACTGAACTAACATTAATTGTTTCTACTTCAAAATGTTCATAAGGTTGCTGATCTTGCATATGTGCAATATATTGTTCTACTTCTTCTAAACTATTAAGAACATCAACTTGTTGTTTATCAGACATTCTGATAATCTTATATTTTATAACCATAGTGTTTCCTAATAGAATATTTAATTTCCTTTAGAGAGCATAAATACTATCAGTTAAAGGATTTATCTATGCAAATACACGAAGTCATTAGTTTTGAACCGCAAAAACAACGCCTAGACGAAATTGCGTTTCTAGCTCTTGTTCCTATAGCTGCAAAATTTGCCATTGGCCTTGGCGCAGGTTATCTTGGCGCAAAAGCTGCTAATGAAGTAGCAAACCAAGTAACTCGGATTTTAAATGCAATTAATTTTACACCCGAGTACGGAAATTTTCCTAAAGGTGGGATAATTCGAGTAGGCGATGGTGGGAAATATTTTAAATTTGTAGGCGGTAGTACTTTCGAGTCTGACGGTACATTGCGTAATCAGTGGTTAGAAGTTGACAAAAACGGCAAACAAATTGCTATACCAATAAAAAATGTACCTCAAACTAAAGGACAACAATCATTTAACTTTGATCAAGAAATACCAAAGCAATCATATTGGCCATATGATAAATCGGACTTTATTGACGAGAATGGAAACAGAAAAAAGTACGATGAAAATAAAAGAGCAGAACTTAAAAAACGTGGGGCCAAAGTCCAAACTGAAGCTGTTAAACGTGCAGTTGTAAAACAAGGTGGACCTGCTTGGCAAAAAGCAACTAAAGCTACTAATATGGGTCGCTGGATTATCTTTGACAATGTTGACGAAATAGATTTGCAAAAGGCTGTTTGGAAAAGTGCAAAATATCAACAAAGACTTGAGAAGTCAACTTCATTCAAAGCTCTACCAACTGACAAACAAAGATATAGTAGTCTTGATATGGCATTTGAAGATGAAATGAAAAAAATGTCATCATTAAACGCTGATGATTATGAAAAACAAAGCGACAAAGACAAAGTTAAAAATATTAAAAAAAGTTACAGTGAAATTCGAAAATATGCAAAAGAGGCAGTAATCAGCAAAAAAACAGGAATGATTACTGCATTGAATTTAATTGCTCCAGCTTATATGATGTATACTGCTGTAACTCTTAAAGCATTATACCAAAGACAACTTACAGATGGGTATAGTCACTCAAATATAAATCAAGAATACACTGTTAAAGAATATGACAATGACATGCGTCAACTTAAAGAATTATTAAAATCAGCATTTGCAGTATCACTTGCAGGAATATCACTTGCGGCTCTTTTTGGATTTCTTGGGTCTCTGCAAAAAAAGAAAAAGTACGGGGGCAAACTAGTAAGAACGTTACTTGCTTGGCTTCCTGCAGGAAGAATGGCTGACATTTTTGTTAAAAGTGGATACAGTATTGCATTAATAGTAGGATTTATAGGGGGAGCAACAACAACATTATTATCAAAAGCACCATGGATGGACAAACTAGCTGGACAAATGTCAGCTGAGTTTGTTGATAGTTCATTTGATGAACCTTTTAGCGCCATCAATATCATATCTTGGTATTATAATTTTGTTGATGCTACAGTGGGTATAATTTTTAAATTTATCGAACTTAACTGGAATGATGTTGCTAATAGCATTCCGTCAATTACATGGAACGATGATCCAAAGGCACTGGCTCCAGGCGATGTGAATACTAAAAGTGTAGATAAAATGAACAACCAAAATGATGTTAAAAATAATTCATCAGGTTCAAAGTCACGACAAGGTAGTGGAAATTCAGGTAACAAAAATGACGTCAACTTAGACGCTTTATTTTCAGATTAGTCCTGGATTTTTAGAATTTTTTGCTGTTTCAATATTTTCTTTAATAATTTTACCAAGAATATCTATATCAGTTATATCGGTTTCGTACATAAGCCTATGAGCATCTACGCCACCTCGCATAAACCAAGTGATCTTGTATACCTCATATTTGAGTCTTTTAACTTCGTTGTCTAATTTTGATGTATAAGATTCTAACTCAGAATCCGGGGTGTTCATAAGTGTTTGACGAAAAAATTTGAGTAGTCCAAATCCATAGGTAACTCAAATTCAGCTTTACATTCTTCGTTTGTACACTCAACATTCATTGATGGTATATCCATTGCTTTTTGATTAGCAATAATAACTTCTTCTATAGCTTTATAATACTCTTTGTCGTTATCTTGTAACCATTGCACTATTAAATTATGATTAGTTTCTTCTTCTCCGTCAATAACAATTTTTTCAATTTGTTTTGATACAGCTTCTACTCTTATTTTTGCTAACTGATCATAACTATCTTGGAAAACTTTTCCTTTTTCTTCTTCATCAGTAATTTTTGGACCTTGAATAATCATTTGACGTGTTATAATAAAGTTTCTACGTGCTAACTCACTATGCTCTTTAAATGTAAGCGGCCTTAGAATAGCTTCAATTTGATCAACTACTACACTGTTTTTAAATTCAATATTTTTAAAATGATCAATAAGTTTTTGTAGTTCTAACTCATAAGAACTTTCTGTAGAACATTTAGGACATTTAGTATTAAAAGTAATTTTATTTCCGTAACTTGCAAGCCTTACTGATGCCAAACAAAACTGCACGTCTAGCATTGGCATAAGGTGTGGATTTTTTAAATCTGGCATACACCTTTTTAGTATTTCAGTAGATGCGAGTCCAGTATACAACGCATCAGGTGTATTAGCAGTCATTTCATCACGAGCAGTCATGCTATAGACTGCTAATTCATTTGCTTTCGATAGTAAACCTGGTGCGTAATAGTTGCCTCCGCTAGGCAAATCAACATACAGTTTAGGCTCACGTTTTATTTTATTCAGCGGACTGTTTTCAAAGTTCATACATTGTCCTTACATAAATACATTATATACAATTATATTTATGACCTTAAAATCTTGGAGATTTAGTAAATGGCTGAAGATGAAAAAAAAGTAGCAGATCAATACGAAACCCTGGCTAAAACTCTTCTGAAAAGTACTCAAGGATTAGCAACGTTTTCAGCTACCCTAGCTTTAACTAAACCTGGATTAGACGATTTTGGCAAACTAGCTGAAGTTGTTCCTGCGTTAGGCCCTGGGCTTAAAGCAATGCTTGGTGTTTTAAGTAAGCAAACTCAAGCATTCCAAGCATTATCATCGAGCGGAATGACCTTTGACGGTAATCTACAAGATATGGTACAAAGTGCTACCGCCGCTGGTATGACACTTGATCAACTACAAAGTTTTACATCATCAAACAGTCAATCATTTGCTATGCTTGGTGCTTCAATGGGCAAGTTTGGCAGCACTGTTGAATCAGGTGGCAACGCATTTTTAGATGCAACAGCAGCATTTTATCAAGATAAACGACTAAGCCAAGGATTAAGAAATCTTGGAATGAGTTTTGAAGAAATTAATGACAACTTAATGATGAATGCTCGTATAAGTGCATTTACAGGAAGAGTAGATCAAAGATCAGCCGCTCAAAGAAATGCATCAGCAGCTGAATTTGCAGAAGAATTACAAATTATAGCAAAACTTACAGGTAAGCAGGCAGACGAACTACAAGCAGAAATGGCCGCTAGACAACGTGAAGGTGATTATAGAGCTATGATGCTACAAAAAACACCTGAACAAATGGCGGCAATAGAAAAAGCTATGGCCCAAGCAGATGCTGCTGGTTTTGGCGACTTGTTAAAAGATTATTTAATAAGAGGATTTCCTAGCAAAGATCAAGCAATGGTTGCAGGTATGTCAGGCGATATGGTTCAACTTTTTGAAAACATGACAACTAATCTCGAAGGCGGTGCATCAGGACTAGCTGAATTTAATAAACAAACCGATCAGATATCAGGAGTTGCAGCAAAAACAGTTAGTGATCCTAGTTTCTTAGCAATAGCATCACTAGGTGATCTTAATAGTGCAAGTGCCGCAGCATCAAGAACACTATCATTAATGGGTGAAGCACAATTTGGTGTAATAGCAATACAACGTGAAGCGGCTGCAGAAGGCAGACAAATTACTGTAGAAGAAGCAAAAAAACTAGCAGAAGAAAGAATTGCAGCAGCAAGAGAAGACCAAGACACTCTTAAAGAAAATGCTACAGAAGGTGGCAAAGCCTTAACACAAGCAATGCTAAGAGCTGAAGAAGCACTAATGGATACAGCTATTGCAGTACAAAAAACAGCAACAAATGATTTTTATAATATGCTATCTAACGAAGCAGATGGATTTATAAAGAGCTTACAAAGTGCTGGCGTAAAAATTGGCACCCTAGCAGATCAGATATCAACGGGACTTGGTGGTATTTTTGGTGATGACGCTACTTTTCAAGGAAACCAAAAATTAGAAATTCTAGCACTTGCTAACGAATTAGAGAAAAGAAATCCAGATGATCCTGCAGCTAACGAAAAGATGGATGCTTTAGCTACAAACATAAACGCCTTAGTAACACAAATAGAAAGTGAAGGTAGTCAATCTAAGAGAGAAGATTTATTAAAAACATTAAAAGTAGCAATTCAAACAGGAATGCAAGAACTTAAAGCAGATGATCCTGATGAATCATTTAGTACTCCGTCAGGATTTGAAACTCCAAAATTATCTACAGGCACATTTGGTGAATTAGGAACAGCATTTGCAAATTTTGGAAATGAAACTATAGCGGCACTGCACGGAACAGAAATGGTTGCTACTCCGGATCAAGTGGACAAATTACTCAGTGGAAGCTATAATATGGGGTTGACTTCTGCTACAAATGAGCTTAAAATGTTAACTAAATCAGGAAACAATATGGCCAAAACAGATGTAATACAAGTAGGAGATATGTTAGAAACAGGATTTGCTACAGTATCTTCAGGATTATCAAAGGCAGCACCTTCTATTGACGACGGTATGAAAAGTTTAGTCTCGAATAATGCCTCAACCATGCAAGGTATGATAAGTAATATGAGACCTGCTGTAGAATCTGTTAACACAGAAATGCAAAAAATTGACTTATCAGGTATTGCAGATAGTATTAAGACTGCATTACCAATGGACAAACTATTTGGAGATTTAAAAGTAAGCATGGACGGAGTTAAAACTAGTGTTGACATGACAGGATCAAAACAAATATCTAACCAAGCCAAACAACTTAGACAAGGCAAAAACATGTTAGGTGATTTAACTAGGGGAACTGGTATATGAGTTGGAAAAAATATTTTACACCTGTAGACGCACAAGGACAACAAGTTGGAAGCATGAGTCCTTTGAGTGGAGCAAACAACAGTGGTAAAGGACCAGCTAGTGCAAACTATAGTTCTTATCTACCAGATGTATACGTAGGAAGCCCCAACCGTATAGAACGCTACGGACAATATAATACAATGGACAATGATAGTGAGGTAAATGCCGCACTAGATATCCTTGCTGAATTCTGTACACAAGAAAACGATCAAAACAAAACTAATTTTAAATTTACCTATCATAAAAAAGCAACAAATTCTGAAATTACAATATTAGGACAATACCTACAACAATGGTGTAAAAATAATATGTTTGAAAGACGTATGTTTAAAATCATACGTAATACATTTAAGTATGGTGATGCATTCTTTGTTAGAGATCCCGAAACTGGAAAATGGTTTCATGTTGATCCAGCAAAAGTTACACGTATTATTGTTAACGAATCAGAAGGCAAAAAGCCTGAACAATATGTAATTAGAGACTTTAATGTAAACTTTAGAGACCTAGTAGCAACAACACCGTATCAAACAAACGGAAATGTTACTGGTGGAGGCGAAGGATATATTACAGGTGGCGCCAAAGGAATGGTTGGAGGTAATTATCCTAAATCATCTGGAGGAAGATTTCATCAAAATGACGGTGAAGTTGCAGTTGATGCACAGCATGTGGTACATCTAAGTTTAAGTGAAGGACTAGATAATAATTATCCTTTTGGTAATTCATTACTTGAAAGTATTTTTAAGGTATACAAACAAAAAGAACTATTAGAAGACGCTATTATTATATACAGAGTGCAAAGAGCACCTGAACGTAGAGTATTTTACGTTGATGTGGGTAATATGCCATCACATCTTGCTATGCAATTTGTAGAGCGTGTTAAAACCGAAATTCATCAAAGAAGAATCCCATCGGCAACAGGTGGAGGACAGAATGTCGTAGACTCAGCATACAATCCCCTGTCAATTAACGAAGACTACTTTTTCCCACAAACAGCTGAAGGACGTGGTTCTAAAGTAGAAACACTACCAGGTGGTACTAACCTAGGCGAAATTGATGACTTAAAATACTTTACTAATAAACTAGTAAGAGGTTTACGTATTCCAAGTTCTTACTTGCCAACAGCAGCAGATGACGGACAAAGTCAATTCAATGATGGCCGTGTAGGAACAGCATATATTCAAGAATTAAGATTTAACAAGTACTGCGAACGTTTACAAAATTTAGTTTCTGAAAACTTTAATGCAGAATTCAAAAGTTATTTGCTTAGTAAAGGTGTAAACATTGATGTTTCAATGTTTGACTTAGATTTCCAACCACCACAAAACTTTGCAAGTTACAGACAAGCTGAACTAGACAATCAACGTATTCCAACATTTACACAGTTGCAACAAATACCATTCATGAGTAATAGATTTGCAATGAGTAGATATCTTGGTCTTAGTGAACAAGAAATTGCCGAAAACGAGCGTATGTGGCGAGAGGAGAATGACGAAAATCTTGCTCCACCACCCGCAGATGCTTCAGGTGAGATGAGAGGTGCTGGAATTAGCAGTGCTGGAATCAGTGCTGATTTATCAGGTGCTGAAGATATTATCGGAGATGAAGAAGCGCCAATTGAAGGCGGCGCCGATGCACCTCCAGAAACTACAACAGACACAGCTGGAACTGGCGCAGGTCCTACACCCGACGAAAGTCCAATTTAAAAGGTAAATACTAGCATGATACTACGTGAACTATTTTATTTTGATAAAGAAACACTCGAAGCAATTGAAGATGACAGCTACGATCCATCTTCAGATAAATTTATCATGAAAAAAACAGACACAAGAAAAACACGTCTTACATTAGCCCAGATAAACAGAGCAAGATTAGGTGCTGAACTACATAAAGAAGAACAAGCTAAAGAATTAGAGTTTGTTAGACAAATGTACGGATTAGCAGGTCAGGCGGCTGCAGCTGGTGTTTAATGGCAAAAATAGATAAATCCCAATATACAAAAGAAGAATGGCGTAAAATAAAACATGAACGTCAATTAGCAAAAAGAAAAAGAAGAGCAGACAAGGCTCTAAAAACTAATAAACATTTTGTAGAAAATTTAAAAAAACAAACTAGTACTAGAACTAAAAGTAAAGTCGCCTTTGTAATAGGTAACGGCACTAGTAGACAAGGTATAGACTTAGAAAAACTACAGCAATACGGTCCAGTATATGCTTGTAATGCAGTATATAGAGATATGGATCCTGATTATCTAGTTGCTGTAGATGTTAAAATGGTTTTAGAACTTAATAAAGCAGGATATCAATATAAAAATCCAAACGTATGGACTAATCCTAATAAAAGTAGTCTTACTATGAAAGGATTTAATTATTTTCAACCTAGCAAGGGTTGGAGTAGTGGGCCAACAGCATTATGGTTAGCTAGTCAACACGGATATGAAAAAATTTATATCTTAGGATTTGATTTTAAAGGTATTGGAACAGACTTAAATGCTTTTAACAACTTATATGCTGACACAAATAATTATAAAAAATCTACAGACGGTGCAACATTTTTTGGAAATTGGTCCCGTCAAACAGTGTCTGTAATAAAGGATACAGTAAATGTTAACTTTATTAGAGTAATATTAGCTGATAATTATCAGCCAGAAGAACTAAATAATTTTGCAAACTTTAATGCAATACACAAAGAGGATTTTATTAAAATCTTCCAAATCTAGGCTCATAATCTATAAATGGGCCGTTTTTCGCCTATATCTACGTATATATCCTGTGTTTAAGTAAATACAACTGACAGCCTTACCAATATTAAATCACAGGAGGTACAAAATGGCAGATCAAAATAAATTTGAACAAATGCTTGAAAAGCTGATTGCTGAAGATAAAGCAGGAGCTGAAGAGCTTTTCCACGAAATTGTGGTAGAAAAATCAAGAGACATTTATGAAAACTTACTTGACGACGATGTTGAGATTGATGAAGCGGATAGCGATTCAGAAGACAAAGACGTTGAGGAAGCATCTAAAGACGATGACGAAGCAGTAGACGAAGCATCAAAAGATGATGACGAAGCAGTAGACGAAGCTAAAGACGAAGACGAAGACGTTAAAGAAGACTTCGATTTAGACGAATTTGAAGTTGAAGGCGAGCCAGAAATGGGCGGCGATGCTACTGACGACATGATGGGTGACATTGAAGGCGGAGACGACATGGATATGGAACCAGCAGGTGATGAAGACGCAGAAGACGTTGAAGACCGTGTTACTGATCTTGAAGACGCTTTAGATGATTTAAAAGCAGAATTCGAACAAATGATGGCAGATCAAGATGGTGAATCTGATGATGAACCAGCTGATGAGCCTGAAATGGATATGAGTGACGAAGAAGACGAAGGCGAAGAAGAAGAAGAGCCTGAAGAAGAAGTTGCTTATGAAGAATCAGACGAAGTTGAAGCAAAGGCTACAACTGACCCTGTAGAGCAAATGCGTGAATATGTTGAAAAAATTACACCAAAAATGGGTGAAACTGGTACAGACAGTACTAAATCACCAGTAGCTGGTGCTAACAACATGGGCGGAGATGCTTCAAACTTAGTACAAGGTGGTGAAGAAGCAGGTGGTAAAGCACAGGCTCCTAAAGAAGACAACGCAGGGAACGTTAACGTACCAGGCGGAAAAGCTTCTAAATCATTATCAGGTACTAAAGGCCACGGCGCTGAGAAAAAAGGCGCAGGCGAAACTGCTGACAATAAGAAATCAACTATTGGCAGCTAATTTATACGAGGAAGTTATAGATGCTTAACTTACGAGAGAATTTGACATTCGACCAGGCTAAAATGGTTGTTGAAACCGCTAATGAAGGTAAAGATCTTTTTATGAAAGGAATTTGCATTCAAGGTGGAGTACGCAATGCTAACCAGCGTGTGTATCCTGTTAATGAAATTGGCAGGGCTGTCAAAACTCTAAATGATCAGATAACTGGAGGATACTCAGTTCTCGGCGAAGTTGATCATCCAGAAGGCCTCAATATAAATTTAGACCGAGTGTCGCACATGATCACAGAAATGTGGATGGAAGACGCTAATGGATATGGGAAATTAAAAATATTACCAACCCCAATGGGGCAGCTAGTTAAAACAATGCTTGAAAGCGGAGTTAAATTAGGTGTCTCATCCAGGGGATCAGGAAATGTAAGCGAAAGCGGTAACGGTGAAGTTTCAGAATTTGAAATTATTACAGTTGACGTTGTTGCTCAGCCAAGTGCTCCAGGGGCTTATCCAACTCCAATCTACGAGCATCTAATGAATACTCGTGGCGGGTATAAGGCATATGAACTTGCACAGGCAACAAGAAACGACACAAAGGCACAAAAATATTTAAAAGAATCGTTGATAAACATTATCAACCGACTCCAATAAAAGGAGAATTAATATGTTGGATGCACTAAAAACACTTTTTGAAAACGATGTAGTTTCTGAAGAAGTGCGTACACAAATTGAAGAGGCTTGGAATAGTAAAATCGCCGAAAATCGCCGTGAGGTGACTGCTGAACTACGTGAAGAGTTTGCTCAAAAATATGGGCATGATAAAGCACAAATGGTTGAAGCAATCGACACAATGCTATCTGAAAGACTAACAGCTGAACTTACTGAGTTCGCTGAAGATAGAAATCAGTTAGCAGAAGCAAAAGCAAAATATGCTGTTGCTATGCGTGAAAATTCGGATTTGCTAAAGAAATTCGTAGTTGAATCTTTATCCAAAGAAGTTCGTGAACTTCATGAAGATCAAAAAGAAATGGCTACTAAATTTACCAAACTTGAAGAATTTGTTGTAGAAGCACTTGCAAAAGAAATTGCAGAATTTCAAACAGATAAAAAAGATCTAGCAGAAACCAAGGTAAAACTTGTACGTGAAGCTAAATCTAAATTTGAAGAAATTCGTAAGAGTTTCATCAACAGAAGTGCAAAGTTAGTATCTGAAACAGTTGGAAAAGGGCTTAACAAAGAACTTACTCAACTTAAAGAAGATATTGAATCTGCACGTAAAAACGACTTTGGACGAAAATTATTCGAGGCTTATGCTTCTGAATATGCTCACAGCTATCTCAATGAGAAGTCAGAGACAGCTAAATTAATGAAGGTTGTGAAACTTAAAGACTCACAACTTGCAGAAGCCAAAGCTGCCGCAGATGAGAAATCTAAACTAGTAGAAAGCAAAGATGCTGAAATTAGTAAAGTAAAAAACGCGGCAACGAGAAATAAAATAGTCAATGAACTTATTGCACCTTTGAGCAAGGATCAAAAAGATATCATGATGGACTTACTGGAATCGGTTCAAACAGAAAAACTTAGTTCTTCTTTTGATAAGTACCTACCAGCAGTGATTGATGGTAAATCTCCAGAAAAGAAAAAGGCGAATTTAACAGAAGGCAAAGAAATTACAGGCAACAGAGAAGAAAAAACAATTAGTTCTAAAGCAGACGAAAATAATGTTATTGACATTAAACGTCTAGCTGGATTAAATTAAGGAGAAAAACTATGTCAGAACTATTAGAAGGACGCTGGCAGGATACCAAAAGTGCTCTACTAGAAGGATTACAAGGTACTAAGAAAAGTGTAATGGAAACTACACTTGAAAATACCCGTAAGTACTTGTCAGAGAGTGCAACAGCTGGTGCAACATCTGCCGGTAACGTCGCTACATTAAATCGTGTGATTTTACCAGTTATTAGACGTGTTATGCCAACTGTTATTGCTAACGAAATTGTTGGTGTTCAGCCTATGACTGGCCCTGTGGGACAGATTCACACACTAAGAGTCCGTTATTCGGAATCAAATGATAACGTAACAGCAGGCGATGAGGCACTTAGCCCATTCAAAATTGCTACTGCGTATTCAGGTACAGGTACTGATCCAGATGGTAAAGCTAACGCAACAGCCGCACTTGAAGGTTCAGCTGGTAGAAAACTTTCTATCCAGATCCTAAAGCAAACTGTAGAAGCAAAAACCAGAAAGCTATCAGCAAGATGGACTTTTGAATCTGCACAAGATGCTCAATCACAGCACGGTATTGATATCGAAGCTGAGATTATGGCAGCTCTTGCACAAGAGATTACCGCTGAGATCGATCAAGAAATTCTTGGAAGCCTAAGAGGGTTAGCAGGAACTATTGAAACTTACGATCAAGCAGCAGTAAGTGGTACAGCTACTTTTGTTGGTGACGAACATGCAGCACTTGCAGTTCAAATTAACAGAACAGCGAACACTATCGCTCAGCGTACAAGAAGAGGTGCAGGTAACTTTGCAGTTGTTAGCCCATTTGCGTTAACAATCCTACAAAGTGCTACTACTTCAGCTTTTGCTAGAACAACAGAAGGTACTTTTGAAGCACCTACAAACACTAAATTCGTTGGTACATTAAACAACGCAATGAAAGTGTATGTTGATTCATATGCAGCTGATAATACACCAGTACTTGTTGGTTACAAAGGTTCAAGCGAATCAGACGCAGCAGCGTTTTACTGCCCATATATTCCATTAATGAGCAGTGGAGTTGTACTTGACCCAGCAACATTCGAACCTGTCGTGAGCTTCATGACACGTTACGGATATGTTGAGTTGTCAAACACAGCGTCATCACTTGGTAACGCAGCTGATTACTTAGGTGAAGTTGCAATTACTTCAAGTAATGTAAGCTTCAGCTAATAAGCTAAGTTATACTAACTTAAAAAGGGCGGCTTAGGTCGCCCTTTTTTTATGACTAAAACCCTAACCGAAAGGATTTATGGCTCGTGTTAAATTTAATCCAACCCTAGAAGCACATGAATACACAAAAAAGAAAACATCAATAGGCGGAGGAAAACATTCCAAAACTATGATGAATAAAAGTAAAAGAAGAAGCTACAAAAAGTATAATGGACAAGGAAAGTAATTTTTTTAAATTTTGGTAAAAAAGAGGTTGACTTCTGAATAAAAGTTTGCTATATTAAGTACATAAGCAATAAAAGAGTAATTAACTTTTATTTGTAGTGCATCGAAGAGGCCTTTACCAGAAGGGCTTAAGATGACTAGCCAGGGGTGGTACCCAGGGTCTGTAGTAGAAATACGCAGGTTCACATCGCAGTCACTAGCGGGGTTAGGTTGTACAGAAACAGAATGGTATTCCGGACTGTGCTTGTAGGTGAAACCGAGTCCTACCTACTTTGCTTATCTTTTTAAAAGCCCTAGCATTTATTTGTTAGGGCTTTTTTCTCTTTTGATAAATACATATGTCAATATTTAGTGTACCGCTGACAACGGTGGACTTATGCGGAAACCAACCGCGTATGACATAGAACGTCAATAAAAAGGAGAAAAAAATGGGAAGACCAATTAATAAAAAATATTTTGGTGTTGTCGGCGATAACACACAGCCAACAATAGCAATTAGATATCACGATGGATCAGCTACTAGAGAAGGTTATATACTTTCTCAAAGAGGCACAAACAAATTTAACTGTGACAGTGCAGCTGGCTCAGCAAAAGTTTGTAGACTTGTTAATGAGACTGCACCTAACGCTGAAGGCGAATGTTCTTTAGTAGGTTACGCAGACGGTGGCACAGCAATTATTCTTAAGAAAATGTTCAATAGAACAGCAATAGACTGGAATAGCAATCGTTACAAGTGGACAGTTGAAGACGATTCAACTCAATCATTAATTAGATTAACAGCTATCTAAATTATATAGGGGTAACATTCAATGGCAAGAGTAGTTAGGGTTTCTAACAGTAATTACAAAATAGCTGTTCAGTCAGGTGGACAAATAACACTTGATACTGGAACAACTAGTAATGAGACTAGATCGATATCTGGTGCTACTCAAGCCAACCCTGTTGTAATTACAACATCAGTAGCAAATAACTTTTACGATAAACAAAGGATAACTATTACTGGTGTTGTAGGTATGACTCAGTTAAATGATAATAGCTATTACATCAGAATATTAACTAATCAAACTTTTGAACTATACAGCGACCCGTCACTTGCAACCAGTGTAAACGGTACAGGATATGGATCATGGGTAAGCAATGGTGTTGTTGAAGGTAGGTTTGGTAATGTAGTAGTAATAGGTAACCTTGAAGTACAAGGTACTACAACTACTGTAGACAGTACAACACTAACTGTTGCAGATAATATTATTGTACTTACTAAAGACAATATATCTGCAGGTATTCCAAGTTCATTAGGATATCAAAGTGGTATTGAAGTAGAACGCGGAAGTTTACAAAATAGTAAATTAGTATTTGATGAACAAATTGCTTGGACATTAGGTGGAACTTCAGGACAAGGTACTTGGACATTTTTAAAAGGCACAGATCTTTTACCAATCAAAACTCCGGGTATTGTTGCAGGTGGAAATTTATACGTAAGTACAGGTAACGGTGTTATTAGTGTCACAGGCACAACAGATTATGAAGAAAAAGTTTTTGGATATACCGGCGGAACAATTAACGGAACAGTTATTGATGATGATGCAGTACCAAACGCAAAAGCAGTTGCAGATTACGCAACATATGTAATTCAAAATTCATTCCAGTCAGCTATTGCAGAAGGTGATACTAAAGCAGAAGTATATGACTTTAGTGTAACTGGAAGTGAAAGTAATTTTAATATTGCAGTAGACGGTATATCAAACACAAATTTTTACCCTAACCGAGTTGAATTTCCTAGTGTTAAAATTCAAGAAAACGAAATAAGCACATTAGATAGTAATAAAGATTTAATTTTATCTGCACCTGGTACAGGCTCAGTAAAAGTAAAAGATGTATTAAGTTTAACAACTCCGCTATACGATGACGATTTATCTAATGATCCTAGTGCACCAGCAGATGGAATTAAAGTTTATTCTAAAACCCAGGCACAAGGACAAACAGGACTATATTTTGTAAATAGTAATAATAAAAGCGGAGAACTAGTAAGCAAAAACCGAGCATTATTGTTTGGTATGTTGTTTTAATAAGGAAAAGAAATGGCGATACAGAATGCACAACTAACAACAACGCAACTTGATCTTGTTACAGTTCCATCTGATAAAAGTTATGCTATAACAAATATTATGGTATGTAATACTTTTGACCCTAATGACGGAGCGGCTGCATCAAATGGTGCAAGTTTTGATATTCATTTAATAAAAAGCGGACAAGCATTAAGTAATAGTATTACATGTGTAGTAAGAGAATTAAGTCTTCCTGCAGGAGAAACATTTACGTTTGACTCTGAAAGAATTGTTTTAGAGCAAGGTGATAAAGTAAGTTTTGTTGCACAACCTAATACAGGTTCAGGTAATACAAACTTATCAGCAGTTGTAAGTTATTTGGAAGTGTAAAAAATGAGACTTTTAAAAGGTCAAAATACTAACCTAAGAAACATTTACGGAAAAGGCGTAAAGTATGACGTAAATGATCAAGTTATCATGGATAGTGATAACGCTGTTCTTGTGCCTAAAGGTACAACAGCACAACGTCCGACCACTCCAGTTAACGGACAATTTAGATACAATACAACAGATAATGTATTTGAACAATACGAAGCTGGCCAATGGCGCCAAGGAAGATATGCAGAACCTGTTAGAGTAGGCATAATACAACAAACATTAGGTTATGGCGATGCTGTTGAAGTTTATTTTGGACCACTAGCAAGTGGAGATTCAAACTTTCCTAATCCGGCAGCAGCACAAAACATTTTAGTATTTGTAGAAAACGTCTTTCAAATATCCACTACTAACTATGTGTTAGAACAAAATCCTGCAAAAACAAACACAGTTTCATCTGTAGTAAGCGTAGGGGCAACTACAGTAATTCAAACAACTACAGCACACGGATACGCGGCGACAGACCTGGTTTATATAGAAGGTATAAATGCAAACGGTGATGCTATTGAAAACATAAACAACGGTGACAGTTCAAGTCCAACCAGTCATGACGTTGTAAGCATTCCAGCAGCTAATCAAATTGAAATTGCTGTTGATACTTCAGGCGGAAATACAGGTACATATAATACTTCAAATCTTGCAACAATTAAAAGAGCAAGTTCCATCGACGGACAGTTTTATGCAGACGGCTATTACCTTAAATTTAATTCAGCTGTTGATTTAAACAAAGCAGTTACAGTTCTTCATAACTTTGACAAATAGATTTTAATAAATACTGTGTCAGGAGATAATTTATGGCACAAGTAGGTAGAATATCCGGTCCGTTATTAGAAGCAAATTTAGAAAGAAACGGCAAAAATCTTTCTTTTCGTAACGACTTAGATACCACACAATTATTATTATTAGACGTAGTAAATGGCAAACTAGCAGTAAACTACGCTACACCTAGCCGCGAATTAGAAATTGCAGGCACAACAAGATCAACCAACTATCTCTCTACAGATTCCACACTTGCAGATATTATATTTGATAATAATGAAATAAAAAATATTTCAGGTAATATTAATTTTAATGCTACAACTGCTATTGTATCACCAAACATTGAAACTGACAATATAAGAATTACTGATAATACAATATCTACACATAGAAGTAATGCAAACTTAGAATTACGCCCTTGGAGAGATTATCAACTAGTTAACGGTGATCCGTATACGACAGAATTGCTTGCCGGACTTACAGCGGCGTCATCAGGTGGATCTCACACTTACAAAGCATTTTGGGAAGTAGTTTTACCAAGCGGATTTGCAAGAGGAGATGTAAACGAAAGTGGTGGTATTGACATTGACGATGTTATGGCGTTCCTTAGTGTAGCTAGAGGAATTACTACATCAGGCAGTACATACGACCGCAGTGTAGCAGCAATTGAAGCAAGTTTACCTACATTGGAAGTTAAAAGCAATTTAAATGTAGATGGAGCAATTAATGCTACCGGCAATATTACAATGGACGGTAATATTACAATAGGTGATAATCAAGCTCAAGATACTGTAGATTTTAATGCAGAATTTATTAGTAACATTGAACCAGATGTTACTTATACATACAACATAGGAAGTTATAACGATCGTTGGTTACGTCTTGATACTAATCTTGTAAACGGACAAAAAGTAATTGCCGGTAATTATATTGCTGGCGGCGTTGACATAGCACAACGACAAGGAAATATTTTTTATGTTAGTGTTAACGGTACAAACACCAATAGTGGAGAACATCCACAATCACCTTTTAAAACAATTAAACATGCTTTAGACGCTGTTGATGCTAGTTCAGCAGGCCCTGTAACTATTCACGTTTATCCAGGAGACTACGAAGAACAACTGCCGTTAACAGTGCCATCTAATGTTACAATACAAGGACATGATTTAAGAAATACTGTAATTAGACCAGATACTAGCAGCCAAAGCGAAGACGTATTTTTACTTAACGGTGAAACAACAATTAAGCAACTTACAATTAAAGACTTTTATTACGACAGTGGAAATAATAAAGGACATGCATTTAGATTTGCAAATAATGCTGTAATTACAACACGTAGTCCTTACATACAAGATGTAACTGTAATTACACAAGGTACAACTACAAGTGCAAGTGATCCAAGAGGTTTTGCAAGTGGAGATGCAGGTAAAGGCGCTTTAATAGATGGTGCAGTAGTACCAGCTTCGAGCAACGAAGCAAGTATGTTATTCCATGCTGCAACTTTCATTACACCAGGCGTTGATGCTATTACAATGACCAATGGTGTAAGAGTAGAATGGCTTAATAGTTTTACATATTTTGCCAACAGAGGATTATATGCAGTACGAGGTTCAACAGGACATCAAAGTCCCGACGGGAGTACAATAAATTACGGAGCAGAAATACGTTCAATTGGATCTGCAAATGTATACGGAAACAAAGGTGCTGTAGCAGATGGTGCCGGCACACTAATGTATCTTATTAATCACAACTTTGCATACATAGGCGTTGGTAAGTTTGTTGACAATGATCCAAGTAGATCTATACAAGCAAACGAAGTTGAAGAATTAAATTCAGGTAAAGTTTATTTTAGTTCAACAGACCATTTAGGTAATTTTAGGGTAGGAGATAGCTTTCTAGTTGACCAAGAATCAGGAGAAACTACACTTAACTTATCTGAAGCAGAAATAGACTCTTTTGGTGGCTTAAATATTACAACTAGTGGTGCATTAACAGTTGTAAACGGAAACCTTGTAGAAACAGGAAATATTAGATTACAAGGTAATCAAATTTTATCTACAGCAAACGATATTAACATTGTTGCAAGTGGTTCTAATAATATTAATTTTTTAACAAGTTTAAACATTACTAATAATTTAGATATTACAGGTAATTTGACAGGTGCTGGTAATTTAAAATTAGGCGATGAAAGTGTAGATACTGTAACATTTAATGATCCTTTTGATCAAAATATAAAACCTGCTGTGTCAGGAACCTTTGATTTAGGAAGTCCTACACTACGCTGGAAAAATGCATTCTTATCACAAGCAGAAATTAGCGATATAAAAATATTTGATAACGTTATACAGACTAATGTTTCTAATGCAGACTTAGAACTTCGTGCAAATGGTACTGGTAAAATATTAGTACCAAACAATAATGTAACTTTTAGTAATAACTTAACTGTCAACGGCACAACTAATTTACAAGGTCTGTCAACTACAGGAAATATTGTACATTCAGGCAATTTACAATTAACAGGGAACTTTGATGTTACAGGTAACTTATCTGCAACACAAAATTTAACAGTAAACAGTGATGTTTCCTTTCAAGAATTTAATATAACAGGGAACTTAATAGAAACTACACTTTCAGATGCAGATTTAGATTTACGTGCAAATGGCACAGGAGACGTAGTTTTTAATGACTCAGCAACATTTAATGCATTAACTATTACACAACATTCCGACCTTATTGATGTTGACGTAACTTCTAGCGTACAAGCTACAGACTTTACAACAGATCAAATATTAGTTAGAGAAAACTTTATAGAAACAAGATTTAGTAATGCTGATTTAGATTTACGTGCTACTGGCAACATTGTTATTCAAGAAAATACTACAGCAGAACAAAATCTAACAGTAAACGGCACAACAACATTAAAAAATACAGGAATTACAGGTACACTAACGCATGTAGGAAACACAACACAAACAGGTAATAGAAATATTACAGGTAACACTACAATAACAAAAAATTTAGATGTTACTGGGTCAGCACAACTTGAAGAAATATTAATTGATGACAATTATATAACTACAACTACGTCAAATGCAGATTTAGAATTACGTGCTAGTGGAAGTGGTAATATTATTGTTCCTAGTAATGATGTAGTAATCAGTAAAGATTTAGCTGTAGACGATTTAGTATTACAAAGTCAACTTACAGTAAACAATCTAACTGGAAATAATTTAAGTATTAATACATTTAATATTACAGGAGATTTTCAATTTGAAAATATTAATATCTCTGATAACGTAATTCAAACAACACTTTCAAATAGTGACTTAGAGCTACAGGCAAACGGCTCAGGAAATTTAAACTTTCAAGAAAATGTTGTTGTAAATAATAACTTATCTGCTGATAATTTAACAGGCGTACAAAACATCAATATTACTAGCGGTGTAACATTTGATCAATTTACTGGTAGCTCTAACATAAACTTTTTTGACAATGTAATACAAACCACAGTATCAAACAGTAACTTAGAACTTAGAACATCTGGCGCTGGTACTGTTAAATTAGACGATTTTGATTTTACAAGCAGTGTAATTGCAAATAATGGTTCAAATAATATTCAATTTACGCCTGGTTCAAATAACTTAAATATATCTGCAACAGGGTCATTGAAACTACCAGCAGGTGCTACAGCATCAGGGTCACAAGGACAAATTAGATATAACACTACTACAAATTCTTTTGAAGGATTTGACCCTAATAATATACACTTTGGCGGAGTGTTTAGTTCAAACCGTTTAACCAATTTAGTAGCAGATACAAATAATAATATTATTGGTACAGTTAATAACTCTGTTAAACTTACTATAAATGCACAAGGCGTAGAAACTACACAATTACAAACTGAGGATATTAATATCAACAGTACAACAATAAGGACTAATGTTTCTAATAGTGATTTAGTTCTTAACCCTAGCGGAGTAGGTATTGTAAAAATGGGTAATATCAATATTAGTGATAATACTATTGATAACACTACTAGCGGCGCCGCATTATTACAAACTACAGGTACAGGTTATGTAAAATATGATGGACAAAAAGGCTTTGTACTTCCAAGAGGAACTACAGCTAATCGTCCAGCAAGTCCTGCTGCAGGAGAAACAAGATTTAATACTGACACTACATCAGTTGAAATTTATACTGGCTCAGATTGGGTTATTGCTACAGGTACAGGAGCAGTACAAACTAGGGTAGGAAATGAAAATCTTGCATTCGCTTTGAGTCTAGCACTAGGGTAATCAGCACTTAATTTTTTAATAAGATAAATATATGTAATGCAAAGTAAGACCATACTTGCAGGGTCAAACTGTGGTTAGCCGGCAAAGAGCGAAAGCTGAAAATTAGGCTAGAGGGACAGGATCCCCGTGTTAAGGAGAAGAGATGGCAGTTGGTCGTATATCTGGTCCGCTCTTAAAGCCAAATCTCATTAGAAATGGGATTGATTTAGCTTTTGAGACGGATTTATTGTATCTTGATGTAAACAATCAAAGGATTGGTATCAAATCGAGTACTCCTCAACACGAGTTAGATGTTACAGGAACGGTTCGTTCAACTAACTTAGAGATCACAAACACTGCAAACATTGCAGACCTTACTATCCAAAACAGCACAATATCAACTAATTCAAGTTATTTAAATCTTGGAACACTTGATACTGTAGTATATCAAAATAAATTAAGAGTTGATAGCCTTGATATTGTAGGCAACGTAATATCTTCTAATAATTCAAATGCAAATATAGAATTAAACCCTAACGGCACCGGTACTGTTGAAGTACTTGCAAATATGAATGTTACTGGCAATATACATGCTACAGGTAATATTAGTGCAGACGGTAATATTACAATAGGTGATGCTAACACTGATAATATTACAATTAATGCTGATGTAGCAAGTAACTTAATACCTGATGTTGATAACACATATACACTAGGTACCAGTACAAAAAGATGGCAAGATGTTTGGGTAAACAATTTAAATGCCACTACAATAAATTCTAATAGTGTTGCTATCGACGGCATTGATTTAATATTGCGCCAAGGAAATTTATACTACGTAGCAGAAAACGGTTCAGATACAAATTCAGGAGATCATCCACAAGACCCTTATGCATCAATTACAAAAGCATTAACTGTTGCAACTGCCGGTGACACAGTACACGTATTCCCAGGCGAATATCAAGAAATATTTCCAATGACAATTCCAGTAGGTGTTACAATCAAAGGACACAGTATAAGAAGTGTTAATATATCACCTACATCAGGAACTAATACAAATGATGCATTTTTATTAAACGGTGAAACAACAGTTAGTGATTTAACAATCAAAGATTTTTACAATGGTTATGCATTTAAATTTGCATCTAATGCTTCGGTTACAAGTAGAAGTCCATACCTTAAAAATATAACAGTAATTACAAAAGGTAGCGTAACAACAGCAGAAGATCCTAGAGGATTTAACCAAGGAGACGCTGGTAAAGGTGTACTAGCTGACGGGAAAGACGTTGCAAGTGGTAGTAACGAAGCAAGTATGTTATTTCATAGTTGTACATTTATAACACCAGGTGTAGATGCAGCAACTTTTACTAACGGAGTAAGAATTGAATGGCTAAACTGTTTTTCATACTTTGCTAATAAAGGAATTTCGGCATATGACGGTACTTCAAGTGACGGAAAATACGGTGACGGAAAAACACGTATTAGATTAAGTGGTATATCAGGCACCTTTACCGCAGGAAATACAGTAACATTTACAAGTACAGATAATTCAACAATAGTAGCTGTAACAGTTGAAAGTGTAGACAATGACATACTTGTTGTTGACGGTAAAAATACAAATTTAATAGGATTCGACACTACGCCTGCAAGTATATCAAATGGTGCAGGAGCAACAGCAACAACTATTGAGAATGTAGATGTAAAAGACTTTGGTGCAGAAGTAAGAATGATAGGTAGTGCTAGTGTTTACGGTAACTTTGGCTTACACGGTGACGGTCCTGGAGTTATTGTTTATGCTGTAGGGCAGAATTTAGCTTATATAGGTAACGGAAAAGAAGTTACTAACGATCCGGGAACAGTAATACAAGCAAATGAAGTTGTAGAACTTAACGGTGCTAAAATAAGATACAACTCAGTTGATCACAAAGGTGATTTTAGAGTAGGCGATCTTTTTACAGTTGACCAAGATACAGGTACAGTAAATTTTGTTGCAAGTGCATTAAATGTTGATCTTACTAACGGTGCAACATTTACAACAGGAAGCAATACTACATTTATAAATGGTGCTAGGATTGATACCGGTAATTTAAGAATAAGTGGAAACACAATAGAAAGCACAAGCGGAAATATTAACTTTAATAGTGCTACTAATTCAATTAACTTAAATGATAATGTAAACGTTACTGGTAATATGGATGTTACTGGTAATATTACACTAGGCGGAAACATACAAATTGGTGACGAAGTTACTGATAGTATTACAATTACAGCTGGTATTAATAGTAATTTAGTACCAAGAACAACAGATACACATACATTAGGAACAAGTTCCTTAGAATGGAAAAATTTATACATTAATGAACTTGATGTAGACGATATACAAATTAATACAAACTTTATTTCTACTACATCATCTAATGCAGACTTAGAACTTCGTGCTAACGGCACAGGTAAAATATTAGTACCAGGAAATAATGTTCAAGTTACAAACGACCTTACAGTTAATGGAACTACAAATTTATCAAATTTAAATATTACAGGAAACTTTGGATTAGTAGGTAACTTTACAGAAACAGGTGATGTTAGTGTAACAGGCGATGTAACAGTAAGCCAAGACTTAACCATAGGCGCCACTGCACAATTTGAAGAAATAAAAATAGAAGGTAATGTTATTACAACTACTTCTAGTAATGCTGATTTAGAATTACAAGCAAATAGCGGCGGCAGAGTAATTATTCCGTCAAATGATGTTATAGTAAGTCAAGATTTAAATGTAACAGGTGCAGTAGCAGCAAATACAATTACTGCTCAAGGTAATATTGATGCTGATACTTTTACAACCGGCGATATACAAATTGACGATAATTTTATTACTACAACATTAAGCAATTCTAATTTAGAACTTCGTGCAAATGGTACTGGAAAAGTAATAATACCAAGTAATGATATTGTTGCTTCACAAAATTTAACAGTAAATGGTACAACAACATTAAAAGGCACAGGAATCACAGGAACAATTACACACGTAGGAAACACAACACAAACAGGTAATAGCAATATTACAGGTGATGTTACAATAAGTCAAGATTTAGATGTAACAGGTTCTGCACAATTTGAAGAAATATTAATTGATGACAATTATATAACTACAACTACAACAAACGCAGATTTAGAATTACGTGCAAATGGTACTGGTAATATTATTGTTCCTAGTAATGATGTTACATTTAGTAAAGACTTAACTGTTAGCGGAACAACTACTGCAAACTCCTTAAACGTAAACGGAAACATTACAGCTACTTCAGCAACACTTGACACCTTTATTGTTCAAGGAGATGTACAATTAGAAGATATTAGTATTGATGGTAATGTAATTACTACAACGTTAACTAACAGTGATTTAGATTTACGTGCTAACGGTTCGGGTGTTGTTAGAATACCTAGTAATGATGTAACAATCACAAATGATTTACAAATTGGCGGTAACTTAACTGTAAACAGTATTAATAGTGCTGGTACACTTACTGCAAATAATTTTAGCACAGGCGATATTTTAATTGATGATAACTTTATTACTACAACTTTAAGTAATTCAAATTTAGAACTACGTACAAGTGGTACAGGTAGTGTTATTATTGACGACTTACAACTTAGCAATAGTAATATTACCACAAGCACTAGTGATATTACTATAACTCCAGGAAGCGGTGATGTAATTGTTAACGGAACTGGTGCAGTTAAATTGCCAGTTGGTAATACTGCACAACGATCTACAGCAGTAACAGGACAAATTAGATTTAACAGTGAACTTTCAAGATTTGAAGGCTACGACGGCGCAAACTGGATTAAATTAAACGGACTACAAGATATAGACGGGGATACCAGAGCAACAGCAGAGCTTACAACAGGAGCAAATGATAACAAAATTAGATTTTATATCCAAGATAACGTAGTTGCAGACATAAATGCAAACGGGTTAAATACAAGTAGAGTAACCGTAGATGACATCGAAATAGATGGAAATAAGATAAGTACACTTACTACAAACACTGATTTGATTTTACAAGCAAACGGTACTGGTAACGTAAGGTTAGATAATTTTGGGTTTAACAGTAATATAATATCAAATACAGTTGCTGATAGTGTAACTACTTTTCAAAACTCTGGAAATGGTTACTTTAAAATAGACGGTACAGGCGGCTTTGTTATACCAAGAGGTACAAGTGTACAAAGGCCAACTGCCGTTGAAGTAGGAATGATAAGATATAATGAGGATGATGTAAGAGTTGAAGTTTATAACGGAACACAATGGACAAGTGTTGCAGGTGCTGCAGCAGGTATTACTATTACAGAATCACAAGACATTGCATTAGAATTAATATTGAGCTTAGGATAAAATATGGCAACTTTTTTTAGAAATAGAGTAATAAAAAACGTAGGTAAAGTACCAATTGAAGTTGTGACTATTGGTGGTGCTAATCGAGCTACAGCCATTGGACTAAGTCTTACAAACTTAACATCAGAATTTTTATATGTAAATGTTTTTATAAAAGATGACACAAGTGTTTCAGGATACTATTTAAAAGATGCAGTGTTACCTGCAAATACAAGTTTAAGAGCAATCAATGGTGGAGAAAAATTAGTTCTACCAGAAAATAACGCACTATATGTATCGTCGAGTGTTGATGATAGCGTAGACGTTATTTTAAGTTACGTGGAGATTACATAATGACTCAATATATAGGAACTAGTCCACAAGCAGTATTTGACGGATTTATTAAGAGATACTTTTATGGAATTAGACGTAACGACGACGGTGAATTGTTTTTAATTAAGATTGATCAATTCCAAGGCGGCACAGATCAAATTGCTATAATAAATGATATTGGAGATTTAGAAGATAACTTTGAAGATTTTGAAGAAGGTATTGATTATTTGTCAGGTGTAGACGAAACACATGACGTTGTTAATAAAAATTTAAAATATCCCCAATATAGATGGGACGGACGATCATTAATTTATTATATTGACCCTATTGACGGTCAATTTATACAAAAAATTAATCAACTACATGAATACGAAACTAATATTTCGTCAGAAGGATACTAACAGATGTCAGAATTTAATTTAAATAGATTTAGGTATAATTGGAAAGGCGATTGGGTTACTGGTACTGCTTACAATAGAGATGATATTGTAAAAGTAGGTGGTAAAACATATGTATGTTTAGTTACACATACTGCTAACGCTTCTTTCAACGTTGACTTAACAGCTACACTACCCGGCAGTAATCCTTCTGTTCCTCAACCAAAATGGGTTGTAATGACGGAAAGTACAACTTATAAAGGAGCCTGGCAATCAGCAACTGAATATTATCCAGCAGATATTGTTTTAAAAGATGGTGTACTTTGGAAGTGTACAACTTATATAGGTAGTTCTTCTAACTGGGCAATTGACGAATCTAGTTGGGAAATATATGCAGGACATATTGATTTTAAGGGAGACTGGACAAACACAACCGATTATGGCCAAGGCGCACTAGTTAGGTATAACGGAATTGTATACAAATGTGTAACTTCACATGTAAGTCAAACTACACTAGAAGACGACTTATCAAAATGGGCAATATTCTATGAAGGAAGACATTTTGCAGGAACATGGGCAATATCAACTAATTATAGAAAAAATGATTTTGTACTTTATGGAGGTTCAATATGGAAATGTACGCAAACACACACTAGCGGTATAGTTTCTATTGATACAACAAAATTTACAATAGCATTTCATGGATTTGAAAATGAAGGCTACTGGACTAATGAAAAACAATATCAAACAGGCGACATTGTACGCTACGGCGGATATACGTATATTGCTGTTAATGTAAACAAAGATAGTAATCCAGATGCAGCGTCAGGAACTAGTTTAGATAGCACGTTAGATTGGCAAGTTCTTTCATATGGTTATAACTTTAAAGGTGACTATAAATCAGACAGACCTTACAGAGCAGGAGACGTTGTATTAAGAGGAGGTGATTTATACCTTGCACTAATTCCTATTGATAGAGAAGCTCAAGATGATAGTAGTATAGATTACTTAGATACAGCAATATGGGAAAAATTAATACCAGGACAACAATGGTCAAAACAAGACGGACATGTTTTCTTTGATGTAGAAGTAAGAAGAAATGCTGCCAACACTGCAGATGTATATTTTATAGACGGATCAGAACGTCCACAACTTAGTTTACAAAAAGGTGTAACATATACTTTTGATCAAAGTACAGACTCAAATGAAAATTATGGCGGCGGCACTAGCCATCCATTGTCTTTCTCATCTGATGATCCTGACGGAGATTCGGGTAGTGGATCGGCATATACTTACATGGTACATTATTATCTTAATAATAATAAGGTAGTAAAATCTGATTATATAAGTGGTTTTGCAACAGCATGGCGAAGAAAAATAGAAATCATGGTAAACAAAAACACAAGTACAACTTTATTTTACTATTGTACTAGTCATATTGGAATGGGTAATTCATGTGATGTGTCGTCTGATATACAAGCAGAATCAGGAAGTTGGATCCAAGCAAACAAATATCATGTTGGAGACGTAGTTTATTTTTATGGTGATGCATACAGTTGTAACTTTGAACATACATCTAATACTGATAATTTCCCGGGTGATAACGGAAGTGGTTATTTTTATTGGGATATATTAATACAAGGCGGTATTGATGCCGGCCTAAATACTAAAGGCGATTTACTTACATACGGTACTCCAACTACTAGTTCACTTAAAGGTGACGGCAGTTCACAAGGACTTACAAGTGTGCCTATTGGAGTTTCTGAACAATTACTTTCAGTAAACAACAATGACGAAGTATTTTGGAGAGAATATTTAGATTCAGCATTTAATGTTCATGTTACACAAAACGGTGTTGACGAAATAGGCAGAGGCCTAACAGCAGATAAACCTTTTAAAACTGTAGGATACGCATTAGAATTTGTACAAGAAAATTTTACAGCTAATACACCTGTTAAAGTAAAAATTGCAACTGGTAGATATACAGAAGCAGGACCAATGGTTATTCCAGCAGGATGTGTTGTGATGGGAGATGAGCTAAGAGCCACAACTATTGAAGCACAACCAGCAATCAAAGAAATGTTAAATGACTTACCAATTACACAAGGATATTTAGATAGACTTACAAGCATAGTATTTGATCTGATTAATAACAATTTAATTAGTGCAAGTAACGGACACACCGAAGCACAAGTAAGAAACTTACCAGCTGCTGGTGTAGGAATTTCTACAATAATTGCAAACCTTATTACAGATATTAAAAATTATCAAGATCAAGCATTAGGTAGCGGCGTTGATTCTCCAACTGTTACAGGTACTAATACACTTACAGTTGACCAAGGTAGGTTAAATGCAGTTGCTATTTTAAGAGCAAACGTAAAATATCTTAAAAAAGAATTAACTAGTTTTGTTGATGCAAATAATTCAACTTACTCGTATACTGCTTCTAGAATGGAAAGCGATATTGAATTCTTTATCAAAGGTTTTATCTATGATTTACAATATCCTGGAAATTACAAAACAGTGCTTATGGCTAGAAGATATTGTAATAGGCACAGCGGCTCTACACTAGATGATATGTTTTGGGTTAGAGACGTTACAGGTATTAGAAATTGTACACTTGAAGGGTTGAGTGGAGGACTTAATCCTCCTGGAGTTTTTGACTTATATAGAAAACCAACCGGCGGAGCGTTTGTTGCACTTGATCCAGGTTGGGGTCCAGCAGATGATAAAACATGGATTAAAACACGTTCACCATACTTACAAGGTGTTACTAATATAGGTACAGGTTGTGTTGGTAAAAAGATTGACGGTGCATTACATAACGGTGGTAATAAATCTATGGTATCAAACGACTTTACGCAGGTATTAAGTGACGGAGTTGGTGCTTGGGTATTAAATAATGCTAGAGCAGAACTTGTGTCAGTATTTACATACTATTGTACGGTTGGATACCTAGCAGAAAATGGCGGTATTATACGTGCTACTAACGGTAACAATTCATATGGTAGATATGGTGCTATTGCAGACGGTATAGATGCAACAGAAACACCAGCAACCGCTACTGTTAACGGAAGAAATCAAGAAGCAATAGTACAGTCAGTATTTGCTGGAGAATTTTCAGATAATATATTTGGTATTGAATATAGTAATGCTGGGGAAAACTACACACAAGCAACAGCATCAATATTAGGTGCAGGTACAAATGCCGTTTTAGAATTTGATGATTTTAGAACAGGCGGACTTTTTGAATCAAGAATTATTGATCCAGTTGACTCAGGTAGTTCAGGTGGAGCAAACTTTACAGTAACAAACGGCAACGCACAACAACCTGATGGAATTGATGATTCATATCAAATTAAATTACAATCAACAGACACAGGTACAGCAGATAGTTACACTGGTATGAAAATTATAATTACAGGTGGTGATGGTACAGGACAATACGGCATTGTAAATAGTTATAATGTTGGAACTAGAACTCTTAGTGTAATAAAAGAAACTACAGGACTTCAAGGTTGGGATCATATTATTCCAGGTACTGCAACAGCAACGCAGTCAACTAATACACAATACAGAATTGAACCAAGAATAACATGTTCTGCGCCAGGATTTACTTCTAGTGCAGGTGATATAGGTGCAGGTATTGATACAATACACTCAGCGTACGGTGATACTACACAATCATTTACAGGTATTGCAGGACAGTTAGGTACAGGAGGTGTTATAGACTTTGACGGATTAACACCAACAGCAGCAACATTTGACATACAGAAAATTGCAAAAAAATATACAGTTACTATAAACACAGCAGGGTTAGGTTATGCAGTAGGAGATACAATTACTATAGCTGGTAACTTGGTAGGTGGAGTAACACCAGCAAATGATATTACAATTACAGTACAAAGTACTACCGACGATAGTTCAAACAGTATTGTAACTTTTGGTTATGCTGGAGTTGCAAGAAGTGGTAGATATGTTGTTTTAGGAGCTGCAGGAGTTAGGTATAGTGAAGATACTAGTTTATGGAATACTGTAACATTGCCAGGTACAACAGACTATGTACGTGTAAAAGCAGGTAATAATAGATTTGTTGCTATTAGAGAAAATCAAGGATCGTGTGCATATTCACTAGATGGTGTTACTTGGTCATCAGCAGTTATGCCTGCAAACCTTAAATGGATTGATATAACATATGGTGGCGGACAATTTGTTGCTATTGCTGAAAATTCAAATACTGTGGCGTTAAGTTCAGATGGTATAAATTGGACATCACAAGCTATTCCAGATGACGGCGTTGGCGATAGTGCAGCAACACAATGGCAACGTATTGCATACGGCAAAGGAAAATATGTAGTTGTTTCAGGTAGTGAAAGATGGACAGCAACATCAACAGATGGTGTTACTTGGTCTAGACATCAAAATGCATTAGGAACATCTTATGCATTTATTGATTTTGTAGCGTTATCATATGGTAGAAATAAATGGATTGCATTGGCAACCAACGGAACTAACACTTACAGTTTTGATGGTATAGTTTGGTATAACGGTGGAGACTTGCCGTTTGATGAAGACGGATCGTCAGCTTTACAATGGGAAGATTTATCCTACGGTGACGGAGTTTGGATAGGAGTTGCAACTTCAGGTGGAACAGCAACTACAAGGGCTGCAAGTTCGCAAGACGGAATTAACTGGCAAGTAAGATCTACATTAGTACAAAAAACTTGGAAAACAATAGTGTTTGGAGACTTTAATAATACTCCAATATGGTTAGCTTTAGGTGCTAATGATAATTTAGCATGTTCTAAAATAGTTACTGGAGCAACAGCATTACTTAGAGCAGATGTTGCATCAAACGGAATATTTAATTTTATAAAAATATGGGATCCAGGTAGCGGATATGATTCTAGTAACCCACCTACAGTAACTATTATAGATAATACATATACTTTAGAAGTATTTTTAGAAAATAGAATTGGTAATGGAGTAATTGGAGAACCAAGTTTTGTAAATCGAGGACTTGGGTATAAGACAAGTAGTACTCAAGTTTCTATTACAGGTGACGGGTATGCTGATAGTTATACTAAAGGAGCAAATGTAACATTAGATGGAATATCAACAGTTCCAGGACCTGGTGCACAGCTTTACTTTACTGGAATATTAGATCTAGGTACAGCTGATCCTACTGATTTAAAACGTTATGTTGTAAGTAAAATTACAGATTTAGGACAAGATGATAGTGGAACAGGTACTAAGAAAGTTCGATTCCAAATATCTCCTCAGCTTAAAAATGGTGACAATCTTTTACATGCAACTTCAGTACAGATTAGAGAAAAGTATTCACAATGTAGAATATCAGGACATGATTTCTTAGACATTGGAACAGGAAACTTTAGTGAAACAAACTATCCTACGTTATATTCAGGTGGAGCATATTTTGTAAGTGCTCCTGAAAACGAAGTTATTGAACAAAACGGCGGTCGTGTATTTTATACAAGTACAGATCAAAATGGTAACTTTAGAACAGGTGAACTTTTTGCTGTTGAGCAGGCAACAGGTATTGTAACAATTAGTGCTGATTTCTTTGACTTAGACGGTCTAAGTGAATTATCACTAGGTGGAGTTAGACTAGGTGGATCAGGTGCAGTAATTAAAGAATTTAGTACTGACCCATTCTTTAGTCAGGATAGTAATAACGTTGTACCAACGCAACGTGCTATAACAACTTTCCTTGCAAATAGACTTAGTGTTGGTGGTTCTGACTTAGAAACAAACTTTTTAACAGCAGGGCAAATACAATTAGGCGGTCCAAATAATATAATAAGCACAACAATAGGAACAGAAATACAAATTCCGGTAATGGCAGTGTTTGATGGACCGGAATCGGGCATTAACGGAATATTAATAGGACAAATGCTAACAAACAGGAACCCCTTTGATGAGTCCATGCAATAATGAGTAATACTTGGCAAAGGATAAATATAGTAACGGAGAGTCTAAATGGCAGAGTTTAAATTAGGAAGAATTAGATTTGTTTGGAAAAATACCTGGTCTACTTCTACCACTTATTATAAAGATGATGTAGTCTCGTTTGGAGGTCGAACTTATATTTGTGTAATTGGACACAATAGTTCAGCAGACTTCTTTACAGATTTTAATATAAGTCCACCAAAGTGGAACTTAGTAAGTGACGGAACATCGTGGAAAGGTGAGTGGAGTACAGGCGTTTCGTACATTGAAAACGACATTGTACAATACGGTGCAAGATTATATATCTGCCAAACTAATCATACATCCGTAAATGACTCTACACTAGGTTTAGAAAATGATATAAGTGCTTGGCAACTATATGCCGAAGGCTTAGATTACAAAGGTGCTTGGACGACAGCAACAAGATACATTGTAAATGATGTAGTTAAATATGGCGGTACAACGTATGTTTGTAACACTTATCATACATCAGCTTCAACCGCGTCAAGCGGACTAGAATCAGATCAAGCAAAATGGGATTACTTTAATCAAGGTTTAGAATACAACGGTGATTGGACTGCTAACACAAGATACAAAGTAAATGACATTGTTAGATACGGCGCAGCTCTTTGGATTGTAACAACTCAACATACTTCGTCAACTAGTTTTGGATCAGACGAATCTAATTGGACACAGTTTGTAAGAGGTATTCAGTTTGAAACAGAATGGGACGTACAGAAAAATTATCAGCCAGGCGATATTGTACGCTATGGCGGAAATCAATTTATTGCAAAAACAAATCACAGCGGTCAAAACCCTGTAACTTCAACTACAAATTGGAGTGTTTATTCAGAAGGAATTAGATTCTTAGGCGAATGGGGAGAAGATAGTTCTAGCCAAGATTATAAAGTAGGTGAAGTTGTAAGACACGGAGCATATACATATATTTGTACAGCTACGCATAACGGACAAGAACCACCAAATGCAAGTTATTGGAATAGATTAAACACTGGTTTAAAATGGCGTGGAATTTGGGCAGATGACAGACAATATATGTTAGGTGACGTTGTACGTTATCTTGATAACAGTTATGTTTGTATACTTGGACATTTATCAGAAGGTGACGATGGTTCATCAGGTGTAGGCGCCGGCGCTGGTAATAGTAGACCAGATCAAGATACAACAGGCACTTATTGGAATATTATTGCAGTTGGTAGTGAACAAAGTGTTCTTACTACAAAAGGTGACTTAGTTTATTATTCAGGAACAGCACCTACAAGATTACCAGTAGGAGCAGAAGGACAAGTACTTAGAGTTGGAACATCAGATATTCCTGAATGGGCATATATGGGTGTTGCAGATGATGTTTATCATGTTGCTACACACGGAACAGATGCTCCTGCTCCAACACATGGGCGTACAATTGATAAACCTTGGGCTTCGATTAGATATGCATGTAAGCAAGTAGAAGAAGGATTAAAAAATCCTAATGCAAAGTCTTTACTAGAATTAAATAGGCCATTTATACAAAAAGAAATTCGTAACTGGGTTGACTATCAAATTACTAATACAATAACACCGTTTGCGGGATCTTATGTATACGACACATTAAAATGTGAAAGAGATATGGGCCTTATTGTTGATGCATTAATATGGGATATTACACACGGTGGAAATGTTAAATCTAGAGAATCAGCAATTAAGTATGTAACAGAACCAGGAAGTTTTTATACCTTAGGTCAAAGTGAAGAAACTGTTGCCGCAATTAATTACGGCTTAACAGTTATATCAAGTGTACTTGCACAAACTGCACCGTCTGCAAATTATCAAACACTTAACGGCGATAATTCTACAGCAGTAGTAACACAATACTTTGATAGTACGCTTATAGCAGAAACAGGCGTTTATACTGAGATTACAGGACTAGCAGGTATTATTACAGGTGCAATTACTGCAAATAGTACTGCAAATATTCCTGTAAGACTTATTAGAAGTGTATTAATTAAAGTTGCAACAGGAAAATATTACGAAACATTACCAATTTTAGTTCCAGCAGAAACTTGTGTAATAGGTGACGAACTTAGGTCTACAAATGTTCAACCAAGAAAAGCAAGTAATTCATCTCTTACATCAAGATCAGATGCTGAATTTAGTTTTAAAGCATTAGAAAGAGTAGAATCAATAATCGGTGATATTGTTTTAGGATCAACTGTTTCTAAAACTACAGGCAATACTAAAACACAATCACAATTATTTCCATTTGGTGAAGCACAACAATCAAATGCTGCAAAACAATTAACAAGAATTATTAGAAGAAATGCTGATCATAAAGTTGGCGACAAAGTAGAAAGAACACTTGTTGCTACAGCATCAACACATGATGTAAACTATGGGTATGCTAGAGATTTACTTCTAGCTAACAAAGAATTTATTAAAGCTGAAGTTACCGGTTATTTAACGACAAACTATTCAACTTTAAAATATAGTAAAACAAAATGTAAACAGGATGTAGGATATATTATTGACTCTTTAGTTTATGATTTATCATATCAAGGTACATGGCAAAGTATTACTGCTGGACTTGCATATTATGCAGGTACATCAGGTTCATTGCAAATTAACAGCACAGAAAAAGCTGCAACACTACAAGCATATGTGTTTATGCGTTCTTTATTACAAACTATTGCACAGAATGTTACAGTTAATCCAACACAACAAAGTGCAATTACACAAATAAACGGAACAGCAGGAAATACTGCAGCAGCGGCACAAATTAACACTTTGATGACAATAGTTATTGATATTATTAATTTAGGTACAGCTAGTGCTCCATCAATTACATATCCAGACATAAGTGGCGTAGCATCGGCTTTAACAACTGCTTCAACAACGTTAAGTAGTAACTATACAACACTAAAAAGCGAGATGGTTGCTTTTATAAGTTACAACTTTCCAAATCTAACACATGACAGTGCCAAGTGTGAAAGAGACTTAGGTTACATTCTAGATGCAGCAAGATATGATTGGATGTTAGGAACTAATTTTGCCGGCATAGTAACTGCTTACAGTTATTTAAGAACTTCTGCTAATAAAGTTACAGGCCCGCAAAAAACTGCTACTCTAGCTGGTTTTGAGTTTGCTAGACAACGTGCTAGAACCAAAGTAGGCGGAAATAGTATAGCACAAGCATATATTGATAGTACTTTTGAAATTGTTAATGATATAATTTTAGGTGGTAGTAATGAAGCTAACACAAGACAAATTGACGAATTTAATAATTATAGTGCAATTAGACAACTTCAACTTAATGAAGACTTTATTGTCGACGAAGTACACGCATACATAACTAACTACTACAAATCAAATGTAACTAATATTACAGGTAGCTCAAATACACTAACAGTGTCAAGCACAGCCTGGATGAAACAAAATATGATGATTAAATTTGTTTCTCCAGATGATTCAACAAATACTGTTGTAGATGCAGGGTTGGTTGAAAATCAAATTTATTATGTAAAAGATATTAAAAGCTCAACATCACTTACAATAAGCTCAACTATCGGCGGAGCAGAAGTAAGTTTAGTTGATTACGAATTTGACTTTGTAATTACTTTAGGTTACACTTATACTAGATCTGTTTGTAGCAGAGATATTAAAGAGTATTTGAAAGCAATACGATGGGATTTAAAATATCCAGCAGACTTTAGTAGAGAATATAGAGATACTGTAAATAGTACTAATTTTAATTTTATAGTACCTGGAATTTATAAAACTGCACTAGCGGCAAGATATTATGGAAATGCAATAATTGGCTCTCAAGAAGAAGACTTTTATTACTTAAGAAATGGTACAGGTATAAGATTACAAACATTAGACGGATTACAAGGCGACCTAGGTCCAGCAAATGCTTATGGAACAAGTCGACCATCAGCAGGTGCATATGCATCACTTGATCCGGGTTGGGGTCCAGATGACGAACGTGTTTGGATTACAGCAAGATCACCATATGTACAAAACTGTACAACATTTGGTACAGCGGCAACAGGCCAACGAATTGATGGAGCATTACACAACGGTGGTAATGACTCAATTGTTAGTAACGACTTTACACAAGTTATATCCGATGGTATAGGCGCACACATTCTTAACAATGGTAGAGCAGAACTTGTGTCAGTGTTTACATATTACTCACACGTAGGTTACCTTGCTGAGAGCGGAGGTAGAGTACGTGCTACTAATGGTAATAACTCATACGGTGACTTTGGATCAGTTGCAGAAGGCTTTGATACAAGTGAAACACAGATAACAGGTGTAGTTGATAATAGCAGTCAATATAGACCTACAATAAGTCTTGTACAAACAGACGGTGCAGCAGAGATTTTACAAGTAGAATACTCACATGCTGGTAGTGAAGCAACTAGATCAGAAATAAACTTCTTTGGTCCAGGTACTAACGAATTAGCTAAAGCAGACGAATTTAGAGATGACGGAGTATTCCAAGTTAGATTACTTGACTTAGATGATTCAAGTGGTGACATTGGTGGTAGTGGTTATACTATTACTGCTAATACTGCACAGTCAGGAACAACGTCACAAATTATTTTAAGTGCAACAGATTCTGCAAGTTCATCAGATTATCCTGGTATGAAAGTTATTATTACAGGCGGAACAGGTGCAGGACAATATGCTATAATTAATACATATAATTCAGGTACAAAGGTTGCTACAGTTAATAAACAATCAACAGGAACTTCGGGTTGGGAAACAGTTGTTCCAGGTAGAGAGATTGTAGCACCATCTAGTACATCAACATATCAAATTGAACCTGCAATATCATTTAATGCTCCAACTAATACAAGTCAAGCAGCAACACTTCAAGCAAGTGATACTTGGAGAAGGGTGCATTATGTAAGAAGTAGTGCAAACTACACAGGCGTTACAGGAACTACTTCTGGACACACAGGTACAGTTGCAAGTTTTGATATTGATAGGGTTGATAGCAAATATTTTGTAACAATAGAAAACGGTGGAACTGACTATACAAGATTAGAAACTGTTGTAGTTCCAGGAACTAGTTTAGGTGGAGCAACACCTGCTAACGATTTAACACTTACAATTACTACAGTAAATGCTGTTACAGGCGCTATTGTAGATTTTGATTTTGCTGGTAACGGATTAGGCGGCAAATATTTATTATTAGGTGATGACACTATTGCAAACGAAAGTATTGATGGAGTTACATGGACAGCTAAAACAGTACCAACAACAGGAAGTGGCGGTACTTGGAGAAATGTTGCAAATGGATTCTTAGATGACGGTAGTTCAAGTTTTGAGACTACAGCCGCAGTAGCAGTTACTAATGGGTCATTAAATTACATGTACTCAACAAACGGTAATACATGGACAGGTGGAACGTTACCTAGTGGTATAGTTGGAACTGATACTAAAGATGTAGCGTACGGAGAAGTGATAACAGGTGTAAGTAGATTTGTAATTATTAATCCGCAAACTACAAACGTAATTACTTCAGATGACGGAGGAGCAAGTTGGATATTAAGGTCAGGTGCATTACCAAGCACAGGACATGCACATATTACTTACGGCCAAGGACGTTTTGTTGCAGTAAAAGATAATGCATCAGCGGCTACAGATACATGCTGGAGTACAGATGGTGTTACTTGGACTCAAGGTGCATCACTTCCAACAGGTAACTCCTATAAAGATTTAGCTTATGGTAATAACTTGTTTATTGCAATAAGTAGCACAAACAATAAAGCAGCAATAAGTAGTGACGGTAAAACTTGGAGAGAAGTTAGTGTTCCAAGTATAGATGGATCGTCAACATCTAACTATACAAGTATTGCTTACGGACACGGTGTATTTGTTGCGGCAGCAGATAACAACGCTACTGTACAAGATTATAACAGTGTAGTTTATACCGAAGACGGTATACACTGGTATACACAAGGAGTAACAGTAGGTGGCAATATTCAAGGATTTGGCACAATAGCATTTGGTAATCCAAATAGAGTAGGTGGATTTGTTGCTATTGACAATGCAGGTTCTACAAATATAGCTACACTTGCAAAAATTGGTGCAAGAGCAAGAGGTAGAGCAAACATTGCTAGTGAAAAGATATTTGAAATTAAAATGGAAGAACCAGGTTCGGGATACACAACACCGCCAACTATGACAGTTACAGATCCAAGTAATATTTACGATATTAACTTTACTGTAAGAACAGGTAAAGGTGTAAGTTCTCAACCAAGTTTTGAACATAGAGGCGCAGGCTTCCTTACTGCTACGGCAACAGTTGATGCAGTAGAGTATAATGGTGGTGCTGACTTCTTCCAAACAGGAAACTTTATTGCAGCAAGACGTTTAACTAAACGACCAGTTGCAGGGTCAAACGTAGTATTTGATAGTTTACCAAATAAAACATTTAAATTAGTTGATGTGATTACGTTCTTAGGTACCAACGATGGATCATACACAGGATTTTTACAAATCAGTCCAAACATGACTGTTACAGATGCAGTCGTAGACGGTGATCCAATAACAATGCGTATACGTTACTCACAAGTACGTTTAACTGGACATGATTTCTTAGATATTGGTACAGGTAACTTTACTAAATCAAACTATCCTGGTGTTCCTACAGTAGCACCAGACCAAACTAAAGAAACACAAGAGTCAAACGGCGGAAGAGTGTTCTTTACTGCAACTGACCAAGATGGTAACTTTAGAGTTGGTAATTTGTTTAGTGTTGAACAAGCAACTGGTGTTGCGACATTGAATGCTGATGCATTTAATATTGCAGGTCTACAAGAACTTACACTAGGTGAAGTTACACTAGGTGGTAATTCAGCAAGTATTACTGAATTTAGTACAGATCCGTTTTTTACAGCAAACTCGGATACTGTTGTACCAACACAAAGAGCTGTAAAAGCATATATTGAAGCACAAATTGGTGGAGGTGGTGCTTCACTAAATGTTAATAGTGTAACTGCTGGTGATATATTTGTTGGAAGTAATATTATTACCAACGTAACCAGCGGAGTGATAAATATAAACGCAAGAATGAACTTTATAGGCGGAGTTACAGGCATACCAATTGCTTTTAACTACTTCCTAAGGTAAAAATAAACGGAGAAAAAAGAAATGGCAAATGGAGTATTAGGAACAGCAGACCTAACAGCTACAACACTTACAACAGTGTATACAGTACCAGCAAATACTTTTGCAGTAGTAAGTGTAAATGTTTGTAACCGTAGTTCGGCAGATGTAACAGTAAGAATTGCAACATCAGCAACAGCTACACCCACAAACGCTGAATATATAGAATACGATGTGACCTTAGTAGGTAACGGTGCAGTTGAAAGAACTGGCGTTGTGTTACAGACAGGACAAAACGTTGTTGTATACGGATCAACCGGAGATATTTCAGCACAAGTTTTTGGCTTAGAAACATCAACAGTTTAAGGAAAATAAAATGGCACGTAAAGTAACAACAGGAATAGTCGGAGCTCCGATATTAGGTAACTTAAATGTTAGAGGAAATCTTATTACCACAATTGGTACTAACGCTAATCTAACAATAAATCCAAACGGAAGTGGTACAACATTGTTTAGTGGGAATGCATCTGTTCAATCTGCTGGTAGTTTAAAACTAAATGACTCAGATAATTCAAACTTTATAGGACTTAAGGCTCCAGGAACTTTAAGTGGCGACTATACACTTACATGGCCTAATGGTTACGGAAGTGCTAACTCATTTTTGCAAACAGATGGCGCAGGAAACTTGACGTGGGGAACTGCAGCAATATCAATTACAAATGACACAACAACAAACGCAAATCGTTATGTAACTTTTGTATCAACTGATAGTGGTAGCTTTACAGGAGTAAATGTAACAAGTAGTAAACTTTTATTTAATCCATCAACTGGTGCATTAACAATTACTGGACCAATAACAGGTGGAACAGCTGCAAGTGATCAATTAATTTTAAGAAGTACTACTAGTGGATCAAAAGGATATGTATACATTGATGAAACTACAGCAAGTTCGAGTACTACATCAGGCGCATTAAGAGTGGGCGGCGGCGTAGGTATTGGCGGAGCATGTTACGTTGGCGGAGCCTTATCAGCACAAAGTTTAACAGAAACATCAAGTATAGCACTTAAAGAAAACATTAATCCAATTGAGTCAGCTTTAGAAAAGTTGCAACAACTAACAGGTGTAACATACGATAGAAAAAACGGTAGTACAAAAAATGAAGCAGGGTTAATTGCTGAACATGTAAATAACGTTTTACCTAATATTGTTACTAAAGATATGCAGGGAAATCCAGAAGGAATTAATTATACAAAATTAACAGCATATTTAGTTGAAGCAGTTAAGACACTCAAGAAGGAATTAGATGATTTAAAAGGGAGAAAGTAATAAAATGGCAACGCTTAAGAATACAGCCATAAGCGGATCATTAACACTCCCATCAGGCACTACCGCACAAAGACCTGTTAATCCACCAAACGGCGCATTACGTTTTAATACTACCCTTGGATATGCAGAAATATATTTACATGGATTTTGGGGAGACATAGTTTCAGGAACAGATCTTCCAGTAGGTAGAGACTGTGTGTGTTGGTTAGATGCAAATGTACCTGAAAGTAATACAGGATCAGGAACAACTTGGTATGATTTATCAGGTAACAATCATCACGGAACATTAAACTCTATTACAAGAACAACAAATGGCAGTTTAAGTACAAATAATCAAAATGTAATGCAGTGCAACGCTAGTAGTAGTAGCTACATTAATGTTGTACATGGCGGACTAGATTTGCGTACAGTTAATACAGGTTATACAGTTATGCATGTTACACGTTATAGCGGTGGATCTAGAGGAAGAACATGGAATGCAGCTTCAAACAATTGGCTCTTAGGCCATTGGAGTTCAGGGGCTACAAATCACTACGCAGAAGGATGGGTGTATGGCTCCTCAGGTGGCGGCCAAGTTGTTAATGACGAAAATTGGCGATGTTATGCGGCCACTGGTAAAATAGATAGAGATCATTATTCTTTTTGGATAGACGGACAAAGAGTAGCGTTTGAAGATACAGGCGGATCAAATGGTCCTAACAGTTTTAGATTTGGCACTTATACTAATTTTGGTGAAGTTTCAAATGCTCAAACTGCATTGTTTATGGCTTGGAACAGAGCACTATCAAGTGACGAAGTAAAACAAACACAAAATGCAATTCAAACTAGATTTGGACTTACACACAATCAGGTTTACTCTCAAGGATAAATATGGTAGTTAGGGAAACAACATAAATGGCAAGACTTAATAGCACAACAATTAATGATACAGGTTACCTATCTATCCCTGTAGGAACAGAAGCACAACGAATAGCAACAGTTTCAGGCACTACTGTATTTTTTACAAGTGCAGGTAATACTTCTTGGACTGTTCCTGCTAACGTTTACAACGTAGAAGTTTTAGTTGTAGGCGGTGGTGGAGGTGGTGGTTCAGACATGGGTGGCGGTGGAGGCGGCGGTGGAGTCGTTTATGACGGTACCTATGGCGTTACTCCTGGAGCCTCAATAAGTATTACAGTTGCTAGTGGCGGATCAGGTGGTCCAGCAGGAGCTAACCAATCACGTGGTAGTAACGGTGGAAACTCAGTTTTTGGAAATATCACAGCATATGGCGGTGGTGGAGGTGCTAGTAGACATTCATCAAACGGAGCACCGGCAAGTGACGGCGCAAGTGGTGGAGGCGGATCAGGCGGTAGAGGTAGCGGTACAACAAGTTACGGCGGTACTCCAGGTAAAGCAATTTATGACCAAGGTTATGAAGGTTCTCCATCAGGAACTACTTGGTATCCAGGCGGTGGCGGCGGTGCCGGCGGCGTAGGAAGACATTCACCAGGTGATGGCGGTCAAGGTGTTGTAAATAATATTACAGGATCAGACATATTCTGGGGTGGCGGTGGAGGCGGCTCTGGATATAGTGCTAGAGGCGGCAACGGCGGTATTGGTGGAGGCGGCGGTGGCGCCGTTCTCACTACATATGGTGGTATTGGTTACAATAATGGAGCCGGAGGTGGTGGCGGTGGTATAAACACTTGGGCACAAACTCCAGGCGGTGCCGGAGGTGCAAACACTGGTGGCGGTGGAGGTGGTGGAGCACACTACAACTCCAACAACGCTGGTGGTACTGGCGGATCAGGTATTGTTGTTGTAAAATATAACACAACTTCACAAGATGCTAATCCAGTTACTGGCGGAATACGTATTAATAGCGATAATCAAGAAGTTGAAGTTCTTTCAGGTACAGGAGATTGGCAAACACTTACAACTCCTTATAAAGCAAGACAAGTTATTACAACATCTTATATGATGGGCGGATATAAAAGTTCAGCTGCATGGAACAATGTTAATAGGACATCTCATGCAACAGACACTACACAAAATTTAGGTGACGGATCTTTAGAACGTTCATTTAATTATCAATCTGGTGCAACTGGCAAAGATATTGGTTACGTATTTGGAGCAGGTAATGGTCATGCTATACCTAGTAACTATATTATAGGTTATAACATGCGTACAGAATCTCAATATACAGGTATGCAATCAAGAACATTATCAGGTAATAGTTATAATTCAGGAACTATACAAAAAGAATTTTATATGGCTTGGCACTCCGGCGGACAAAGTAGTAATACTGTACACAAATATAATTTAATGAATGAAGTTATGGTTACTGAAACTGCTGGATTTTACACAGGCAACACATGGGGAATGTATTGGGAAAATGAAGGATCACTATATTGGGAAAATGATTCACGTTTAATGAATTTTTCAACAGGTGCATGGACATCATGGAGCGGTACACAACCTAGTAATCATCACCAACAAAAATCTTTAATGGGGAAATTAAACTTTTGTTGGGCAGGTAATCAAGGTTCTTATAACGGTGGTAATAGCTTCCGTAGAACAAGTTTTGTTACAAGGCAAACTTCTGGTACATATAGCAAGCCTCGAGCAAACTGTGGAGAAGAAAATTTTGCATGTGGTCAAGATTGGGGTTACATGATAGGTAATTATGATGGTGCTCAAAACAATGGATCATTTAAATGGTATTACTATACGGAAACAGGTGTTAACGGAGGCACAACTATGGAGCCAAAAGGTAAGGCAGGAGCAAGTTCAGGCTTCTGTACATGGAGAGATTAAATGGCTAATTTAAAAAATACCAATATTAATGATACAGGACATTTAAATTTACCAGCTGGCAATGTTACAGGTAACGGCGTAATTAGATATAGTGCAACAGAAGGTAAGTTACAAGTTTTTAATACTCAAACTGCAGGCGGAACTTGGGGTGATGCAACTCAACCATATTTAACAAGACAAATTATTACCACAGGTTATATTCACGGAGGGTATGCTTCGTCAGTTGTTTGGTCAAGAACAAACAAAAGTGAATTTGCTACAGACACAACAATAGATTTAGGTAATACACAGGAAGGTGCTCATAACTATAAAGCAAGTATGTGGGATAACACTACAAACTATACGTTTGGAGGACTTGCTAACGCTCACTGTGCTTCTAACAACACAGTAACAGCATATAATATGCGAACTGAAATAAGTTATACATCTGGATACACTAGATCAATGCCTTGGAGTACTAACAATCCTGCATGTTTCCAACATGAACACTATAGAGGATGGTTTACAGGCGGAGGAAGTGCTGCAACATATGAAATGGATTTTTCTACAGCAACATTATCTAATTTAGGTGTAAATTCAGGTACAAGTGGAGGTAGTTGGGGTATATCACACGAAAAATATAGCATCTATATGCCTGCTAACCAAGGGTTTATGCATTCAACAAAAAATTATTATTCAAGATCAGGTAGCAATCCACAAGGTGATAAACATCAACACTGCGGACAATTTAAACACGCTTACCACATTGGAGGCCGCGAAAGTAATCCAAGTACTAACTGGCGTGAAACCAATATGCTTACTGATGTAACAGCAGATACTATTGGAGCAAAACCAGCATACAGCGGTGAAGAAAATTCAATAGTTGGACAAGATTGGTTTTACGGAGTTGGATGGTATCAAGGATCACACGTTAATACTGCTTTCAAATTTGTATATGCTACTAGACAATCAACTAGTGGATATTCAAGTTTAGCTGCTAAAGGAGTAAACGGGCAAAGTTCAGCAACGATGTCTTGGAGAGACTAGGTATGGTAAATATTTGCACGTTAAAAACTATAGGAGTTAACACATGACCAATGACAGACTAGTACAATATCATTCAGAAAAATTCAACAGTCAAATAAATTCTGATGTAAGTATGCTAAATGACCAAGATAAAGATGTTGTTAGCAGATCAATTAATAAAGAATGGACAAATCCTAAATTTAAATTAAAATGGTTTGTAGGTAATGCACAAATTACTCCGTATGCAAAATTTAGACAGTGGTTATTAGAAATTAAATCTAAAGAAGAGTCAATTGAAAATATGGAATATGAGATTGCTAAACATAATGTTGAAATTGAAAGATTTAAACGTATTGAAGAAGAGTCGCATGATGAATTAGATAAAAAGATGGCTGGCATTGAAAAATGGAACAGTGAAAGACTTTTTTATACATCTAGAAGAAGATTACAAGATTGGTACTTAGAGCGTCAACAACTAATTGATCTTATCAACGAATTTATGGAGTCAGAAGAAGGTACAGTTCCAGACGGTTCAGGCAGAACTTGGTGGGATATAATTGACACCGAAGAAGAAGATATATGGGAAAAAGAATATTGGACAAATAGGCTAGGAAAACAAGCAGCAACTGATATGATTTTTTACGGTAGAATTAACAGTGGTAACATGGATGCTATTTTACAATTACCACCAGAACAACAAGCAGAAACATTATCACTAGCAGTTAACTTTAGTACTAAGTTACAAAGTTATCAAAATACGTTAGAAAATAAAGCACAAGAAGCAATGAAGATCGGCATAAATACAGATGATAAAGAATTATTATCACCAAAAGAAATGGCAGAGCAAATCGCATCACAGCCTGACAGAAAAACTGCTCAAAAAGAACTTGGTAATGATAAAAAACAAGGAGATTTATTAGATGAAGTATATGATATATGAGACCATTGGTAGCGATGACGTTAGAAATGATCCATCAAAAATTAAAATCATAGATTATTTCTGGCTTTACACCATCTCCGAAGTATCTGATGATTTCCCACATGAATGGTTAAAAGGTGAAGAAATAACTAGGCAAGTTGCTCATTCTTACTATTTTCCTGGAGCAGTAGAGAACGAAATTAGTATTATGCGTAGTACTACTAACCCAGAAGACATGATGGAACCTACAAGTTTAGGTGATAATGACTACGAAAAAGTAAATTATGCACTTACTGTAGACGATAGATTAAATGCTGTTAATCTTATGAAAGCAACAATGCGTTTACATGCAACACATTACTGTAAAAATGAAGCAGAACGTAATAGATTAATTGCAGCTCTAAATACATTATCACAGTTATCTGAAACACAGATGTTTATGGCAACATATTTTGATTGGGACTGTGCATATACGTACAATAAGACTAAAACTAAAGAATTTGATTTTAGTGTTACTGAGCCCTGGGCAGCTACTCCAATAGAATAAAAATCACTTGCATTGATATATTACCTGTGCTATAATAAGTATAGTATAGGAGATACATTTGCCAAAAAATATTTTTAGTGTTCCGTTAAATCCAAAATTAACGCCTGAGCAATTTATTACATTTTATAACTTTTTATTAGAACATAAAGAGTATATTAGAGATGTATATTTTACCTGCAGGATTGCGCCTTTTATGAAAGATGCAATGGGTGATATTTTTGTTAATGATGATGATTACGATCATGCTATTGAACAAGCATTAGTAATTCAAAACAATCTTGGTATTCCGATAAGTGCAACATTTAATAATATACAGGTCCCTCCTAGCCAAAAAAACTTAGATATTTTTATTAAGAATTTTAAACCTCTTTATGATAGAGGTATTAAGGTTGCTACAATTCCACACACGCATTGGATGGCAACTGGTCAAATTAAACGTGCTTTTCCAGAACTATATGTAAAAAATACAATTCTTAGAGATGTTAGAGTTGCTGCAGAAATTGTAAATTTAGCAAAATACGGATTTGATTACATTAACTTAGACAGAGACTTAATGCGTGACAGGGATACATTGTTAAGGTTAGTTGAAGCTAAAAAATGGATTAAAGACAATTTAAATAAAGAAGTACATTATAGCTTACTAGCCAATGAAGGATGCAAGGGCAACTGTCCTATGATGGTTGAACACTTTGAATATAATAATACAAGAGAAGGCAATAGTCCTCAATATTTTAATGAACCTATTAGTAGGGTAAGTTGTCCTAAGTGGGATGTAGACGATCCTAGTGTACACTTAAAAACAGCAAATATTCCGCCTTGGAGAGAAGATTGGCAAGAGCTGTTAGATGACTTAGGAGTTGATGTATTTAAAATGCATGGTCGAGAAGCTGTTAGTAGATTATTTGAAACATTAGATATTATTAAGCGTTGGGCAAATAACGAAGATATATTATTTGATAATTTTGAAGAATACTTAAATGATAATAATTTAAAAGATAAACCTATTAATGCTTGGCGTAAAAAAATTAAAAACTGTAAGTTTGATTGTTGGGAATGTCATTTTTGTGATGACATTTATAAAATTAAATCAAAGAATGATCATACAGACTTAGTTAAGCATGTAGCACAAGCTATACTTGATAGCGGAGTTCCTAGTGTAAATATTAAAATACCAGGCTTGACATCTAGAAGAGTACAGACATTATTAAATTTAATTGCTAAAAAAAGTAATCTGTATATGGAACTTGGAAGTGGACTAGGTGCAACTTTGTGTAGTGTTCTTTACAAAAATAATATAAATGCTATTGCTATTGACAACTGGGAACAAAATATACAACCTGCTAGGAAAGACTTACCTAATTTACCAGATAATCAATTTGATATGTTTTATAAAAATGTTCAAGATAGTAAAGGTCCTAATGATGTACAAATAATAAATGAAGATTTATTTTATGTTGATCCTTCTAAGTATAGTAATGTAGACTTCTGGTTTTATGACGGACCACATGATCAAGAAAGCACTGCAAAAGCTATTATAAGATATGCACCATGTTTAGCAGATCAATCTGTATTAATATTTGACGATGCTAATTGGCAAGGAGTAGTTGACGGTGCTAGAGAAGGTGTTAATCAAGCAGGTTTAGTGGTTAATTATGAAAAAATTGTGTTAGGAGACGAAGAAGACCCTAACGGATGGTGGAACGGTTTGTATATAATGGTGGTAGAAAAATGAATAAACAAATAAAAGAATTAATTATTTTTGGTGGCGGAACCAGTGGTTGGTTGACAGCGTCATACTTGGTAAAAAATTTACAGTCTCCTTGTAAAATTACACTTATAGAAGACGTGTCAGCAGGACCTATTGGTGTAGGAGAAGGCACACAGCCTCTTACTGCAAAGTTTTTATTTGAATGTGGCATTGATCCTAAAAGGTGGATGAAGCCAAGTAATGCAGCATTCAAATACGGAGTTGAGCTAACGGGCTGGAACGATATACCTTATTTTGTAGACAATGATACTCCTACTAACTATATGGCTTCACAAATTGATTTTATTAATAGATATTTTCATAACCAACCTTACGAAGAATATGCAAAATGGCATCCTGCATATAGATTAGCTAAGAAAAATGTAAGTCCTAAATTAGAAACAAACTTAGATGTTAGTTTTGGAATAGGACCAGAGGGGTTTGGTGCTGTACATTTTAGTGCATATGATATTATAGATACTCTTAAAAAAATAGTAGGTCCAAAAATTATTCATGTAGATGCTAAAATAGTACAAGCAAAAACTAACTCCGAAGGCATAAGTGATCTTATAGACGATAAGGGTAACACATATACTGCAGATTTATTTTTAGATTGTAGTGGATTTAAAAGTGCATTGTTAGGCAAAGGAGTAAAAAGCGAATTTGTATCATATAAAGAACAAGGTTGGTTATTAAATGATAGTGCAGTAGCAATGCCAACACAATATACTAATCCTCAAGAAGAGTGCCATCCGTATACAAAAGCTACTACAATGACAAGTGGTTGGCGTTGGACTATCCCAACATATAAAAGAATTGGAAACGGATACGTTTATAGTAGTGATTTCTTAAGTGAAGAAGAAGCTGAAAAAGAATTAAGAGAATCAGTAAATGATTTTGAAACCCCTGTAAAACATTTAAAAATGAGATGTGGATCGCATAAAGAAGTTGCAAAGAAAAATGTAGTGGGCATTGGATTAGCGGCTGGATTTATTGAACCACTAGAAGCAACCGGCATAACATTTACAACATCTTTAGCTAAAAGTGTTACAGACTTATTAAATCTAAATGGAATGAATTGGGACGATAAAGTACGTGATTTTATTAATCAAGGCTTTTACGAAATGTCAACAGAAATACTTGCATTTGTATGGAGTCATTATCACTTTAGCAAAAAAGATGATACTCCTTATTGGAAAGCAATAAGAGAACAAAAACTTACAGATTTGCCTTCCGACGCTCAACATATTATTTCACAGTATTGGCCAAAGCCTAAACCGTTTTTATTCTTTAGTCAGCAATCTATGTTTACTAGTATTCAATGGTGGTCAATGATTCATGCAGGAGGAGGTTATAATACTTCTATTAGTTTAAGTGAAAAAGAAAAAGATTATTTTGAGTATTTTATAAAAAATACTAACAACAGAATAGAAATGGCTGAGGAGTTATTTCCCAATCATTATGAATTTTTAAAGGAGTGGTATGACGAATGGAAAATAAGTTAGCACTAGTTCATGCAGATTTATGGTCAAAAAGTAATGTTGGTACTATAGATCAACGACAAGATTTACTAAAACAAATTCTTGCAGCAAAACAAGAAGGCAGTGTAGAAATTCAAGAAAGCAATGCAGGATGCTGGAGGTCAAGAGTAGAATATGAAAATTTAGATTGGCTGTTTACAGATCTTAAAACAATAGTTCAAAATGCTAGTGAATATTACTTTGATATTGACGAAGTATTTAGAAGTAGAGTGGTTGACAAACAAGTTAAATTTAGTTATTGGACAAACGTAAACGAATATAATGCATCTAATGTATTACATACACATAACAAAGACACGTTTACAGCTACATATTATCTACAAGGTAGTAGCACAGGAACACTTAATTTTGTAAATCCTGCTAACATGACTTTAGAATGTTCAAACATATCACCAATGACGAGATCTGTTGCTGTTCAACCAGAAGATGGAGATTTATTTGTGTGGCCAGGCTGGGTGCCACATGAAGTTGTACCTAATCCTAGTCAAAGGCAACGAATTAATATTGCATTTAGTATACAAGTATCATGATTTTTAAAAAGAAAAATAAAATAGAGTTTTTTTCAAAAGTTCCTGGAGTAGCGGAAACATTTCCAATTATTCCTACATCTAAGTTTAAACCTAAATGGGTAGAAGCATGTAAAAACGACTTTATAAGAAATAAAGGTTCTAAACAACCTAGTCACTTACAACTATGCCCTGGTATATTTGAAGTGTACAAATACGGGTACGTAGTTCCAATGTGGCATGATGTTACAATAAAAACTTTTAGAGATAGGGAAGATTTTGAAGCTGGAACTCCTAGTAAGCATTTAAATGAAATGTATAACGGAGAAGTAGTAGGTACACATCCTTATGAAATAACAAAATGGCTACCAAAAAGACCTTACAGTAAACATGCATTTGTTAAATTAAACACACCTTGGCATGTTATTGCTCCGCCTGGTGTAAAGTTTTTAGTTATACCTATCCCTTATGCTGACAATTATGACTATGAAAGTGCTATCGGAATCTTAGACCCTTCAGTAAGTACAGAAGTAAATATCCAAGCATACTGGAATGTAAATGAAGGAGAAAGAAAAATATTTGCAGGAACACCTATGATGCAACTTGTTCCTATAAGTGAAAAGTCGTTTGATCTAGATGTAAGAGATGCGACAGAGCATGATAAAATATGGTTAGACAAACGTACATACATATACATCTTTGGATACAAAGTTGATAAAGCAAAAATGAAAGAAGCATACTTAAAACATTTTGGAGGTAAAAAATGATACACGAATTAGTTACTAATGAATTAGTAATCTATACACAAGAACTAAGAGACGCAAAAGATGATGTGTACAAACAACGTAAAGTACAGAAAGATAGGAAGAAAGCGGCAATGTGGTTACGCTTGTGGTTAGATCATCAAGAAATCTATTTAACATGGGAAGATGACAACGGAAATGATGTAAGTTCTATTGCAAGTACTACATGTGAATGGGAAGAACCCCCTATGTTTCCCACAACACCAATGTCAATAGAAATTATTCATGGTGAAGAAGTAGAAGAAGATCAGTATATAAGATTTTATCAAAAACCTTCTGTTACACCTACAGCAGTACATATTGATAAGATTAAAAATTGGGTAACAACTAATAACGATATTAAAAAACTGTCAGAAATATTTGGTAAAAATTTATATGCTTAATTTTTTTAGTAAAAAACCTAAATTAGAATTTGTTTCTTTAATGCCAGAAGTTGCAGAATTAATGCCTATCATCCCTGCACGAGAACAAAATTTTAAATGGACAAAGTCTGCCTTAGATCATTACAAAAAAATTAAAAAAGAAACTCCAGAGCAAGATTCATTTCATCACATAGCAAAGTGCCCAGGTATTTTAAATGTGATGAAGCAAGGATGGATACATAGAAGCTATCAAGATATATTTGTAAAAATAGAAAATGATCAGTTTGGTTGGAAAACACCTATAGACCAAAGTAAAGCAGATGTAGGTCATAAGTGGACATGGCCTTATCTTGGGTTACATGATAAAGATATTATGGGTCCGTATTGTTTAGAAAGAGGAGCATATCATTCAATAGTAAAAATACAAACACCGTGGCTTGTTTATGTTCCTAAAGGATATCAATTACTAATTACGCCTTTGCCGTATCCTGATATACATAAGTTTGAATCAACTACAGGATTTTTAAATGGTGGAGAAGGACCACAGTTTTTAAATGTACAACTGTTTTGGTATGCACATAACGAAGAAGTTTTTATACCAAAAGGTACTCCGTTATGTCAATACCATTTAATTAAAAAAGAAGAAATAGAAGTTGAACAAAGAGCATACACAGAAAACGATTTAAAAAATTTACGTAAAAGAAATAATGTTGTAACTAGTAAGTTCAATAAAACATACAGTGATTTAAGGAAGATAACATGGAAAACTTAACTTTAGAAGACTTTATCTTAGTAAAAAAGAATGCAATTAGTCCAGCAGATTGCAGAAAAGTTACTAATTATTTTGACGAAATGCAAAAATTAAACTTGACGTTTGATAGGCATCAGTTGCGTGATAGTCCTGGACATGAAAAGAAAGACGAAACATGTTTTCCAATGGAGCCTGATACATTAGCATTGCCAAAAACACATCCTGTATTACATACTATTGTAACTTCTGTAAAAGAAGCAATGAGTGACTATATTGTTGAATATAGTATTTTACAAGATACAAGTAGTCACGGAATTAGAAGTTGTAGAATACAAAAAACAGCAAAAGGCGGCGGATATCATAGATGGCATTTTGAAAGCGAAGGATTACCTTCATGTAATAGATTTTTAGTTTTTTCAATATACTTAAATAATGTTATGCAAGGTGGCGAAACAGAATTTTTATATCAGTCTAAAAGAATTGAGCCAGAAGAAGGCACACTACTAATATGGCCTGCTGGTTTTACACACGTACACCGAGGTAATCCTCCACTTAGTGGTAATAAATATATAGCAACAGGTTGGATTGAATACTTTGAATAAAAAAGAATTATATAATATACTAGGTGTAGATCCTAGTTGTTCTAAAAAAGAACTTAAAACAGCTTTTCGCAAATTAGCTGCACAACACCATCCTGACAAAGGTGGCGATGTAGAAATATTTAAAAAAATTAAATCAGCATTTGAGTTATTATCATTAGATAAAGAGTCTAACTTACCAACTAGACAAAGTAAACCTCAAGATGATTGGTTTAACTCAATGTTTGGTGGAAAAACAGGACCTTATAAACGCAATGGCATTTCATAAAGCAGAACTTATAATTAATAGCCATAAAGATACGTATTTTAGTAATAAAGCACACGAACATATTTTACAGTTTGAAAAACGATATTATTACATAAATTTTAAATTATCACATGATAAAACTTTTGTTACATTTGATAATGACGAATCCTTAGAACAGTTTAAAAAGCACTGGAAACACTACCTTCGCGTTGTATACTAATTAACGATAAATACATTAGTTAAAGGATAGATATATGGCAAGTGATCCAATTGTAAATAGAATTCGTATTATTCCTCGCCCCGACGGTTTTCTTGATCGTAATGTAGGCTCGAGTGGAGAAGTATTCTATGACAAACAAGCAAATACTTTAAGGCTATATGATGGCAAGTTAGCTGGCGGCTATACATTATTAACATCAGGAAATTTATCACAACAACTTAGTGCATCTGGAGTTGCTGTTTTAGAAAAAACTGTTACTGTAGGAGTTGACACAGTAGCAAGTCAAGGATCCGGTGTATTTTATATTGACGGTGTAGAAAAACCTCAACTTAATTTAGTTAGAGGATACACGTATGTCTTTGATCAAAGCGATGCAACTAACGAAAACTATGCTAGTTTATACCACCCATTAATGTTTAGTACAGTAGAGAACGGTGAACTTGCAGGTGGTGGACATTATAATACAGGTGTTGTTTATTTGTTAGATGATGATCCTGTTACAATGGCAAAATATGTGTCAGGATTTCAAGCAGCTACTACAAGAAAAGTTTTACTTACAGTAAAAACTAGCACACCTAATTCACTTTTTTATTGGTGTCATTTTCATTTAAATCAAGGAAACAGTATTACAGTTGCAGACCCAGGAACAGGCTCTGGCAGCGGTGGAGGCGGTGGATCAGCTAGTGTAGAAGTTTCTGACACAGTACCAGCTACTCCTACATCAGGTAATATATGGTTTAATAGTTCAAGTGGTAGATTGTATGTATACGCAGGCGACACAGATAGTAATCAATGGGTGCAACCAACTGTGCCGGTTTTTCCAACATTTAAAACAGTAGCAATTAAAGACAGCGATAGTGCTACAATAGTAGCATCATCAGTAGCTGATACACTTACCTTTGAACAAGGTACTGGAATAGATTTACAAATTAATAGTGCTACAAATACTCTTACAATTACTTCTGCTTCAAGCAGCAGTGTAGGTAATTTTAGTTTTGCATCTAGTATTATTGATACAGATGATAGTAGTAGTATTATAATTACACCCAGTGTTACAGTAAGTAGCGACTTAACTGTAGAAAATGATTTAGTTGTAAACAACACATTGTCTGCAAAACAGTTTATTAATACAAGTATAGGAGCACCAATATTAGATAGTGCATCAACACTTTCATTTGTTGCCCCAGATGGTGTATTAATAAGAGGTGAATTAAAATTAGAAAACAATAACATCACAGGCGTAGGTACAATTAACAATGAACCTACACCTTTTATCATGGGAGTGCTAGATGGTAGCACAAACGCATGGTCAGGAGGAGGAGTTTCAGGAATAGTTGATAATGCCGTAGGCGATCATACACTAACATTTACTTCAAATCTTGGTACCACTGTAGACGATTTCCAAGTACTTGCAACAGTGCAAGATAAAACAGCTGGCCACAGTTGTGTAATATCAAAACCAGCTGTAAATCAAATTAGAGTTAATGTAGATAATTTATCAGGAACAGGAGTAGATTCCAAGGTATTTCTTGTAATTTATAAAACAGCATAATGAGTGAAAAAGAATATATTGTAGTAGTAAAAAAAGGTGTAGACTTAGAAGTATTTGATGCTGATTTAGCATCAGATACTGGTGACAGTACTATTCCTGAAAGAGCTGTTACAGTAGCAAATCCTAGACTAGGATCAAAGAGAATGACACACTGGATGCTTACAGACGATGAAGCACAAGCCCTAAAAAACGATCCAAGAGTACTTGATGTAGAAATCCCTGTTGAGCAACGCGACGATATAGTTATACACCCACGTGCAATACAAACCGGAACGTTTAACAAAACAAATTCTTCAACAGGCATTAATTGGGGTCTAAACAGATGCGTAAGTGCTTCTAATAATTGGCCTTCAACTATCACAGAAAAAGTAGCGGCTGAGTATCCTTATGCATTAGACGGTACAGGTGTAGATGTTGTTATACAAGATAGCGGCATTGAACCTAATCATCCTGAATGGCAAGACACTAATAGCAATTCAAGATTAAAACAAATTGATTGGTTTACAGAAAGTGGTATCTCAGGAACACAATCTGCAAGTTTTTATAGTGATACAGACGGACACGGTACTCATTGTGCAGGAATTAGTGCAGGCAAAACTTATGGCTGGGCAAAGAATGCACATATATATGCACAAAAGGTCTCAGGATTAGAAGGTCCAGCAGATAGCAGTGGTATCAGTACGGCAAACTGCTTTGATACAATACGATTATGGCACTCTGCAAAAACTAACGGCAGACCTACAGTTGTAAACATGAGTTGGGGATATTCTACAACATTAATTGGAACCCCTGATCCTACTAGCGGTACGCATTATAATGACAACACCGGTGTTATGGATACATGGACTTATGGTGATACAGGTTATACTACAGATAACAATATTTGGCAAAATACAGGATTTGTGCCTAATCAAAGAAGCGGTAATAGAACAATACCTGTAAGACTATCAAGTGTAGATGCAGAAATAGATGATATGATTGATGCTGGAATACATGTTATAATTGCAGCTGGAAATGATTACACAGTTAGTGCTAAAGATACTGCTACTGCCGCAGATCATTTTAATGACAGCATACAAATAGGCGGAGTAACTTATTATTATCATAGAGGCTCTAGTCCAAGATCTACAACTAATGAAGGTTTAGTAGTGGGAAGTATAGATGCTGATCTACAAGGTGAGTCAGATAAAATTGCACCATATTCTACAAGAGGCCCAGCAGTTGATATTCTTGCTCCTGGTTCTAACATAGTTTCAGCTTGTAGTACTGCAAGTATATACACAACGGCAGCTTACCCTCCAGATACAACTTACAAAATTACAAATATTGATGGTACGAGTTTTGCAGCTCCACAAGTTGCAGGATTAGCAGCTCTTTATTTACAAGTACTTCCAAACTTAACTACAAGCGAATTAAAAACAAAAATACTTAATGATTCATTAAGTGTTGTATATGATAACCCTAATGCATATCAAGGTCCGCCTTTAAATTATTTAAATTATGGTAACGGACTATACGGAACTCCAAATAAAATGATGTTTAGTAAATATGGCCGTAATTCATCTTTTGAAATAAAAGGTAGTCTTAATGTTAACATGTAATAAATATACAAAAGAGGTAATCAATGGCTATTAATTTTCCAAATACCCCAGTAGTAGATGACATATACACAGAAGGTGGTTCATCTTGGCAATGGGACGGTACTGCGTGGAATGCTTTAGGTGCAGGTATTACACCTCCTAGTGTAGATCAATTTAAAACGTTTAATGCTGATACAGGTACTACTACAGCAAATACACAAAACGATGTGCTTACAGTAGCAGGTGGCACTGATGTAACTACTAGTATAACAGGCGATATACTAACTATTAATGCATCAGTATCTGCGGGAGACTCAAATCAAAATGCATTTAGTAATGTAGGTACCGATGCAGGAACAGTTGTTGCATCAACTACGACAGATACTTTTAATATTCAAGGTGGTACCAAAATAGCTACCCAAGCAAATGATAAAACTATCACTATTGATGTTGATAATTTAGGCATAAATGATCTAATAGACGTTGATACAGCATCAAGTGCTCCATCTAGTGGACAAGTGTTAAAATGGAACGGCGTTAATTGGGCTCCTGGAACAGATGCAACATCAGGCGGTGGTGGATCAGATGCTGATACCTTAGACGGATTTGATGGAAGTTATTATTTAAATTATAACAATTTAAGTAACAGACCTAATATCAATAGTTTTACAACAGTTACAGTAAACGGACAAAATAACGTTGTTGCAGATGCTGCAAGTGATACAATAACTTATGTTGCAGGCTCAGGAATTAGTCTTACTACAAATGCTGTGACAGACTCTATTACATTTGAAAACTCTGCACCAAACGTTGATCAAAATATTTTTAAGACTTTTAATGCAGACAGTGGCACAACAACAGCAAATTCTACAACTGATACACTAACTATAGCAGGCGGTACTGGATTAACTTCAAATCTTGTAGGAGATACACTAACTCTTAATGTAAATTCTTCGTTAAGTTTTGCAGGCGAAACAACTCTTAATGCTGGTAGTAACAATCTTAATTTAAGTACAACTAATGGCGATGTTATGGTTAGTGCTAACGGCGGAAGAGTATCAATAGAATCAGCCGTTGGCAACTTAGAAATACTAAACACAGCAGCTAGTCCAGCAAATGTAAAAATACAATCTGCTGGCGGCGTAATTTTTAGTAACGGAACTACGCAATATATTTTTCCAGTAAATGACGGCACCGCAGACCAAGTGCTACAAACAAATGGTTCAGGTGTATTATCATTTGCAGATGTATCCGGTGGTGGTGGAGGAGAATCTAATCAAAATGCATTTAGTACTATTGCGGTAGCAGGACAAAGTAATATTGAAGCTGATACTGCAACAGATACATTAAATGTAGCTGCAGGTGCAGGTATTTCTCTTACTAATACTCCTGGAACAGACACAATAACAATAACAAATACAGTATCGGCAGGTGCGGCAAACTTTATACAATTAGGTGACATTGCACAGTCATTAGCATCAGGATATGGTAGTAACTTAACACCAGATCAAATATTTGAAAATGCTATTGTTACTTTAAGAGTTGGCGCAACTGGCAACAACAGTGCATACTTGTTTAACAGTCATTACAGTGGAAACAATCCAACAATATATGCACTAAGCGGAACTACTATTGCATTTGATTTAACAGGTAGTGCAGGACATCCTTTCGAAATTCAAGATGGTACTGGCACAGCTTACAACATAGGATTAGTACACGTTGGTGGTGACGGTTCAGTTAATACAGGGTCAAATGCTCAAAATAAAGAGTTTGGAACATTATATTGGAGAATACCGGAATCAATTTCCGGCGGTTATAGATATCAATGTACAGCTCATGCACCAATGGTTGGTTCTATACAAGTTAAACGTTTCTCAGCTATTTAGAATCTTTAATTATTTTTTCAATTTCAGCAACACAATCGTGAATTTTAATTCTAGTGTCACGCAAATTTTGCGGTTTAATATAACCGTTTAGTGTTGTATCGTGTACAGTATTAACTTCGGTAGCATGTTCTTGTAGTTCAGATACTAAGTTCATTACCATGATTTTTGCTTTAGGATTATGAGTATTTTGAATAAATCTATTAAAACGTTTTAAATCGTATACAAATTTTTCTTCTTTAAATAAATCGTAAATCATTTAATATTATTTGCACTAATTACTGTAAAAACATCAGTTGGCAAAAAACTATTAGATACTTCATTAATGCTTCCTGTTGTTTCTAAACATTCCCAACTATGTGGATGTAATGGCGGAGCGTGATAAACATCTCCTTCTTTTAATTCTTTTTGTAACAATTTTCCAGACTGTGTGTCAATAAACCTTAATAAAAATTTACCATTGTTTATAAAGAATGTTTTATTAGCATCAGAATGAAAACGTAAATCAGTCTTTGCATTTTTGTTTTCAAATAATAAAATTTTTGCAACATATCCTGGTTGCATTGCCCAAACAAGTTCCTTGCCCCATTTATGATTGTTTACTTGACTCATGTTTTCTCCTATAATAAATCTATCATTTTAAAGACAGTATCTAATTTTGTAACATTAGTTTTATTTGATAGTGTTGCTCTAAGACCTTGATGTAATGGCTTAGGCCATTTTCCAAAACTAACCCAAGCATAGCCATCATGTTCTTCATTAAGTACTGGAATAAACTCTTTTTCAATAACACAAACATATGTATGAAAAAGAAATTGTGAATCATTGCTTATAAAAGTTTCAAGAGGTATTGTTTTTTTAATAGTAACTTCACCAATTTCTTCTTTTATTTCACGTTTTAATCCCTGCCAAGCTGATTCAGTACCTTCTGTTGTACCGCCTACAAGACCAAACAAATTTGACTGTTTGCCTTTTGTTCTATGCAAAAATAGAAAACGTTTTGTATCAAGGGTGTAAAAAAGTGCACCACTACATATAATCTGATCCATACAAATAATTATCTTAATATTGGAATAACCAGGAGCCATTTGGATATTCGCCTTCGAAACTTAATATCCATTCATCGTTATCAAATTTGTATTGTACACCGGTATTTAGGTTAGTAGTATAAACAATATTTGCAGACGAGTCATCGGTGCTTGAATCAAATACAACGTGCCATTTAGAACCATCCCATTCAATAATATCATTTGCACCAGCTATGAAGTTTGAATTATCTGCATTTTTCCAAGCATCTGCACCATCAGTATTAGAAGAATCTCCTATAGCATCAAGTAACAATATTCTAACACCTGCAGTTTTTAGACTCTCAGGATTGCTTTTTTGTGGATCAATTATATAATTTATTTTATTGTTATCACCAGTAGGACCATGTATTATTGTATCAGCTGGAAAAGTATCACTGTCCCAATTTATAATTAAACGTCTTTCATCTGTTGTGTCTATTGCAACAGTGCCACTAACAACGGTGTTAATATCTTTTCGTCTTAGTTGTATTTGTGTAACACCTGCTATGTATTTTTGCGGCACAGCTTCAAACCATGATGTCCATGTAGTTTCACCTGCAACACCATTATTCACAAGTTGTGCAGTATTACCCATTACAAGTAAGTCAAAGTCGTTGTAATTTGTACCTAATGTTCCTATAGTATTTGGATATGTAATTTTTTTAGTTGTTGTAGTAGTACCGTCTTCACTTGTTAACACTTGTCGAACTTCAGCCATACCATAATCAGTGTCAACAAGTTGTATTGTTTCGTTAAAAATATTTGTTATAATATTTGTAATTACTCCTAAGCGTTTTACTTTTGCTGGAGGACTTATATAGATAGGTGTTTTTAATGTTAATGTTGCTACGTCAATTTCGCTCTCTGTACCCATAGGTATACTTCTACTAGTAAAATTAATTCCTTCTAAATTAACAACAGTTAAACTTGTCCAGTCTATGTAATTGTCTGTAGTTTGTATTTCTAAACTAGGATTAAACAATACTAATACTTGTTCTAGTATTTGTAATTTTTGTTCAGTATTAGTTGACCATATATCAACATTTACTGATAGCTGATAAGGTGTTGGCATTAAACGTTCTACTGTATAATTTTTACCTTGCTTGTTTAGATATAATTGTGTGCCATCGTCATAATCTTTTTCACGTACATTAACTTTACTAATATAACTTGCATCAGCAAGACGTGCAGTGTCTAATTCTAACTCAGTCATATAAACTGCCATACGCGGAGCACTAGGAATTTTATTCTCTGAATTGTCTCTTATTATACTACCAACTTGACGTGTTAAATCGCCGTATACAACAGGAATTTGTGTTAGGGCACCTTTACCATCCTTGTAACTAATATTGCTTACTAGCCTTACTAGTTGCGTTACATAGCGCCTTATTTGTCCGTCATAGAAATGTTGCATTAATTATCTGCCTTTGGTCTAAGTGCTTTTGATAGGCTTTGTCTTTCAGGAACTTGTTTTCCACCTATAGTATTTGTAGCTGTATTATTAATAAACGTACCTTTTTGTGTGTTACGATTATCAGTATTAGTAAGAGTCATTCTTACATTATCTTCATATTTAACCCATCTTGTACCATCATATCTAAATAACCGGTTTGGAGCAAAATCTGTACGTAGGAAAAAATCACCTGTTGCACTACTTAACGGAAAAGAAATACCGTGTCCAAAGTTACTTCCGTCTGGTACTCCACCGTCTCCTAATAAGTAGCCATTATATCCTTCTTTTGCAGGACTTACAGAGCTTGTAGTAACAGTACTACCATCGTCACCAACTGTTTCAGTAAGACTTGTGTTGCCTTTACTGTCAGTTGAAAGAGTATAATAATGACTTATGTCATAACCACTTTTTGGTGCGTCAGCTTCTGCTTGTAATACAACAGCATCATTAATTTCTTTTTCTTTATTATATGTAGATAATACATCACGTAAACTAGGGCCACCACCTAAATCATCTTCTTTAGCTGCTCTATCTAATATATCTTTGTATTCTTGTGAATCTACTATTTGTTTTAGTTTTAATCTGTATAAATGCGGATACCAAGTTTGTGTAAATCCTTCTGCAGCTCTTGTTACATCTTCTATAACATAAAATCTTTTAAGAGCTACGTCAAAATCATTTAATGCGTATTCGTCTTTTAAATGTGGTAATTCTATTACATCACCTGACATCAATTTTCTACCAAGAGTTTTTACACTGCTTCGTATATGTACAGTCATAAACAATGTATCATTACTTAAAAATAAACCAAACTGGCTTAAATCAAAATCAATATCTTGAACATTGTAAATACCACGCATTGAGTAGATGTCGGAATCATATTTTCTATCTCTATTTTCTAAAAATAGTAAATCTTGTATATTTGTTTCATCTAATATATCACGTTTAGGTTGATCAGCAGTTGCATCCTCTTCACTTGGACTTTCTGGCCCTAAGTATTTGTGGACGTGAATGTCTGTTCCACCTACAGTGAACATTTCGTTAATTTGACGATCTAAAAATTCATAGTCGTTACTTTTATTTGGTTTATATAAACTAAGTCTTGGCATATACATATTTATCGTAACGATAAATACAATGACGGAGAACTATTTACATGAGTAGCCTAAAAACACAAAAACAAGAAGTATTTGATTATGTCTATGCCCTATTAGGTGGAGGTATGGTTGATGTAGAGCTAGATCCAGTGCATTATGAAACTGCATTAGGAAAAGCACTAGGAAAATTTAGACAACGTAGTGATAACAGTGTTGAAGAATCATACATGTTTATGCCAACTGTAATAGATCAAAATGAGTACACATTACCAAGTGAAGTAGTTGAAGTTAGAAAATTATTTCGTAGAAGTGTAGGATCAAGAACAGGTGGTGGCGATGGCGGAACACTATTTGAACCTTTTAACTTAGCATATACTAATACTTACTTACTATCAAGTAGTAATATGGGCGGACTAGCTACATATGATATGTTTAGTCAGTATCAAGAACTAGTAGGACGTATGTTTGGATCATTTATAGAATTTAAATGGAATACACAAACTAAAAAATTAACACTACTGCAACGCCCAAGAACAGAAGAAGATTTATTATTGTATTGCTACAATTACAGAGGTGACGACCAATTACTAGACGATTACTTAGCAAAGCAGTGGATTAAAGATTATACACTAGCTAATTGTAAATATATGTTAGGTGAAGCACGTTCAAAATTTGCTACTATATCAGGGCCGCAAGGAGGTTCAACTCTAAACGGTGATGCACTTAAAGCCGAAGGTACAGCTGAAATGGAAAAATTAGAAGAAGAACTTAAAACAGCAGTAGCTGGCGGTGTTGGATACGGCTTCACAATTGGTTAAAAAACACTTGACATTAGATAAGTTTTAAAGTATAATAATAAAATTATATGGAGAAACAACAAATGATTGTAGGTGTATGCGGCTTAATTGGCAGTGGCAAAGATACTATTGCTTCTTATCTTATTGAAGAACACGGATATCAAAAAATAAGTTTTGCAGACAAATTAAAAGATTCTGTTGCAGAGCTATTTGATTGGGATCGTGAAATGCTTGAAGGTCAAACAGACGATTCGAGAGAGTGGCGAGAACAACCAGATAAATTTTGGACACAAGAAACAGGTAGAACAATTACACCAAGATTAGTATTACAAGAATTTGGTACTGAGTGTATGCGTAACGGTTTCTTTGATGGTATTTGGGTTAGCTCTACTAAACGTATACTAATTAATAATCCTCATAAAAACTTTGTTATTCCAGATGTAAGATTTCCTAATGAAGCATTAATGTTGCAAAAAGTAGGAGGTCAAGTTTGGAGAGTAAGAAGAGGCACAGATCCTGTTTGGTTTAGAATGTATCAAGACATTGGAGTAGAACCTAAAGATATTCATCCTAGTGAATGGGCTTGGGCTAATACAAATTTTACAACAATATTTGATAATAACAGTACAATTGAAGATCTTAAAAATCAGGTACAAGGTCACCTTGCTTCCACTTTACACCCTGTTTCTGCATAATACGCTGACAGTTAGCACATACAGTTTTTAAGTTATTAAATCTACAATTATTTAAATCACCGTCAATATGGTAAACATTAAACTGTTCAGTGTGTTTACTTTTAAATCCGCAACGTTCACATTCTTGTTTCTTTTCATACCCTTTTTGTTTCCATTTAGGTATGCCGTGATTTAATCCATTGCGTAAACATTTCTCGCACAAACTTCTATAAAAGGTTTTAGTTCCTTTTTTATAATTTATAGCAGCAGGTCGTTGTCCGCACTTGCATAAAGGTCTCATATTGTATTTACCTCACCTTTTCGGTGCCTTTTTATGGGGGTATATTATAGGGTTTTTGAAAATAAATGCTAAATAGTTATAACAAATCGTATCCAATAGGAGAAATATAATGGCATTAACATCACCAGGTGTACAAGTAAGTGTAATAGACGAAAGCTTCTACACCCCAGCAGAACCGGGAACAGTCCCAATGGTTTTTGTTGCATCGGCAGAGAACAGATTAAACAGTTCGGGCACAGGTACAGCAACAGGAACATTAAAAGCAAACGCAGGTAAGCCTTTCTTACTTACTTCGCAGAGAGATCTTTCAGAAACTTTTGGAGATCCAGTATTTAAAACAGATTCAAATAACAACCCAATACACGCAGGCGAGCTTAACGAGTATGGTTTACAATCTGCATATTCATTCTTAGGAGTGAGCAACAGAGCATACGTTGTAAGAGCAGACTTAGATACAGCTCAATTAGAGCCAACTGCAATAGCACCAGCGGCAAATCCAGCAGCAGGAACATATTGGTTTGATACACAAGTATCACTATTTGGTATTCAACAATGGAACGGTAGCGCCATTACTACTACTGGTGGACAAAGTTTCACTAATAAAGTTCCTAGAATGATTACAGCAGCTAGTGACACTGATTCAGGCTCGTTAGTTACAAACGGATACGAAGGCATGAAACCTAAGAGCAGCATTGGTGCTGTTGGTGATTATGCTATTGTAGCAACAAGCACATTAAACAGATTATACTACAGAAACACAAGCGGTACATGGGTATTAGTAGGTAGTGATCCTTGGTCAAAGAGTTGGCCAACAGTTAAAGGCACACTTGTTAATCCTTCATTTAGCGGATCGAGTTCGTTTACAATTAACGGTACTGTTGTTTCTGTTTCAGGTTCAGATACAGTAACTGATGTTGCAGCAACAATTAACGGATTGTTAATTTCAGGTGTAACAGCTAGTGCTGTTGACGGAAGATTAGAAATTTACAGTGATGGAACAGGATCGGCTGCAGGTGATTCAACTGCCGGCGGTAACATTGATGTTGTTCAAAGTTCAGGAACTGCTTTAGGATTATTAGGTATTACAGCAGGAACTTACTATCCACCAGCATTACAAATTTCAGGACATACATCAGTTCCAGAATTTAAGTCAAGCGACACTTATTCAAGACCAACAGGTAGTGTATGGTTTAAAACTACACAACCTAACTTAGGTGCAAGAATAAGAATTAAAGAATGGAACGATCAAACACTTTTATGGGACGCTGTGGAAGCTCCAATTTACGACACTAACGAAGCAGCACTTTACGGTTTAGATAAAGCTAACGGTGGAAGCGGTATTGCAGTAGGCGATGTATTTGCTAAATCAAATACAGCAGGTGACACACAACCTCTTGCAACGTTTACTTTATACCGTAGATCAAACAGTGGTGTTACAAGTATTACTAGTAGCAAAGTAATTGCAGGAAGCCTAGGTTCAGGATCTAAGAGTTTTAATATTAAAGCAACAGATGCTGGGCAAACTTCTTGGGGTACAACTAGTACAGTAACATTTACAGCTGGCGGTGTTGCAGGTGATGCAAGTTTACTTGCAGGTGCAATCAATGATAAAAATATTGAAAACGTAAGTGCATCAGTAGATACGCAGAATAGAGTTGTAATTAGTCACTCACAAGGTGGCGATATACACCTAACAGACACAAGTGGTGCATTAGCTGGTATAGGTTACGCACCATATGTTAGTGCAACTAGTGGTACTGTTGGCTTATCATATGCAGACGGAACTAACTCTAGCACAAGTCCAAATCAATTTATTGCAAGTAACTGGGCAGTGTTAACTTACACAGCATCAGACAATGCACCTACAGCAACAGCAACTAACGGCCAACTTTGGTATAGTTCAGTTGTTGATGAAGTAGATTTACTTGTACACAACGGTACAACATGGGTAGGTTACTTATATAACGGTGGCACATCAGGAATAACAGCAAGTCCATATTACAACGCTGATGCATCATTAACACCAGACCCAAGTGGTCCAATTGTTAGTGCATCAGAACCAACTGTACAGTCAGACGGTACTGCACTTAAAACAGGTGATATTTGGATTAGCACAGCAGACTTAGAAAACTATCCAACAATGTATAGATATAATGCGGCACTTGCTTCAGGATTAAGATGGGTACTATTAGATAGCAGTGATCAAACATCAGAAGATGGTATACTATTTGCTGATGCAAGATATGCTACATCAGGTGGTACTGCTTCTTTATTAGAAGCTTCAAGCATTGAAGATTTACTTAACAGTGCTTACTTAGACACTGATGCTCCAGATCCAGCACTATATCCAAAAGGTATGTTGTTATGGAATACTAGACGTTCAGGATTTAACGTTAAGAAATTTGTAAGAAACTATGTTGATGTTTCTACAGACAACACAAGATATGCACCAGGTGGAAGCGATGAGAGCATGGACAGTTACTATCCACACAGATGGGTAACTGAGTCAGGTAATCAAGAGAACGGCGCAGGTAGCTTTGGACGTAAAGCACAACGTAAAGTTGTTGTACAAGCGTTACAAGCAGTAGTTAATAAAAACGATGACATTAGAGATGATGAGTCAAGATTATTCAACTTAATGGCAACACCAGGATATCCAGAACTAATTGGTGAAATGATTAGCTTGAATAACGATAGAGGATTAACAGCATTTATCGTAGGTGATAGTCCGTTTAGACTAACACCAGATGCAACATCACTTAATAACTGGGCAACTAACGTAAACAAAGCAGTAGAAGATAACGACAATGGATTAGTAAGTAGAGATGAATACTTAGGTGTATTTTATCCAGCAGGATTCACAAGTGATAACTTTGGTAGAAATGTTGTAGTTCCAGCTTCGCACATGATGTTAAGAACTATTGCATTAAGTGATCAAGTTAGCTATCCATGGTTTGCACCAGCAGGCACAAGACGTGGCGGAATCAGCAATGCAAGTTCAACAGGTTATATTAATAGCGAAGGCGAATTTACAGCAGTAGCACTTAATGAAGGACAAAGAGATACATTATACAGCAATAACATAAACCCAATTACGTTTATTACAGGTGCTGGACTTGTTAACTTTGGACAGAAAACTCGTGCAAGAGCAGCTAGTTCTTTAGATAGAATTAACGTAGCACGTTTGGTTATCTACTTACGTAGTCAACTTAATCAACTTGCTAAGCCTTACATCTTTGAGCCAAATGATAAAATCACACGTGATGAGATTAAACAAGCGGCTGAAAGTTTAATGCTTGAATTAGTAGGTCAAAGAGCGTTATATGACTTCTTAGTAGTATGTGATGAATCAAACAACACTGCATCTAGGATTGACAAGAACGAACTATATTTAGATATTGCAATAGAACCAGTAAAAGCAGTGGAGTTCATTTACATTCCATTAAGACTTAAAAATACTGGAGAAATAGCAGGACTTTAAATTGATAAATAATACTACAATAGGAGCAAATTAAATGGCAGTTTCAACATTATCAAATATTACAGTACCTTTAGCAGGGGGGCAAAGTGCAACTACTCAAGGTTTGTTGATGCCGAAGCTTCAATATCGCTTTAGGGTGTCACTTGAAAACTTTGGTGTTAGTACACCAACTACAGAACTTACAAAACAAGTTATTGATGTGACTCGTCCTACGGTAGCGTTTGAACCAATACAAATTGATGTATACAACTCAAAAGCATACTTAGCAGGTAAACATACTTGGTCACCAATTACACTAAACTTACGTGAAGACGTAAACCGTGAAGTTCAAAAACTTGTTGGTGAGCAGTTGCAGAAACAATTCGACTTTTTCGAACAGTCAAGTGCAGCATCAGGACAAGATTATAAATTTACAACACGTATTGAAATCTTAGACGGTGCAAATGGAAACACAACTCCAACAGTACTTGAAACGTTTGAATTATATGGTTGCTTTGTTACAAATGCAAACTACAATACATTAGCATATGCTAACAATGAGCCAGTAACAATTACACTAGAAATGCAGTATGATAACGCTATTCAGACAGATGCTGAAGGCGGAATTGGTACAGCAGTAGGTAGAGCCGGTGGATCTTTGATCACAGGCGGCGGATCTTAAACTAGGTATTATAACATTACACAATAAAGGGGCTTTTATAGCCCCTTTATTTTTATCTACGTACTTTATTATTTCGGATAAATATTAGTATGGGAAAGTTCAACGGATTTTTAGATAACATAGCAGACGGCCTTACTAATCCTAAGGGCAACTTAGGAGATTGGGCACACGCTAGACGCCTTTATGTAGATGATAATCTACGATTAGCACCTAAGCAAAAATTCTTATATCACTGTCATTTTACATTAGATCCTGTAGTTAGATCTATTATTCCTGATCTTGTTGACAAACATAACTTAGAAATAGGTATGCTTGTAAAGTCTGCAGAGTTACCTAAGTATTCAGCGGCAGTAGAAACAAAAAACAAGTATAATAGAAAAAAGAATATACAAACAAATATACAGTACGAACCAATTACTATTACATTCCATGATGATAACTTTGGTGTTACTACTGCATTATTAGAAGCGTATTATAGATATTATTTTGCTGATGCAAACTATGGTACTATGCCTGGAGCATACAGTAAAACAGCAGGAGGAATGGACAACACATACTTAGGTAGTGGAAGAAATCAAGATAAATTTGGTTTAGATAATAATATAAGTGTTCCATTTTTTCAAAATATACAAATTTCACAAATGGCTAGAAAGTCATTTACTACACATACTTTAGTAAATCCAATTATTACTAACTGGCAACATGATTCATTAGATAACGGTGATGGTAGTACGACACTAGTTAATACCATAACACTCTTATATGAAGCAGTTTGGTATGATCGAGGTGAAGTACAAGCCGGTGCAAACGGAAGTCCAAAAGGATTTGGATCACCAGATCATTACGATAGAGTACCTAGTCCAATTACAATTATTGGCGGCGGCCAATTAGGGTTAGGCGGTATCTTTGGTACTGCAATAGATTTATATGATTATATAATGAAGGGTAAAAACTTTAGTAATCCGTTACAAGCAGGATTAGCTGCTGTAAACTTAATAGGTAATATACGTAACTTATCTAAAGAAGGACTACGCCAAGAAGGATTTAATTTACTTACAAAAGCAATAGGCAGTGCAGCAGGAGTAGATGTATCAGGAGTACAACGTACATTTTTTCCAAAGTCTAGTAATGGCGGAGGTAAAGCAAAAGACTTAGCAATAGCAACAGCAGTTGTAGCAGGTGGATCGTTTGCTGTTAATGCATTTCAAAAAAATCAAGCACGTAACGGAAATGCAAAAGTTGCAGATAGTCTTGGATTTAAAAGTTATCAAAAAACATATCAAACAGCCGGGGGCACAGGTGGAGTTAACGGAGCAAAAACATCTTGGGAAAATTTAAACTCATCTGACAAACAAACATATATAAACGAAGCAATAGGAACTTAATATGGCGCAAACAAACTTACCAGTAACTCCAGCAAAGAAAGGAAGCGATAGTGATGTAAAGAATTTCTTTAATCAATACTTTACAGAAAAACTTTCATTTCCATCTAATGATGTAGATGCAGTTATAGGATTTTTTGAGTCAAGAGATTTTGAACGGACTGCGGCAATTAGTGTTGCTACAGCATTATTAGAACAAGCAAAAATAGACGATGTAAAAGTATTTAAATTACTTGATACGCTTAAAGGATTAGACAATGTACAACTTAGCGTAGTAGTAGGAGAAGTTTTAAACTTTAATAGATCTAAAACATCTACATTAGGTTTTAAACGTGATAGTAATGTATCTAAACTTGAGCAACGTAATGTAAAGGTATAAGATGTCTCGTTTTGCTCAAGGCAAGTATACCTTAAAAAATCCCGAAAAATATTCTGGAACTAAAACTCCTACTTACCGTAGTAGTTGGGAATTTGCCTTTATGCGTTTCTGTGACGAGCATCCTAGTGTAAGTCAATGGGCTAGTGAAGCAGTACGCATACCATATAAAAATCCACTTACAGGTAAGCACACTATATATGTGCCAGACTTTTTTATTGTATACTCAGATCAAAAAGGCAAACAACGAGTAGAACTAATAGAAGTTAAACCTGCAAATCAAACAATTAAAGAAAAACTAGGAAGATCAAGACACAATCAAGCGGCATGGGTAGTCAATCAAGTTAAGTGGGAAGCGGCTAGAGCATGGTGCAGACAAAAGAAAATATTTTTTCGTGTAGTAACGGAAACTGATATTTTCCATCAAGGAAGTAGATAATGTTAGATTATGAAACATATAAAGAAAAAATGTTAACTATTGCAAACCAATACGATAAAAGAGCTCGAGGAGGAAAGTATATCCGTAAGTGGGATTATCATTGGTTAGAAAAAAAGTTTTTTTATGACTACGGAGATTTTAGTAATATGAAAACAGTTATTGACATAGGAACAGGAGTCGGTATGCTACCGTACTTGCTTATGTCAAAAGGCCACCAAGTTGAAGCTACAGATATAGCAGAAGATATTTCAGGACCTATGTTTACACAATGTTGTGATTTAATTGGTCTTAAAAGACATTCATTGTTTATAAATGATAGTAAGCCAATGGACTTTCCAGGAAAATACGATATGCTTGTTGCTACTAGAACTGAGTTTGATAGAGAGTGTTTAACACCCGGTGATATATTTAATTGGAAGTTCTTTTTAGATGATGCGTTTAAATACGTAAAAAGAGTATATATAAAAACAAATTTTGCTGGAAGTGGTAACCATTTTCCTGATTATATACGTCCTTTTGTAAGTAATCCCGGCGGTCCAGGAACTGGATTAGGTAAACCTTATAGAGCATATTACATAAAAGTAGATAAAGACCAATGGTAAGGATAAATAATAGTAGCAGTTAATAGGAATATACTATGACTAAAAAACTTGAAGAAATGTTAAACTTGCCTGATTCTAAAGAACTTATCGAAAAAGCTAAGAATAAAGATAAAGCAGAAACAGCAGTAATAGAACAAAAAGAAACAATGCGTGATATTGCTGAGTTTGACAAAATAGCGGCCGCATTACCAGCTGTAAAAGGCTTAGGTGAAATGGCGGATAAGGAACTAAACGAAGTTGCTCAAAAAGCAATGGATGCCTATGACGATTTAATGGATTTAGGTATGAACGTTGAAAGCCGTTATAGTGGCCGAGTATTTGAAGTTGCTGGCGGAATGCTTAAAACTAGTTTAGATGCTAAAGTTGCAAAAATGGATAAGAAACTTAAAATGATAGAATTACAACTTAAGAAAGAAAAACTTGATAACGACTCTGGACCAAATGAAGACGGCATAGTAAATGGCGAAGGTTACGTAGTATCAGATCGTAATACTTTGCTAGAGAAACTGCGTAATATTGATAAATAATGTATAAGGAATAGGTAATATGAAAAATTTTATAGATATACTTACAGAGTCTGCAAAAACTTATAAGTTCAAAATTAGAATAGCTGGCGAAATGCCAGAAGGTTTCCAAGACACAATGGAAACAGCATTACAAAAATATGAACTTATAAATTGTAGTGCAGGTAAGCGTACACCTATTCAGGAAAAACCTTTAGATTTTCCACAACTACAAAATATGGAAGTACACAACTTTGAATGCGAAGTAAAGTATCCTACAACTCCGCATGTACTAGAACATTATCTAGTAAATGCATGTGGTGTAACACACAGCCATATTATTGTTAGAGGTGAAAATGATCCTATTGAAACTCAACAGGATGGAATTGCTTCTTCGGAAACATATCAATCTATGCTAGATACAGAAGAAATGAGTAAACCAGATCCAGAAGCTCACAAACAAGTTGGCGGTGGTAGAGTTATGGAATTACTTAAAGAACTGGAAAAAGCATCTAAAGAAAAAGAAATAGATCCTATTGCAGATATAAAACCTGGCGATAGTAAAGATATTTCACCAGAACAAAATAATACAAGTCCAATAGGGAGCAAATAATGAAATTAGTGGATCTTAAAGATTTATATAAAGAAATAGTTCTAATCGACGAGGGTAAAGATAAGTTACCTTCAAAAGCACACGTAATGAAGATGTGTAAAGATGGAATGACAAAAGCAGAAATGTGCAAGATGCATCCAAACTGTGATCAAGACAAACTTAAAGCTATGATCGATGATTGTAAAAAAGAAATGAAAGAAAACGTTAACGAAGCTTCGTCAATGAATATTTCAATGTCAGGTGAAACATCGTCAGAAGTTGCAGAGTTAATGAACATGCTTAAAAATGCAGGAATGCCTGATGCTAAACCAGTAGGTCCAGTATCGCTTCCGATGGACGGACCAATGGACGGACCAATGGACAGACCAAATGACGGTCATGATGACATGGTATCTAAATTAAAAATGCTTGGCAAACAAGGACCAGCATCAAGTCCATGTGAAGATGATGTTGAAGAAGATGATAGATATTCAGCAAGTACAGAACCTGATCCAGAATATAAAGATGATGATTATATGATTCATGACTTAGCAGGTGGTTTAAATAGAAGTAAAAAACAATACACTAAAGCACAAGATGGCGACAATCCAATAGCTGTAGAAAATAGCATTTATGAAGAATTAAAAGCTAGATACGAAGCAGCTAAAGCAGAAGCTAAATTTGACGAAATGGGCTGTAAAAAAGAAATGATGAAACTTAACGCAAGTGGTTGTACAAAAGAATCTATGTATAAAAAAGTTAACGCAGAATATAATTGCGGAAGAGAAAAGTTTGAAAAGTTATACGCAAGTAATTGTGGTTAATAATAATTAACTCCCTCCAGACTCAATAGGGCCTACGGGCCCTATTTTTTTGGTTAAATACTTATATGAGCAAAAGTTTAGACGGCGTTTTAACAAAAAAAGCCAATCAAAAAGAAACATTTACAGAAGATCAAATACAAGACCTTGCTAAATGCATGGATCCTAAAGAAGGATACTTATATTTTGCACGTAAGTTTGCGTATATACAGCATCCTGTAAAAGGTAAGTTACTGTTTGATCCTTACATATATCAAGAAGGTCTAATGCTTAGTTACCATAACCATCGTTTTAATATAAACATGTTACCAAGGCAAACAGGTAAAACTACATGCGCCGGCATTTACTTGTTATGGTACGCTATGTTTAATCCAGACCAAACAATACTTATTGCCGCACACAAGTATGCAGGTGCTCAAGAGATTATGCAACGTATTAGATACGCATATGAACTATGTCCTGATCATGTTAGAGCAGGTGTTACAAACTACAACAAAGGTAGTATGGAGTTTGAAAACGGATCACGTATTGTTAGTGCTACTACAACAGGAAACACAGGACGTGGTATGAGTATTTCATTATTATACTGTGACGAGTTTGCATTTGTTAATCCGGGTATTGCACAAGAGTTTTGGACTTCGATATCACCTACACTAGCAACAGGTGGTCGTGCTATTATTACTAGTACACCTAATTCAGATGAAGATACATTTGCTACTATTTGGAAACAAGCCGAAGAGAAGTTTGACGAACACGGTAATGAGCAAGAGATAGGCATAAATGGATTCCACAGTTTTACATGTTCGTGGGACGAACATCCTGACAGAGACGACGAATGGAAAGTAGAAGAAATTGGTCGAATTGGTGAAGAAAGATTTAGGCGTGAATATGGTTGTGAATTTTTAGTATATGATGAAACATTAATTAACAGTATTCATTTAGCAAACATGGAAGGATCACAACCTTTAATGAATATGGGTCAGACACGCTGGTATAAAAAGATAATGAAAAATCAAACATATTGCATAGCACTAGATCCTGCAATGGGTACTGGGGGCGACTTTGCTGCAATACAAGTATTTGAAGTACCTAGTTATGAACAAGTTGCAGAATGGCGACACAACACTTCTCCTATTCCTACACAAATACGAATATTAAAAGATATATGTGATTATATTCAAGAACAACAAGATTCGTCTAGTGGTATATATTGGAGTGTTGAAAATAACTCAATAGGTGAAGCCGCACTAATTGTTATTAATGATTTTGGTGAAGAAAATATCCCTGGTATGTTTGTAAGTGAACCTATACGTAAAGGACATGTACGTAAGTTTCGAAAAGGATTCAATACAACACACGGTACAAAAATCAGTGCATGTGCTAGACTAAAAACTATGATAGAAAATAACAAAATGAAATTACATTCTGGGGCTTTATTAAGTGAACTTAAAGGTTATATTGCAACAGGAAATAGTTTTAAAGCTAAAACAGGCGATACTGATGATCTTGTAAGTGCAGTGCTTCTAGTCATTAGAATGATGGTTGTATTAAAGGATTGGGATCCAAGAGTATACAATACCTTTGTAACTATAGAAAATGAGGAAGATTATGAACCGCCAATGCCTATATTTGTTTCTACCAATTATTGATAAATACTTGCAACATGGATAAGAACTTAAACGTAATAGCAGAAGAGCTTTTTAATAAAATCAGGGGAAGATTCCCATCTGTAACAATTGGTAACGACGAAGGTAAAGTTACTAATGTACCTACCGAAGCTAGATTTTTTGATTTTAACTTTACAGAAGGGGCTAATGACTTAGGTAAAGTAAGTATTAGTTTAGAAGACAAAGCGATTGCTATAATGTATAGTAACAGTTTTATCACAGCAGAAGATACTTTAACAAAAAACAAATGGTACGATTTTTTAAAAGAGATAAGATTTTTTGCTAAGAAAAGATTACTTAACTTTGATACAAGAGACATAACTAAGAGTAACTTAAACAAAAGAGATTATAAGTTTTTAGCATCAAATACCGGAGAGCAAACAATGTCAGAATCGAAATTATACGGAACAAGCCGTATTAGCTATCAGGATGTTGATTCAGCAAGAATAAACATTAGGCATAATAGATCAGTAAACCCTGATTTACCAGCAGGTAGAACACAATACATCGAAACAATTTACATAGAAAGTTCAGACGGTGAACGCTTTAAATATCCATACAAACATCTAAGTGGTGCAAGAGCAATGGCAAGACACGTTGCTGAAGGTGGCAAACCATACGATAAATTTGGAACACAAATTGTAGGTCTTAGTGAAGAATTAGCAAAACTTAAAAAATTTAAAATGGCATTAGGTCGTAATAACATTATGGCTGAAGGATTATCAGAATATACTAGTATTGTTACAGATCGTATTGAAGAAATTAAAGAAGGTATTCTTGCTTTACAAACTAAAGAAGCATATGAAATTACAAAAGAAACATTTGAACATATTTCTGTAGAAGAGAAGACAACCATGCCTGATGAGACTGCTGCTAATTGGATTGATCAACTAACAGTAAAACAATTTAACGAAGAACTTAAAGATACTTTTCCTTTTGTATATAGATTAGTAAAAGAAAAAACAACACCTAAAGAACTTAATAACATGGAAGATTTGTTAGGTGAAAATCAAATTGATGAAATTGCTGGTCCGGTAATAAAGGTTGCAAAAGAACTTTTTACAGCGGCAGGTTTTTCAAAAAAGATTGTAGCTGCACTTGCAACAGTAGGAGGTCTATTTGGACTTAAAAAGTTATTAGAAATTACAAGTCTAAAAAATAGCCCATTAGGTAAAGCAATAAAAGCAAAATGTGATTCTGGAGACCCAACAACAATAGTTGACAGTAATGGTAAAGAATTAGGGTGGTGTGAGCACTATGATCTATTAGACTTATATGCAGAAGCAGATAACTTATCTATTTGGACATTACACTCAATAGTATATGATGACAGTCCTTATAAAAATAATCCATATGTAATACGTAGACTGAATAAAGGTCAGTCAGATGAATCAAATGATACTATCGATGTAAAGTTTGGCAAAGACGGAAGTATGGAAAAAGCAGATGATAAACCTAAAATTCCAGTAAGTGAATTTATTTTATCATTGTTTGATAGAAACAAAGGTACTTTTCCAAAAGGTGAAACAGCAGTATTAACAGCAGTAGAAAAAGATTATGGCGAACAGTATATCAACCCTGCTAAACAGTTTATTGAAAAAATTACTACAAAGTTTGAAGAGTTAAACACAGAAGGCAATGCATACGCACACGCTGTAAGAAAAGCCAAAATGAATGGCAAGAAAAAAGGTGATGTAGTTGACGGCCCAGACGGCGACAAAATTGAATTAGAAAAGTTTGACCCAAGACAAGAACAAAGCCGTGAAGCTCAAGCAATGGAAGAACTAATGACAGCATATGAGCAAGGTGGCGAAGAATCCCTAGCAAAAGAAATGGGAATAACTACGCAAGAACTTGATCAAGAAATCAATGAAATGGGTAGAGAACATAACTTACACCCAGACGATGATAGAGATGAAATTATCGAACGTGTTGTTGAAGCAACAGTTGACAATGCTGATTGGGAAGAACAGTTTGAAGCTATGCAACGATTAGCTGGTTTAGACAGTCAAAAAAAAAGACTAACGAATCAAAGTTAGCACCAAAATCCCCCGATTGGAAAACTGTTAAACTTTTAGGTGAAACCCTTTATATAATGGGAGACGATATAGAGCACGTTATTGCTGCAGACGGTTTACCAATATACAATGGTTCTCGCACACAACTAATACGTTACGGTCAAACCAATATAGAAAAAGCAGGATACGGATATCCAACAGATTACACTCAAATAATGGACACTTGGATTAATAAAAATCAATATGATGAATTTCGAAAACTAAGAAGTTTATCAAACCCTAGTGATCGTATGCAGCTTGAGTATCTTAAACTATTACGTCCAAAGTTAAAAAATGTGTCAGGGATTGGACAAAAAATAGATAAATTATTAACATCAGCACCTTTTAAAGGATTTGATGTAGAAATTGATGATCCTACCTACGGTAACGCATAGATTACCAAAAAAGATAAAAAATAGGTTGACTTTTACTAAATAATATCGTATAGTATATATTGTGCTGTACATATAAAGGCACAAGTAGCAATGTAGCTACTGCACATAGGCATAACAAATAGGAGGCATAACTATGGCATCATTGGCAGAAATCAGAGCAAAACTGAAAGAACAAGAATCACGCACAGGTGGTTCTCAAAGCGGCGGCGGCGATAACGCAATTTACCCATTTTGGAATATCAAAGAAGGCGAGTCGGCAACGATGCGTTTCTTACCAGATGGAGATGACACAAACACTTTCTTTTGGAAAGAACGTTTGATGATCAAACTTCCATTTGCAGGAGTTAAAGGTCAAACTGACTCACGTCCTGTACAAGTACAAGTTCCTTGTATGGAAATGTACGGAGAAGCATGTCCGGTACTACAAGAAGTACGTCCTTGGTTTAAAGATCCAAGTCTAGAAGATATGGGTCGTAAGTATTGGAAAAAGCGTTCATACGTATTCCAAGGGTTTGTAACGGAAAATCCACTTGCAGAAGATAGTGCTCCGGAGAATCCAATTCGAAGGTTTATTATTGGGCCACAAATTTTCCAAATTATTAAAGCGGCTCTTATGGATCCAGACATGGAAGAATTACCAACAGATTATACTGCTGGTGTAGACTTCCGTCTTAACAAAACAACCAAAGGTGGTTATGCAGATTATTCAACATCTACTTGGGCTCGTAGAGAGCGTCCATTAAGTGATGCTGAAATGAATGCAGTAAACACACATGGTTTGTTTAACATGAGCGACTTTTTGCCTAAGAAGCCAGACGAAGTGGCTGTAAAAGTCATTAAAGAAATGTTTGAAGCATCAGTTGATGGTGAAGCATATGACATGGATCGTTTTGGTCAATATTTCCGTCCAGCGGGAATGTCGGCAAGAACGGGTGATCCACAAAATAGAACACCCGAAGCAAGTACTCCTGCTCCGACGTCAGCACCTGAGACAGCTACTACTCCAGCAGTAGAAACTGCAACGGCTCCTGAAGCACCAGCGGCTGAAGCGGCACCTGAAACAGGCAGTGGCGAAGCAAAAGATATCCTTGCAATGATTAGAGCAAGACAGTCTTAATATAAACAAGATTCGTAGGGGAGCAATCCCCTACTAGCTTTAACAAGGAGAAAATATGGCTAAATCATTCGATGTAAGTAAATTTAGAAAAGACTTAACAAAGTCTATTCAAGGTATGAGTACAGGATTTAATGACCCAACTGATTGGGTTAGTACTGGCTCATATGCACTAAACTATCTTATTAGTGGTGACTTTCACAAAGGTGTTCCACTAGGTAAGGTAACAGTTTTTGCAGGAGAATCTGGCGCAGGCAAAAGTTATTTTGCGGCAGGTAATATTGTAAGAAACGCACAAGAACAAGGCATCTACGTAGTTTTAATTGACTCAGAGAATGCACTTGACCAAGCATGGCTAGAAGCACTTGGTGTTGATTGTGACGAATCAAAACTACTCAAGTTAAGTATGAGTATGATTGATGATGTTGCAAAAACTATCTCAACGTTTATGACAGACTATAAAGCAATGGACGAAACAGATCGTCCTAAAGTGTTGTTTGTAATTGATTCGTTGGGTATGTTGCTAACACCAACTGATGTTGATCAGTTTAACAAAGGTGATATGAAAGGTGATATGGGTCGTAAGCCTAAAGCACTAACATCACTTGTACGTAACACTGTTAACATGATTGGTGCTCATAACGTAGGTCTAGTATGTACTAACCACACATATGCATCACAAGATATGTTTGATCCAGATGATAAAATCAGTGGCGGTCAAGGCTTTATCTATGCATCATCTATTGTAGTAGCAATGAAAAAATTGAAACTAAAAGAAGATGAAGACGGTAATAAAACTAGTGAAGTGCATGGCATTAGAGCAGGTTGTAAAGTAATGAAAACTCGTTATGCAAAACCGTTCGAAGGCGTACAAGTAAAAATTCCATATTCAACTGGTATGGATCCGTATAGCGGTATTGTAGATCTTTTTGAAAAGAAAGGCGTTATTGAAAAAACTGGTAATAGGTTAAAATACGTAATGTCCGACGGAACAGAGATCCTAGAGTATCGTAAAAATTGGACAGGCGACAAATTAAAAGATGTTATGTCTGATTATCTTAAAAAAGAATCTTCTGTGGTAAATACCTCTGATGTAGTTGAAGAAACTACTGAAGAATTATCTACAGAGGAGATTTAAATATGGACGAAGGTCAAATTACAGATAGCTGGAATTTGTTTAAAGAATATCTAGATAAAAAGCAAATTGAACTTGTTGCTGAAAAATATGTAGATCTTTTAGCAGATTACGGTGTAGAAGACCAAACGTTAATAGCAACACTTGGTAGTTGCCCACATCTTGATAATGCAATTAACTATTATTTAGATATGGATGATGAACTTGTTGCTGACGACGAAGTTGATTGGGATGAATAATGGGTTGGTATAGCGAGATATCTCGAAACATTGGTAAGATACCTGATGCAATTAAATTCTTTGAATCAGAATTACAAGACGCACGGGTTGAGGTAAAACTAAAAGGCAATGTTGAAAAGGCTGCGGCAAATATGCCCGGCATTGTTGAACACAGGTTTAACCAACTACAAGAGATTGAAGCTATACTCAACTACATGAATATTGAACTTCGACGTTTACGTAGTTCGTATTTCAAAAAATATCTTGAAAACTATCAACGAGCTCTGTCAAGCCGTGACGTTGAAAAATACGTTGACGGTGAGGCAGACGTTGTTGATTATGAAAAGATTATTAATGAGTTTGCCTTACTTAGAAATAAATGGTTAGGATTATTAAAAGGACTTGATCAAAAACAGTGGCAGATAACAAATGTAGTTAAATTAAGAGTTGCTGGAATGGAAGATGCATCAGTCTAAATATAATGTAATATCAAGTGCAAATCAAAAATATTGGGAATCGGGTTCAAGGATCAATACGTTAACATGGGATCTAAATCTTGCTTCATATATTAATATACACACATATGCTGAAGATAAACTAGATACAACGGGGTTTAGCACACGTTGCCATTGGTATGATCTATATAATGAATGTCCTGATATATTAGAGTTTAAAGAAAAATACAAAGACGATCCTCATTACAACGGAACAAAAGAAACAGGCTTACAAGCATACAAGTTCAATGCAATTAAGTTTGCACATAAAACATTTCCAATATTTGATCTAGCAAAAAAATTAAATACAGGTTGGCTTATGTGGGTTGATAGTGATGTTATAATTTATAAAACATTAGAAAAAGATTTCTTAAATCAAATTTGTCCTCAAAGTAAAGCAATTACATACTTAGGCAGACCGTCAATGTATAGTGAATGCGGCTTTATAGGATTTAATTTAGACATGCCAGAAACTAAAATATTCTTAGAACGTTTTAAAGACTTTTATACTAGCGGCAATCTTAGTAATATTAGAGAAACACACGACTCATTTGTATTTGATCAAGTTATGGAATCATTCTCGGACAAAACAAAATTTTATAACTTAAATACATATGCAAAGACTAACAAGCATCCGTTTTTACAATCTGTTTTAAAAGAACGTATGACACATGCTAAGGGTTTAGAAAAATTAAGAGTACAAAGAAAATATTTAAAACGTTTTAAGATGCATAAATTTTTAGAAGAACATGATCGAATGATGGAGTTTCTACATAAAAAATATGGTCATCTTGGCGCTATAAAATAGAAAGAGAGATTAATGTTGCAAGAACATTTAGGCGGACATGCCGGCAAAACACATTTAGATAAAATGGCGATAGCCTGGATTAAAGAAAAATTTTTAGCAAAAAGTTTTTTAGATATAGGATGTGGTCCTGGAGGCATGGTCGAATATGCAACTTCGCAAGGCTTAGATGCAGTGGGCATCGATGGCGATCATACTCTTAAAAGATTTGACGATAGTAAATTTATATTACACGACTTTACTAACGGTCCTTGTCCATTGTCTAAACAGTATGACTTTGGTTGGAGTTGTGAGTTTGTAGAACATGTATATGAAAAATATATTCCTAACTATATTCAATCTTTTCAAAATTGTAAAGTAGTAATGATTACATATGCTCCACCAGGTTGGGTAGGACATCATCATGTTAACTGTCAAGAAGAATATTATTGGATCGATAAATTTAAAGGATACGGATTAGAATATAGAAAAGATTGGACTGAAGAATTGCGTAAAATTAGCTCTATGAATACTAAAAAAGGCAACGCTACGAAAAAATCTTTTGTAAAAAATAGAGGATTAATTTTTCAGAATGTCGCAAGATAAAGAACCTTTAGTTTTAGGAATAGAAGAAATGTATAGGAATCATCCTATACCTAATCTACCAAATTTTAAAATTGTACCTTTTAACGATCCTTTATTAGAACAAGCAGACATATACATACAAAATAATATTATAGATCAAAAAAGAAAAAAATTTAAAAAATATTATCAATATATTATTGACAGCGGTAAGCCTTATATATGTGTTGAGTCTGCTGTATTTAGACGCAACATGAAACAGCCTCCACACCCAAAAGCATATCATAGATACAGTTGGTTTAGTTATTTTAGAGACGAAGGCTTATATAATAATTTAAATTCAAGTGGAGATCGTTGGAAAAAAATACAACAAGATCAAAATATAGAAATAAAAGATTGGCGACACGAAGGCGAATATATATTATTGATTATGCAACGCCCTGGAGATAGTAGTTTAAAAAACTTAATGGCTAAGCATGGCGACTACGAATCTTTTATTACTAATGTATTAAACGAAATAAGAACATATACTGATAGAAAAATACGTATAAGATTACATCCGTTAAGACAAGAAATACAACACGAAATCTTAAAAAAAATAAATGCACCTAATATTGAAATTAGTACAAATATACAAGGAGCAGGTTTACTAGAAGGTGGAAATGGATTATACGAAGACTTTAAACATGCAAGAGTAGTTGTAGGATTTAATTCAAATGCACTAACAGAAAGTGTATGTGAAGGCATACCTACTTTTAGTTTATGCCCAAGTTCAATGGCTTGGGAGTGTTCAAACCACGATTTAAAATATATAGAAACTCCTGTTATAGATTTAGATAGGACATACTGGTTGCGTAATTTAGGTTATTGTCAATGGAGTGAAGAAGAAATAGAAAGGGGCGATCCTTGGTATCATCTCAGATCATTGTATCCAGATAACTTGGCTCGATAAGTATTACTATGGAACAAGTTGTATTAGTTACAGGTGGTTTTGACCCCTTACACTCAGGACACATTGAGTACTTTAAAGAAGCAAAAAAACTTGGCACTAAACTAATTGTTGGTGTTAATTCGGACGATTGGCTTACACGTAAAAAAGGCAGACCATTTATGCCATTTACAGAACGTGTTGCACTTATAGAAGAAATGAAAGTAGTTGATAAAGTTATCGGCTTTGATGATAGCGATGACAGTGCATGTCATGCTATATTCCATACTATGAGTACACACGGATCTGGAACTAAAGTTATCTTTGCTAACGGCGGAGATAGGACTAATACTACTACACCTGAATACAAAACATATAGTAGCTATCCACATGTAGATTTTGTATTTGGAGTTGGCGGCGAACATAAAATGAATTCTAGTAGTTGGATACTAGAGGAATGGAAAGCCCCAAAGACAGAGCGTACATGGGGATATTACAGAGTGATACATGAATACGATAAACACACTAAAGTAAAAGAGTTAGCAGTACCGCCCGGCGGCAAACTGTCAATGCAACGCCACAAAGAACGTGCAGAGCATTGGTTTATTGCAGAAGGTACAGCAACAGTATATACAATAAACAATAAGACAGATATAGAAACATTAGGAGTATATCAACAGCATAAGTCATTACACATACCTGTAGGCACTTGGCATCAACTTGCTAATGAGCATGACACTGATTTAAAATTAGTAGAAATACAATATGGTACTAAATGCGTGGAGGAAGACATTGAACGAAGATCTTAAAGTATTTGTAGGATACGATAGTCGAGAAGATATTGCATATCAAGTATGTAAACACTCATTAGAACAAAATAACAAAAAGAAAAATATAAAAATTGAACCTATCGCGTTGAGTCAATTACAAGAAGATTTAATCTATACAAGAGATGTAGACCCGTTAGCAAGTACCGAGTTTACGTTCAGCAGATTCTTAGTTCCGTATCTTATGGAATATAAAGGCTGGGCAGTGTTTTGTGATTGTGATTTTTTATGGTTAGATGATATACAAAAATTATTTGATAAAATGGATCCACGGTATGCAGTTATGTGTGTACACCATGACTATAATCCTCATGGTAGAGTAAAAATGGACGGTAAACAACAAACTATTTACCCACGAAAAAATTGGAGTAGTTTAGTTTTATGGAACTGTGGACATCCAAGTAACCAACAAGTAACAAAAGAATTAGTTAATAATCCTGAAACAACAGGACAATACATGCATAGATTTAGTTGGCTCAAAGATGAAGAAATTGGACAACTATCACATGAATGGAACTGGTTAACTGATTGGTATAAAGAACCACAAGATGGCAAACCAAGAGCATTACATTATACAGAAGGTGGTCCTTGGTTTAAAGATTATGAAAGATGTGATTACGCAGTTGACTGGTTACTTGCAGAAAAAAGTTACATTAGTCACAAGCGTAAAGGTGAAAAGAAAGATAAAAAGCTCGGACCGTTTGAAGGGTTTAAACCAGAGTTAAATGAATATATTCAAAAAGCAATAAATTATAGTATCGATCCTAAAGGACTTTATTTAAAAAATAGTTCAATAGAGGATCTAAAGGAGTGTGTTAAGAAAATGGGAGATAAGGTAGCAGCAATTGATAGTAGTGGCCCTGGCGGCATCGACTATGCAACAAAAGGACATGAGTACGATCCGTTACTTGTAGATTTTATATCAGGCAGTGGTGGAATATTAAGTTCATGGGATAGAGAAAAGCCTACAAACAACACACTAGTTATTAGAGGTTTAGGCGGCGGAAGTCAAAAAGCATTACGTAATTGTAAAGAAAATGATAGAGAATTTTTTGCAATTGATACAGGATACTTTGGCAACGGCAAACTTAAAAAAATACACAGAGTCACAAGAAATAATTTACAAGAACTTGGGCCTATTAAAGTCCGTGATTTAGATCGTGCTAGAGCAATGGGTTACAAATATAGAAAGTTTAAAAAAGAAGGAACTAAAATTTTAATCTGTCCTCCAAGTATAAAAGTAATGAAGTTTTTTGATCAAGGTACTCCTGAAGAATGGGTAGAAAAAACTCTTAAACAAATTAAAGTTTTTACTAATAGACCAATTGAAATACGTATGAAGCCTACAAGAACAGACAGGGTAACAATTAATACTATTCAAGATGCATTAGAAGATGATGTATTTTGCTTAGTAACTTATAATAGCATTGCAGCATTAGAAGCATTAATGGTAGGTAAACCCGCAATAGCATTAGGTCCTAATGCGGCACAACAAATATGTGAAACAGAGTTAAGAAACATTGACACTCCTAAAATTCCTAGTAGGGAAGAAATGGATGCACTAATGGCATATCTTGCGTACTGTCAATTTACTCAACCTGAAATGCGTTCAGGCCATGCATGGAGAATTATAAATGAAAATAGTCAGTTACCTGAGTGGCATCCCGGTAAAGAATAATAATCTACAAAAACCTGCTATACTTAATAATTTTATACAAGGGTGTAATGTTGTAGGAGACCAGGGTATTCCGTATGTAGGATTTGACATGCAAGAATGTGATGTTGGAGTAATACAAGGATTTACACATGTTGACGGTAAGCATCTTCCTCATTTACAATTACGATCAAAAGTAATTCAACATCAAATAAGTCGTGGCAAACATACTGTTATTGCAGATAGTAATTTATTCTTATATGCAGATCCTGCCCAACAACATAACTATTTAAGATTTAGTTTTGATGGAGTCTTTCCTAATACAGGTTTTTACTTTGATAAAGATATTGATGCTGAGCGTTGGAAAAAGATATCTAAAAATTTAGGTATTCCTCTCAAAGACTATAGACAACAAGGCAATCATATCTTAATTTGTTTACAACGTAACGGTGGATGGAGTATGCGTGGTTTACCTGTAATGGATTGGTTAAGAAATACTATACAAGAGATTAGAAAATATAGTGACAGACCAATCATTGTTAGGGGACATCCTGGCGATAAAAAGAAAGAAATTTATCTAAAAATAAATGAGCCTAATGTACATGTAAGTGACTTTAGAAGACATATTACACAAGACTTAGATAATGCATGGGCAACTGTAACTTATAATTCTAGCCCAGGTGTTGCTAGTTTAATTGAAGGTATACCTGTGTTTATGACTGACCCAGATCCTAATTACAGTCAATATTCAGAAGTTGCTAATCATAATTTTAAAAGATTAGAAGATCCTAAAATGTATAATAGACAAGAATGGATTGAAAAGATATCAATGTGTCATTGGAATTTTCAAGAACTTCAAAGCGGAGAAGCTTGGAGTTTTATGCGTCAATACGTTTAGCCTTGCCAATATTGCTCAGCTCTACCTTGCATTAAATCTTTAGCACGGCTTTTGCCTTCTTCTTTACGTACACCTTTCATATGATCAAAGTAGTCACCTAAGATACTATTAATGAAAGGATGTCCTCCTCCACCAGTCTTTGCAGTTCTTACATAAATGCTTTCAGAATAGTCATGTTCTGCATTAAACTCTTTATATTTCTTAAGTACTTCTCCAAATACATAACTATCATGCCATTCGTCTAAAGTAAACATTCCGTTATCAGCATCTTCGTACATACGTTCAAACTCTTTTAAGAATTCATATGCAACAGGATGATTTAGATTGAATCCGTAAAACCCGCACTCTGGCCAAGTCTGTGATCCTTTACCTCTACCAACGTAAGTAATATATTTGTTGTCTGGTAATAGTTCTTTAAACTTATCATAGGTAACAATACTGTGAACAAAAATATCAGCGTCCATCCATACTACCCAATCACTACCATTTTGCTTTGCACGTTCTACACCGTCAAATACAGCATAAGTTTTATTAGCAAATCTAATAGCGTCCCATTTAAACTTCTTATGATGATCTCTTGGACGTCTTTCAGGAAACGGACAAATACCATTTGCTTTAGGTACGTCTTTCCAACGATCCTTAAATGCATTTAATTTTGGTAATACTTCTTTTGAATTTAATATTGTAATTTGTTCTGAATTAGGATTTACAGGTTCGCAGTCTTCTGCATATACAATTAATTTTACGTTGTCATCTATTTCTTTTGCAAAACTATCTAAAAATCTCTGTCCGTATAAATCTAATCCCGGCTTATGGAATGTGGTAACCACAGTTATTGGTTTCATATTGTTTCCTTTGTAAATATACTACTAGGAGTATTTAACAGATGATATTCAGTTTATGGACACATTATGGCGCACTTAATAGCAAACCAGTTTTTGAAGCTTTTGCAAATAGTCTTCTTAATAATGGGCATAGTGTTCTTTATAACAATGACACTGCCGATGTTAATGTTATTTGGAGCGTGTTGTTTAACGGAAGAATGGCTGGAAACAAAGCAGTCTGGGAACAACATAAACCAACAATAGTATTAGAAGTTGGCGGCATACAACGAGGAACAACATGGAAGGTGGGACTAAATGGTATCAACCGTGATGGGGATTATTTTTCTACTGGCAATAATAACGATCGTGCTAGGCTTTTGGGATTAGAATTAAAACCTTGGCGCACTGATGGTGAGTATATTTTAATAGCAGGACAACATGATAAAAGTTTACAATGGCAAAATATGCCTAGTATGAGTAATTGGTTTTTAGATACATATGATACTATACGACAACATACTGATCGTCCTATTATCTTTAGACCGCATCCACGTTGCAGATTAGAACATATTGAACGTGGGTTACGCAATGTAATTAGGCACGAGCCGCAACATATTAATGGTACTTACGATGATTTTGATATGGTGTTTGATAACGTGCATTGTACTATTAGTTACAGTAGCAATCCTGGGATTCATTCTATCATCAACGGTGTTCCTGCTTTTGTTGGTCCTAGCAGTCTTGCTTATCCTGTAGCAAATGACATAAATCACTTAGAGGATATTGAAGAACTACACACAGGTGCTAGGCAACAATGGCTAAATGATTATGCATGGACTGAATTTACTGTGGAAGAAATTTCACAGGGACTACCACTTTCTCTCTTGACTTCTGCGTTAATTTAAAGTATAATGTACACATGCTTACTAACACTCATACTATAGAAGATTGCCTTGAAGTAGCTTGTGGACTTACAACAAGTCCTGCTATTAAACTACAACAAGACGATACACATATTATTTCATCACTTGCTAGGCAAGTATTTAAAGGCACAGGCTTAACAGATAAACAGTTAGATCTTAGTGTTGAAAAACTTAAAACATATGCAGATCAATTATTTGAATTAGGATATGATTTAAATCAAGCACAGTCTAATTTACGTATTCCTTTACGTAAGATTGATAGATCTAAATGGATTAAACTTTTGCAAAAAGAAGACCTTTTGTATATTGGTATTAGATTTACTTTTAACAAAAAGTATCTAAAATACATCGAGCCATTAAATCAAAAAATAAAAAATAAACACTATGACAGAGCAAGAAAAACACATTACTTTCCTTACAGCGAAAGAAACTTATTTGATGTAATGTCATGTTTTGAAAAAAGCAACTTTGAAGTAGAAGAACAATTATTAACAGTTTACAAGGAAATTTTAAACATGAGCGAAAACAGTAAAGACTATGTCCCTGGTGTATACGGATTTAGTTTAAAAAATTTAAATGACAATGCAATAGATTATATGATAAGCTCTGTAGGTCAGCCGTCAGCTAAAACATTACACATTTATAAAGATAGAGATCACTTGTTTGGATTAGATCATTTTGATTCAGACGACTTAGAAGAAGCACTGAATAATTTATTACCACTAACACGTAAAGTAATTTTAAGAGAAACAAATCAAATTTTAATTGATAGTAAAGAATATAATTTTGAAGAAGTAGCATCAACACTTGTTGAGTTGCAAAGATTCCCGTTATTAATTATATTGCCAAAAGAAGATCCATTATATCATTTAGAATATGCACACGAATGTTTTAGCAAAGTAATATCAGATGAAAGTACGTCTGTGTTATTTAGATTAGAAAATAAAGGTGAAGGTTTAGACTTTAATCAATACATAAAAGATAATAATTTAAACAAACCTCTTGACAATACAACAAAAATAGTGTATATTAGTAACAATAAACTACCTAAAACTTTGTTTAAAGTAGACTGGCAACCTGTCGCTACTTTACAATTAGATAGTGAAAGACTAGGAACTTATATTAGTACATATGTTGATGCCCATGATTTGGTAATACATTATGACACTGATGTAACTCCTTTTAACCGGAAGGTGCAAAAAATTTGAACAGTTGTAGGTTAATAATTCAGGATGAAGTAAACATTAAACTAGAAGGACTAGAGGTTGACGTACGACGAAAAATTGCTAATGCATTAAAGTTTGAAGTTCCGTATGCACGTTATATGCCACAATATAAACTAGGACGTTGGGATGGCAAAGTTGCTTTCTTTGGTATTGGTGGCACTGGTTATGTTAATCATCTTGATACTGTTGTTGACATTCTACAAAAAAATAATATTGAAATAACTGATATTGTAGATCATAGACAACATGTGGATTTACAATTTAACTCAGTTACAGAACGCTACTGGGCTGATCAAGGAGTACGTTGGCCTAAAGGTCATCCAGCAGAAGGCGAAGAGATTATTCTGCGTGACTATCAAGTAGAATCAATTAATAACTTTCTTAAGCACCCACAGAGCTTACAAGAAATTGCAACAGGCGCAGGTAAAACAATTACTACTGCAACACTTTCCCATATAACAGAAACATATGGGCGTAGTTTAATTGTTGTGCCTAACAAATCATTAGTTACACAAACAGAAGAAGATTATATAAATTGTGGTCTTGATGTAGGTGTATACTTTGGCGACAGAAAAGAGCTAGGTAAGACTCATACTATATGCACTTGGCAAAGTTTGAATATACTTGACAAGAAGCATAAGGATGGCTCAGCAGTATTATCACTAGCAGAGTTTCTAGATGGTGTAAGCACAATTATTGTTGACGAAGTACACCAAGCTAAAGCAGAAGTACTTAAAAACTTACTAACACGTAATTTAAAAAATGCTCCAATACGTTGGGGACTAACTGGTACTATACCAAAAGAAAGTTTTGAATTTGAAAGTATTCATGCAAGTCTAGGCCCAGTAATTGGAAACATTACTGCAAAAGAATTACAAGACAAAGGTGTACTATCACAATGTCATGTTAATATTTGTCAACTAATAGATACAGTTGAACATAGAAACTATCAAGAAGAATTAAAGTATCTTGTTACGGATAAAAAAAGAATTGAGTATATAGGAAAACTTTTAAACAATGTAAAACAAACAGGCAATACATTAATACTAGTAGACAGAATATCTGCAGGTGAGTTATTAGCAGAGCTTATACCTGGATCAACATTTGTTAAAGGAGATGTAAAACTAAAAGATAGAAAAGAAGCATATGATGAAATCAACGAAGGGACTAACCATGTAGTAATTGCTACATACGGAGTCGCGGCTGTTGGTATTAATATACCGCGTATTTTTAATCTTGTTCTCATTGAGCCTGGGAAAAGTTTTGTCCGGGTAATACAAAGTATAGGCAGAGGCGTAAGAAAGGCAAAAGACAAAGACTTCGTTCAAATTTGGGACTTAACATCAACGTGTAAGTTTGCGAAGCGACATCTAACTCAACGTAAAAAGTTTTACAAAGAGGCAGAGTATCCATTTACAATAGAAAAAATAAATTGGAATTAATATGAGGATATTAACGTTAGAAAATAAATGCTTTTCTTTAAATAATCTTCCAGAAGAAATAACTGAAGATGTTAGATTTAGTGTACTAGATAATTCGGATGCAAATGATCCAGACTTCTTTTTTATGCCTTTAATTTTTGTAGAGAGCTTTAACAGTCCTGCAATGGTTATGGAGATTAAAGGACAAGAGATAACAATGCCTATTGATTGGAGTATAGCAATAGGAGATCAATGGAGTGGCGGCGACTGTGAAGTGTTACCACTTACAAGTATAAATGATAGAGGCTTTGAAGCTTTATTGTTTAATCCACTGTCCAGCTATAAGTTGGATTTTGCGGATATTAAGATAACTAATTTTTATAATGATGTTAAATGGTATTTCCCTAAAATGAAACCAGGACATCTTTTGTCTGTGCCTATCACCGAAGGTAATAAACCCGAGTGTGCATTTTTTGTTAAAGATATAAGCAGACAAAGCGAACTAATTGACTATTCTAAACTGTTATAACAAGGAGTAAACAATGACATTAAAAGCAGGAAAGATTTGGGGTCAGACGGAACTGATCCATGCAAACGGAGTATTAGAATTTCACCGTATTGAATATAAAGGTGGGTTCAAATGTTCAGAACACGAGCATAAATTTAAATGGAACGGATTCTTTGTTGAATCAGGAAAGATGCTTGTTCGAGTTTGGCAAGATGACCAAGAAGGTCTTGTTGACGAAACAATTTTATTACCGGGTGACTTTATGCAAGTTAAGCCTGGAAAGGTACATCAGTTTGAAGGTTTAGAAGACGGTGTAGCATTTGAACTATACTGGGCTGAATTTAACCATGACGATATTGTTAGACGTACAGTAGGTACTTCGGTAAAATAAATGCTAACATCAGGATGGTATTTAAAACAACTTCAAGCATTACATAACGATCCAAAAAGGCCACAAGGCTTTGGAGGCAAGGTAAAAAAGTTAGGTGTATTAGAAAGTTGTATGCTAGACTGGTCAGTTACTGAAGCCTTAGACTACGGTTGTGGTAAAGGACTTATGCTACAGCATTTACAACAAAAGTATCCTAGCATACAATTTACAGGATATGATCCTGCTGTAGAAAAATACGAGACTATGCCTGTAAGAAACTTTCAAATGTTATACAGTGTTGATGTATTAGAACATATAGAACCAGAGTACTTAGACGGTGTTCTTGATAACATGAATCATTTATCAAACGAATATCTTTGGCTACGTATTGATACATTGCCTGCACGTAAAAGTTTACCAGACGGACGGAATGCACACTTAATATTAGAAACTCCAGACTGGTGGATTGATAAGTTAAATATTTTTAATGGAGATATAATTTATCAAAATTATAAGAAAGGAAAATTTGATGTTGCAATCAGAAAAACTAATTCCAGGTGAAGCACTGATATACGAAAGAGCTAACGGTGTTGTATATGCACGATATAGAGATGCTCCACATAATAAAATACCAAGATGGGTAATAGGTGGTGATCCGGGTGCTGTTGCAAGAGCACAAGGCAAACTATTAGACTACTCTGAATGGCAAGATCTATGTGACCTAACAGAACAAAACACTACATTAAAAAAAATAATGAATAAATTAATAACAACTTATTATATAATGAAGGAAGAAAAATGAGGATTATCGCAGGACCGTGTCAACACGAAACACTAGAAAAAAGTTTAGAAATTGCTATGGAGTGTCAAGGAGTTTGTGACAAATACGGCATCGACTATTATTTTAAAGCATCATACGACAAAGCTAATAGGTCTAATCTAAAAGGAATTAGAGGACAAGGCTTAGCAACTACAATGGAAGCATTTGCTGAATTAAAAGAACGCATTCCTGGCTTAAAAATTATTACTGATGTTCACAACCAAAATGAAATATTAAAGATAGGTGCATACTATAATGACATTGTTGATGCACTTCAAATACCTGCATTTTTGTGTAGACAAACTGACTTAGTACAAGCGGCTTGTAAAACAAATAAAATTGTCAATATTAAAAAAGGCCAGTTTCTAGCACCGTGGGATGTAGAAAACATATTGTCAAAAACAGAAGGTGCTAAAGAAGTATGGATAACTGAGAGAGGAACAAGTTTTGGATATAATACACTTGTTGTTGACTTTACCGGCCTGGACTACATGCTTAATAATATTAATGCTCCTGTGGTGCTTGATGCCACACACGCAGTTCAGAAACCAGGCGGCAATGGAAGTAGTAGCGGCGGCAACCGCGATTACGTTCCTGGCTTATGTCGTGCAGGTAGTGCTTTGGGTATTACAAATTTCTTTTTAGAAGTACACCACGACCCAGACAATGCTCCAAGTGATGGACCTAATGCATTACACTTAACAGACTTTAAAAAAGTAGTAAAGGAAATACATGAATACAGCTATACTAATACCCGCTAGATACGGTAGCACACGCTTCGATGGAAAGCCACTATGTATGTTAGATGGTGTTCCTATGATAAAACGTGTGTATGACGCTTGTACTGCGTCTAAGATACCAACATACATACTTACTGATGATATGCGTATCTTTAATATGTTTGGTGCAGACAAGTGTTGGATAGAAGAAGAACATGTTGCACCATATGCTAATGGTACTGAACGATGCTCTGGTGCTATTACAAAGTGGCATGAACTAAAACAATACAACCAATTTGTTAATGTACAAGGTGATATGCCAGATGTTACACTGCAAATGATTGAACGTTGTGTAGAATGGTTACAGTATTATCCTATTAGCACAGTGTACACACAAATGCCTAAAGAAATGCAGAACGATCCTAACAGTGTAAAAATGGTTAGAGCGGGCGATCAAGCATTATGGTTTGGTAGAGGTTTGACTGGATATGGCGAATGGCATTTGGGAATATACGGTTATAAAAGAAATGCATTAGAATTATATAATAGTCTTGAAATTACTATTGAAGAAGAAACGGAAAAATTAGAACAACTAAGATGGTTAAAAAGTGGTTGGAATTTAGGCTGTTCGAGTGTATACTTTAAAGGTACTGAGATAAATTCACCAGAGGATGTAGATATATGGCACAACCAAAACTCCCATTAAAAGACATACTTGCAGCCATTGATATGGGTGCAAAAGATGTATGGAATGAAATCACTGAAGAAGAACGTAAGCAGATCAGCTTTTGGTTACTAAACAGATATGTAAGTAGTGTACAAGGTAATAGAGAAAAACAAGAATTAGCAGTATTCAAAACAAACGAATACTACAATAAAAATTATATGAATGTTAGTAAACATCAAACTTTGTTATGGCAGTTACTTTGCATCTCAGGTAATACTGGTAAGATTGAATTCCATAAATGGATTGGACACAAAAAGAAAAACGGAGATATTGCAGACAAAGGTGCAAAACTACTAACAAGTTTATTTCCTAATATGAAACAAGAAGAGGCAGATATACTTGCTAGAATATCTACAAAAAAAGAACTCAAACAATTGGCTGAAGAACATGGAGTTGAAAATTTCAAAATCTGATAAACCATATATGTGTGAATACTGCGGAGCCTCTTTTACTAGAGAAAAAACTTTGGCAGTTCATATGTGTGAGCCAAAACGTAGAAAATTACAAAAGAATGAGAAACGTGTACAACTAGGTATGTATGCATTCAATCAGTTCTATAAACTTAGTGCAGGTGCAAAGAAAAACAAAACATACGAAGAGTTTTGTAAGAGTCCATACTACAACGCATTTGTAAAGTTTGGAAGTTTTGTATCAAATGTAAAACCTTTATACCCAGAGAAGTATATTGATTATGTTGTTACTTCAAGAGTTAAACTTGATCATTGGTGCAGAGACGAGATGTACGAGAAGTATGCAACGGAGTTAATTTTAAAAGAGGGTGTTGAAACGGCATTAGAGCGTAGTGTACAAACTATGTTAGAATGGGCTAGTGATAACGAGCCAGCACCATGGAATCATTATTTTAAATATGTAAGTTTAAATAGAGCAGTATGGCATATTAAAGATGGAAAGATATCACCCTGGCTTGTACTTAATTGTAAAAGCGGTAAAGAAATGTTAAGTAAATTTAATAACGAACAATTAGAAATGATATATCATATTGTGAATCCTGAACATTGGGCATTACGTTTTAAACGACAACATCGTGATATAGAACTTGTAAAAGAAATTGTTAAAGAGAGTAATTTATAATGCCTGATATTGATATTGATTTTGCAGATAGAGAAGCTATACTAAGTAAACTTACACACAGAGTTGCAAAACTTGATACAGGTAAGAAACATAATACTGGTGTATATGTAAACGAAATTCCACACAATCCTGTAGATAAACTATCTACACTTGACTACAAGATAGCAGAAGAACGCGGATATTTTAAACTAGATTTTTTAAATGTGTCTATATACAGAGATGTAAAAGATGAGGCACATCTACAAACTCTATTAGAAAGGAAACCAATATGGCAACTACTGGAGCACAAAGACTTCGTCGACAAAGTATTTCATCTATCAGGGCACGACACACTCTTAAAACAATTGAAGCCTACTTCGGTCGAGCAATTGGCTGCAACATTAGCAGTGATACGTCCGGCCAAGAGATATCTAGCAAACAAAGGTTGGAGCGAGATATTAAATTGGGTATGGGTAAAACCAACAAACGGTGAATACTACTTTAAGAAAGCACACGCTGTATCATATGCCATGGCGTGTGTAGTACATATGAACTTATTGTGTGAACAATTACAAGAATAATTTATTTCTTTTTTTCTCGGCGGACTAGCTGAATACTTTTTCTTTTTACTCTTTTAACCGACAAATTACTTAGACTTACAGTTGGACCAATACTTACTTTTACGTCTTTACTGTTCATAGTCATTTGACTATACTTAAAAATATTCATCTCTGAAGGTAAAAAGATATTAATGGGTATCATTCTATTTGACTCCCACCACCATACTGCACCTAGCTCTAGAAAGGCCTGTTGTTCTTTTTCGGAATGTAATCGTGTGTAAACGTACATTGAAGTTACGTTTTGGTCTTGATTAGAGATTATACCGACGTATTCGTTGCCGCCGTAGCTTACAACACTTAAAAATGGAAAGTTTGTTTCGATGTCTTTTGTTAGCATGTGTTCCCGATAAATATACTTATGCAATACGTACCTAGATATTTATTAAATAATAGAACTTCCATTATCGCAAATGATAGCGGATTTATAACGGAGTATAGACCAGTGTATCAAAATCAATTACAAATATATAAAGGCATAGACAATGTCTTACAATTTAGATTATTAAATGCAGATCAGAAACCAATAGACACCTCAGACTACACACCAAAGTTTCAAGCATTTGATGAAAACAAAAAATTAATTATATCACATGACGGAGTGAACTTAGACGACGGTAGTAGTCAAAGCAGAGGATTGTTTACTGTAACTGTTACAGAAAGTGATTTGTTAAATGTTTTAGATCAATACCTAAGTTATAGTATACACTTAGTTGATGCTAATGGTAAGAAAAAAGTTTCATATACTGATACACACTTTAATAATAGTGGAACAATAAACATTAGTAGTAGTGCATTTCCTGGTCCAAATCCTACTTACAGTGTTACATCGTTTACACAAGTTACTGAAAACACACCGTATTGGGTTACTGAAAGTTTGGACGCAGAGCCAGGAATAAATGGTAACGAAGCACTACACACAATAACAGTATACACTGATAACTATATTGGTGATGTAATTGTACAAGGTACTTTGGATAATCAAATAGCAGATAATACTAATTGGGCTGATATTACATCTTTATCGTTTACAGGATCAGAAACTGAACCAGTACCTGCTAACTTTAACGGAGTATTTACAAACTTACGATTTAAAGCCTCAGTAGATCCTGCATCAAAAATAAGTAAAATACTTGTTCGAAACTGATTGACATACACTAATACTGATGCTATAATAATAGTATGAGTGTAGTCAATGATATAGTTCTGACATATTTGCCGCCTAAGCGTAAGACAACGCCTAGTGGGTGGACTTCATTCAATGCACCCTGTTGCCATCATAACGGCGAATCCGCTGATACTAGACAACGTGGAGGACTTATAAGCAATCCCGATGGCGGTCTAAGTTTCCATTGTTTTAATTGCGGGTTTAAATGCAGCTGGCAACCGGGTCGCAACCTAAGTCATAAAATGCGTAAGTTCTTACAATGGAATAGTGCTCCTGACGATGTCATCAACAAACTTGCACTACAAGTTATGCAAGAAAATGAAGGCATAGCAATTAAAAATAAGATTGCAGAGTTACCAACATTTCATACAACACCAATGCCTCAAAGTGCTAAGCCTATACCAGAATGGGCAGACTACTGTGCTTTAGAACCAGGTGGAGTTGACAAGAACTTATTAGCAGTAATTGACTATATGAAAGAACGTAGTTTGTATATAGACGACTTTACGTTTTACTGGACACCTGAACTAGGTTACAGAGATAGACTAATTATTCCGTTTATGTTTGAAGGTAGGATAGTAGGTTGGACTGCTAGGAAAATTAAAAATGGCAATCCAAAGTACCTTAGTGAACAACAGCCCGGTTATGTGTTTAACTTAGACGAACAGCGACAACAAAAGATATTTGTTATTGTATGCGAAGGTCCAATTGATGCTATACATGTAGAAGGTGTAGCGTTACTTGGTAGCGAACTAAAAGATCAACAAGCAATGCTAATAAACAGACTAGGCAAAGATGTTATTGTTGTTCCTGATAGAGATGATGCAGGTAGTAAACTTGTAGAAGAAGCAATACAACAAGGATGGCAAGTTAGTATGCCAAATTGGGATCAAGATGTCAACGACATAGGTGATGCTGTTAATAAGTATGGTAAACTATTTACTTTATACAACATTGTAGGTTGTGCAGAAAATAGTGCATTAAAAATAAGACTGAGAGCAAAAAGATGGTTTGGTTAAAAAAGATATGGAACTTTGTTACGTGGCCTTATAGGTACATACGTGACGAAATTAAGTATAGAAAAAAACTTAAAGAACTAAAGGAAAAGGATCCGTTTATATACAAGTGACATGGTAGAAAGGATATTAACAATGAAGAACGAATTTCAAGTAGGAATATTTGAAGTACTCAAAAAATTACTAAAAGGCAATAGTGCTTTCTTAGCAGTTATATATACGCTAGGACATATTATTATTGCTCTTAATGTAGTATATTGGATAACTGGAGCCAGCCTGTTTGAAGCAGGATTAGTTGCTCTTCTTGAACCTGCTATTAATGGAGTTTGGTTTTATATTTTACATAGTTTGTGGAGAAAGTCTAACGCATGAAGACTGTTTGGGGTATAAGTGCAAATAGCCACGATGCCGGCTTAGCAGTTTTAAAGCACGGATTTAAAGGACTAACAGATAAACCTAATCTTACTTTATTGTTTGCAAGTCACAGTGAAAGATTTTCTAAGATAAAGAACGACCCACATCTAAGTCAAGATATGGTAGACTATGCACTAGAAAAATTTGGATACCCTAGAGAAATTGTTTGGTATGAAAAACCTTTTAAGAAAACACTACGTCAATACTTTGCAGGTCAAGGTTGGAATAGTAACGAAAACAATATTAAAGAATACTTAAATAGGTATGGTATTGATGCTCCAATATCTTATGTAGACCATCATAGGTCTCATGCCGCTGGCGGGTTTTATACAAGTCCATACAGAGATGCTACTGTAGTAGTTATTGATGCTATTGGTGAGTTTGCCACAACTACAATTTGGCAAGCCGAAGGTACTAGTTTAACAAAACGTTTTACAAAAAGATTCCCTCATAGCCTAGGTTTGTTTTACAGTGCTATGACTCAAAGGGTAGGACTTACACCAAACGAAGACGAATATATTCTTATGGGTATGGCCGCATATGGTAACCCTAATAGATTATATTATGAGATGCACAACGATTTTTTTAAAGACAAGTCTAAAGTATTTGCACTAACACAAAATTTACACAGAGGGTGCAAGGGGTGGAGACCGGACCTCACAACAGAACAAGACATGTATGACATTGCAGCCGCGACCCAGAAGATATACGAAATGTATTTTGCTGAAATATTAATCAAGGCCAAGTATACGTTACCTAGTAACAATCTTGTGATCAGTGGTGGGTGTGCATTAAATTGTAGTGCCAACGCCAAGGCTCTGTATCATTATGACAATATATGGATTATGCCCAACCCAGGTGATGCTGGTTCGGCACTAGGGTCAGTACTTGCAAAACATAATATGCATATAAAATGGAATGGGCCATACTTAGGGTATAACATTCCAGGACCATACCCTGTGAAAGAAATTATTGATGAACTGTTAAAAACGGGCATATGTGGAGTAGCAAATGGACCAGCTGAGTATGGGCCTAGAGCATTAGGCAATAGAAGTTTATTGGCTGATCCAAGACGTGCTGATATCAAAGACAAGGTAAATGAAATCAAACGTAGACAGCGTTTTAGACCTTTTGCACCAGCAGTGCTATCAGAGTATACCCAGGACCTGTTTAGTGCTTATACGGGCCCTTATATGCAGTTTACGGCACCATGTACACAAGCAGATAAGTATCCTGCTATTGTGCATGTAGATGGTACTAGTAGGGTTCAAACTGTGGGTGTAAATGATAATCCAGGATTTCGATTGTTGCTAGAAGAATGGCATAAACAAACAGGGTGTCCAATGTTGTTAAATACTTCGCTCAATATCAAAGGACAACCCATAGTAAATAACTTGACAGACGCTGAAAAATTTGCTACAATGTATAATGTAAAGGTATATTAAATAATGACAACAAGACAGAACACAGACTACGGATATGATATACAGAAGGTATATCTTGAAATGATGATGACAGATGCTGAGAGCTTTGTTAGATGTCAGGCTGTGTTTGATCCAGAAGCTTTTGATAGACGTTTGCATTCAACTGCAAAGTTCTTAAATGATTATGTAGTTGAACACAATGCATTGCCTACGTTTGATATAATAAATGCGGCATGTCCTAGTGTTAAATTAGAGCATCCAGGTGACCTAGCAGAGAATCATTATGATTGGCTACTGCAAGACTTTGAAACATTTTCAAAACACAAAGCATTAGAAAAAGCAATTCTCACAAGTGCTGACTTACTTGAAAAAGGCGAGTATGGTGCATGTGAAGATCTAGTCAAGAAAGCAGTACAGATTGGTCTACAAAAAGACTTGGGTACAGATTACTTTGCTGATCCAAGACAGCGACTAGAAAGCATCAAAGACAAGAACGGACAGATATCTACAGGGTGGCCGGTGTTGGATAGAAAATTATTTGGTGGGTTCAACAGAGGCGAGCTTAATATCTTTGCAGGTGGCTCAGGCAGTGGTAAGAGTTTGTTCTTGGCCAACTTGGGTGTTAACTTTGCACTAACAGGGTTGAACGTTGTGTACTTGACGTTTGAACTTTCAGAAGCACTTGTTAGTATGCGTGTTGACTCAATGACTACAGATATTCCAAGCAGAGACATTTTTAAAAGCATCGATGATGTTGAAATGAAAGTTAAAATGATTGGCAAGAAGAGTGGTGCATTCCAAGTCAAGTATATGCCCACAGGCAAGAACGCAAATGACATTAGAAGTTATTTGAAAGAGTATGAAATCAAAACAGGCAAGAAGATAGATGTGTTACTGGTAGACTATCTAGATCTAATGCATCCAATTGCAACTAAGATATCAGCTGAGAACTTGTTTGTCAAAGACAAGTATGTGTCAGAAGAACTGCGTAACCTAGCCATGGAGCTCAACACAATCTTTGTAACAGCGGCACAGTTGAATAGAAGCTCAGTAGAAGAAATTGAATTTGATCACTCGCACATATCGGGTGGTATAAGTAAGATCAATACAGCAGACAACTTGATTGGTATCTTTACTAGTAGAGCTATGCGTGAGCGTGGTAGATATCAAATACAGTTGATGAAGACTAGAAGTAGTTCAGGTGTAGGACAAAAGATTGATCTAGAGTTTGATGTAGACAGCCTACGTATTAGAGATCTAGCTGAAGATGATGACGACACCAACAGTTATGGAACACGTACAAACAAAGTGTTTGATCAAATCAAACGTGGCAGCAGCACACCAGACCCGCAAGACAGTGTACATGATGATCCCAGCACAGGTGATACTGTGGGCAAGATTAGAGCAGAAACTGATTCAACCAAGTTGAAAAACTTTATCAATAATCTAGGAAGTGACTAAACCACTTTTTATTCGTTGACAACAAACACAGTCATAAATATTTCTAACACAACGGGAAAGGCCATGTATGTTAAGATCAATACAAACATTCGAACAACATCTAATTGAAGATGATCCTGTACGGCCACATATACCATACCAAGACAGAGTAGCACCCGGACGAAGCGTAGTAGTACTAGAACAATCAGGCACGCCTGCAGCAGTTCTATGTCTTGCTCTTTGTTCGCAAGTTCCTACCACAGAACAAGAACTCTATGACTATGCAGACACTAGAGGTGATGTACTGGTTGCATACACAGTGTGGAGTTATGTGCGAGGAGCAGGCAGAGAAATCATCAATCTAGCACGTGAAGCAGCAAGAGACGAACACTGTGCTAGGTTGGTTACACTATCACCACTTACTGAAATGGCAGAGCGTTTTCATATTCGCAATGGTGCTAGGTTTGTGGCCAAGTATGAACACTGTCAAAACTTTGAGTATGACATATGAGAAAGCTTCTAGGATCATGCGAGTACAAGTGGACTCACGCTGAGACCAAAATGGAACACATGTGGGTCATGCGAGAACTAGGACAGGACCTATACAAGCAGTGCATAGCAGAGGGTTTTGAAATAGAACTAGAAAGAGCAGAGTCACCTACTCTGCCCGGGGACACCTACTGTAAAACACAAATATGGGTAACTGTACCCAATACCTATCAAGGCACACTGTTTGCACTCACTGTGGACACTGTTTAACAGCGTCTGTGATCACTGAATAGTTGTTGTACACTGCTACACCAGTTATCCATGTGGCGGTGTTGATTTCTTGAACAGTTATGTCTACTTGGCCATCTAGATTTTGATCCAGTTGTAACCAACCCACGAGACTCTTCAGCAACAACATTTCTTCTAGACTGGGTTTAGGACTCAACAGAGGATTTAGTTCTACTACACAAGGATATGATGTGCCTTCCATTGTGGTGTACACATCAAGTGCATTCATCAGCACAAACAAACTTAGATGCTTTAGACTCAAAGGTTCGTTGATCTTAAGTCCATAAAAAGGATTGTCGCGAATCGCGTGAGCTTGTATCATCTGACTATCACGTGCCATTAGATCGTAATCAAACACTCGTTCAAGTGCATACTGTGGATTAAGTTGTGCTAGTTCTAGTCTAACATCAACAGGTGGTATGTATGGTATGTATGGTGAAGGCACTTTAAGTGGTTGATCAAGTTCTAGCGTAAGTGGATCTGTTTCAAGAGTGTCTGCAAGTACTATACTAGCACACACGAACCAACACACCATTAACAGTCTCATGCAAGTATTTAGCGGCGAAGCCGTCAGCGGCCCGCAACAGAAGCCGCGAAGCGGTAAGCAATAGTGCGTAGCACTAGCGGTTTAAGCAAAAATTTAAGTCTCGCACACAACTATACATATCACCGCATACAAGTTCAGTTCTTGTTGACCCATAACGACACACCAGTTGCAATGCTATGCATTAGTCCTTAAACAATGATTAGCAAAAAGATGGTTCTCTTGTTAGGTTGTTGAGTCTACAATAAGTGTATACAGTGGTGAGTTGCTGAGTGCTAGTAGTGCATACTCTCTATCCCTCTCTGACTCAAACACTAGCACATCGCATGAAGGTTGTGTAGTGTTTATATTGCGTAACAACAACAATGATCCTGCACAATGAGTGTGTATGTCTTGTATCTGTTCACTTTCTCGCTTGTAAACAAATCGTAATGGATAGCTCATACTATTACTTACGTTCAAATAAATATGTGTATGAGTAAACTGGCACATGTTAAAAAATATATAGGTGTATACCTAACTCTATTGATTTTGCCTTTTATGTTTGGATGGGGCGTTGATGAAGATCATCCAATATGGGTATGGTGGATAGCATTTGGTCTTATTGTATTGAAAACTCCTCCTTATAGCGTTAGTGATCGTTTTTGGGGAGCCTACACAAGATTATTAGAATGGATATTGGGACCACTACTCGCTAGTATAAAGAAGTGGCCTTGGTGGGCTAGAAGCATATTTGCTGTAGTTGTGTTCTACTGTACTGAAACGTATATACTCGCGCCATTAGGTTATACTATGTTGCCATGGAGAATGGACTTCGGTTAGAGCTAAAGCTCTACACACTCGCTAGTCGCTTGTGTGTGCCGCTTACGCGAAATGGGTTCTAGGACCAAAAAAAATAGATTACAAAAAATTTAGGTGAAGTACTTACAGATCCGTGGTGGTGATTTTGCCTCTATGGAGTTT